GCAACGGCTACGGCGACGGCTACGGCTACGGCGACGGCTACGGCAAGAAACTGTTTGAAATCTTAAATTTTAAGGAGGACAAAAATGAGTAACAGAAATGTATGTGTAGTATGTGAGTATGGATGGATTATCTGCGGAATTATCACGGAACGATACGACGATGTGCTTGAAATGACCAACGCAAGCGTGGTGCGTAAGTGGTCGAACGGTAGAGGCATCGGAGCCATCTCAAAAGCAAAAAACAAAGACGAATACACACTTGACGAGATCGGGGATGTCAGTATCCGGCAGGATAAGGTGCTGTTTGAAATTCCATGTGAGTGGTAGGAGGAAACAGAAGTTTGAAACATAGTCGTGGCGGATAGCCAATAAAGCAGAACACAACAAATAAACCGTCAAGAGACAGCTGAAAATTGAAAACTGAATATATGGATTAAGGCTACGCTGCTTCCGGATCGTCCTTTATCACATATCCGCGCTGACGAAGTAAATTTAACGCCTGAGAAGTTGATAAAACTTTGGATTCCTTCACAGGACGATCCTGTAAATATCCATCGGGCGAATAGGGTTCCAGCTTGCTTAAGACATTCCAGATAGCGGTCAGGAGCATCTTGCAAACAGCGATAATGGCTTTTTTGTGGCCACGGCGAGTCTTAATCCTACGGTAACGCTCTTTGAATTCCGGGTGTTCCTTGGATTTCAGGAGAGCGTTTGCGACCTGAACGAGAAGCGGTTTCAGGTAAGAACCTGCGCGTGCGATCCTGGTTGATTTTGTGTTTTTTGCGCTCCGGTCATTGCGGGGGCAGCATCCGGCCCACGAAACAAGGTGTTTGGCAGTGGGAAAAACGGACATGTCGCCGCCGATTTCGGAGAGGATCAAAACAGCGGTCATAGGGTTTTTGTTCAGCCCAGGAATCGTGCGAAGGAGATCAAGGATGGCGGAAAACGGTTCAACCACCCGCAGGATTTCAGCCTCGATTTCCGCTTTGTGCGATTCAAGCTCGTCGATGTGAGTCAGGCAATGACGAAGTTTGACAGCCTGTTCCGGCGAGATTGCGCCATCGACCGCCGCTTGTATCTCTTCAATGGGAGTTTTGCATCGCTTATCCACAAACGGAGTAACATCGAAGGATTCTCCGGGATGGGCGAGAATGTATTCGGTAATGGAGCGGGAAGACTTCCCAAACACATCGCTGAATACATCATCCAGTTTGAGATTGGATACGGTGAGGCAGTTTTGGGCACGATTCTTTTCTCCGGTGATCATGTTGGTAAGCTTAAAACGATAGCGCATCAGATCACGGAGATGGCGGATTTCCGGTGGCGGAATAAAACTGGGTTTAACCATATCGCACATATACAGGTCGCAGATCCATCTGGCATCCTTGCGGTCAGTCTTGTTACCTTTTTGCGGCTTTGTGTATTTGGGGTGCGCAAGCGTTACCCAGCAAGACTGCTCAAGGACATTAAAAACAGGGATCCAGTACTTGCCTGTGGACTCCATACAAACGTCATGACAGGAGTATTTGGCGAGCCAGTCAGACAGCTCCCGCAAGCCTTTTGAAAAGGATGAGAAGCGGGCTTCCTTATACTCAGTGCGGCCGTTTGGATCAGTGATTCCGATACAGGCATAGATCCAGGTTTTGTGGACATCGAGTCCACAGCAGTTGTTACGAAAAATTTTGAACATTGACACCTCCTGCAAAAGATTTTTACAGAACCGGCAGTGACTGGTCGTCCGGCGAGATCGAGTCGACTTCGGAAGAGATAAGTTTACGGGCTACGGTTTGCGCCAATCATTGATGCCTTTACGGACGACCGACACCATATAAACATGCGGGGTTGCCGCTATCAGCCCGCCACTCACCTCCACGGGTTCTGTAGTGTGCCGGCTCTGTAAGTGGAGTATAGCAGGAGAACACTATTGTGCGGAAGCCCGACGGGGTTTCATAACCCCATCGGTGCCTTTCGCAGAAAGGCGGATTATAAACATGACAATATGTGATATTTGTGAAGATGCTGCGGATGTTCTTATTCAGATAAACTTCTACGAAATTAAAGAAGGTTTTGAAATGAAAAAATCGTCGAGCGTTATATCGTACCACGTCTGCAAAGAATGTTTGCCTCTCATCGTAGAAAATTTAGCAAATGCATGGAGGCCGTTACCTAAACCGTATAAAGAGGAAGGTGGTGAAAACAGGAATGACAAACAAAGAAGCTGCGCAGAAACTGGTAGAGATGGCGAACACGCTTCAACTCAGCCCACAGACCTCACAAGGCGAAGCGTTGAGAATAGCCATTGACCTTCTATGGAGAACGGATGACAGTGACAATGATGACACAGAGAGAGTTTGAATACGCATTGAAACAAGTTGAGGAAAAGCGACCGAAGGCAAGCACGACGGAATGGCTAAAGGGAAAGACGATCAAATCCGCAGATGTGGATAGTCTCAACCTCACGCTTCACTTCGATGATAACAGTATGTTTCATTACCGTGCGCTTGACGGCTCATGGAGTACATGGGATTTCCCGAAGAAAAAACTCACCCAATGATGACACAAAGAAAGGTGGTGAGAATATGGAAATAGTGGAAGAATGAATAATGATAATAACAATGAATTGGTCTGACGATCCCGTAAAAGACGCAGAAATGTATGCATATAACTTAGAAATCAAACGCCCTTTGATCGGAGAATGTATTATATGTGGCAGAGAAATCCGTGGTGAGGACGATGAATACTATAAAGATGATGCGTATTGGATTAACGATGATCTCGTATGTGATGATTGCCTGAGAGATTATGCAAAAAAATATTTATGTATATGAAAGGAAATAGAAACATGGTGGAAGCAAAGCCTGTATGACTCGCCGATATGGATGTTTGTGTTTTACGCGCTGGATGCAGCAGGGCTGATTGAGCATGGAACATCGATTAACTGGCCGTGGCTTACGGAACTTGGAGACATGTATTTATGGGTGCTTATAAAACAAGGAGAACCACGGTGCTTATAAAACAAGGAGAACCACGATATACAAACCGCATAAATCAAACTTCCGCCTGAATCAAAGTGATTGATGGAATACTAAGGATTATAGACTGTTATAATCTTATGTAAAAATTTAAATTTAAAAGGTAACTCTTATGGGAAAATTTGAAATTATTTTAAAAGAACGTGACGGAGAAAACGTTGCTTACGTTGGATATCTGGAATGTCTGACAATAGACGATGCCATCAGAAGAATGGAAAGTGATCTTGGTGGACATGGATCTGTATTTTTTCAAGAAGCAAAAAACAGGCAGAAAATTGAGGAAATAAAAGGAGATATGATAGATGCGGTTGAAAAAATGTGGCATGCCATAAGTAAAATTGGGAGATAATTATAGCAGGAGACTATCGCAGTAACGGCAAGTTGAAAGCAGAGGACAAAACTAAAATGAAATGGCAAATTGAATATATAGCAGATATGCCCGCAAAGAAAATTAATGGTAGATCGTATATAGATAGAGAAGAACTCATTAGCTTTTTAAGTAGACGCTGCAAAGACTGTGCTTATTATAAAGAAATGGCCGATACAAATTACAAAGGAAGAAAAACAAAAAGAACACTGTGTACAAATGCAATTAATATGCCTAAAATGGTTGATTCAAATGGTAACTTACACAATCAAACCGTCCGATTCACTTATAGCACGAATCATGGATGTAAGAGATTTGAAAAAAGAGAGATGAATAATGTTGGTGTTTAGTTATGTTTTGATTATTGCATGCGGATTGTTTCTGGCCTACTATATTACAAGATTAAGGTTCGATAACATTATAAAAGATAAAAAGATTAAATTTCTCTTAGAGGAGATAGACAAACGAAATGAAATCATTAATAAAATTATTGCACAAAGCAAAGAGACGGAGTTAAAAGCAAAGAAGGTGCTGTCTTTATTAGAGGGGATTACAGACCTCGATAGTCCAAATAACGTAATGAGATCTGTACAGCCGATAGAAAATAGTATCAGTTTTGAGGTGAAAGAAAGATGAGCAAATATTATAAATCTTCTTCTGGAGAAATTTATACAGAAACCGAAAAGACGAATCTATTAAAAAGCGGAGACTTCTGGGAATTTGAGGTGGCAGATTCGTTTCATATAGATATTGCTGTTAGGAAAACATGGTTAGAACTTGTTCAAAGCGCAACAGAATTACTTGGGGCGACAAATAAAAAGGAAATTAATGAACTGTATGAAAAGACGTGCGAAAAGCTTGTAATGCTGAATAGGTATAAGTTGATGCAACAAGGAGTGTATTAGAAGAAGGGTTATATAAGAAGGCTTTCTGTTGGAGATATTATAACGATTGAAGGATACCTGAGTCATATTGGCAAAGAGATTATGCAATGGTGAGAAAGATATGAAAAATTCGAAAGAGATAATCAAAAAGATCGAGGAACTAAGGAAAGATGTTTTTTCTGGGAAAGTGGTTTTGACGTCAAATGGCATTGATCATCTTTTGTGGGGATTGCGAAAGTGGATCGAGCTAGACTCCTTTGATAATGCTGATTTTGATTATAAGCTGTTCTATGAACATATAAATGACTTAGATCCTCTTATCACACATGAAGCAATCAGAAAAGTAAATAAAGATACAAGATTAAAGAGGTTGTCAAAAGTTCAAAATGATCCGAAAGGACCGGGGTTCTTTAATGGCGATGTTAGCTTGATGGAAGATGATGCTTAGTATAGCTATGTTGCCTTGGACAGAATGGAACAAATTGCGAATCACTTAATGTTGAAAGTGATAACGGCACAATACTTTGGAGAAGCGAAAGAGTAGTAATTACAGGAGAAACTGTTTCCGGGCAACCATTTAAAATTAAGTTGGGGAGAAGAATTTGATGTTCTCTATGATGAATTGCAAAAATTGTGGTGCAGTATTACGCGATGCCGTTTGTGAATATTGCGGAACTGTCTATGAAAAGAATCAGAATCCTAGGACACATGATCTAATCTCGGTTTATCGCGGTAAGGTCATATCTGCTCCGGAGGATATTAAGGCGGCGTGTTTGGTTGACTGTTGGGTAAGCGCAGAATAGATTTTTGGTTAAAGGAGATATATAAAGTGGGAAAAGGTGCAATAAAAATAAAATATGGGAAACCGCTTCCAGAATATAAAAACAAAAAACCGTCAGAAGTCAATTTAATAGGTAAAAGATTTTTTATGTGGACAGTTGTAGAAGATAACGGAGACATAGACGAAAAGAGAAGGCTTGTTTGCAAAGTTATTTGCGATTGTCAATCTTCTGTTCCAGATGAGTTAAAAGAATATCGTTATGTACAGAAAAGTGATCTCATGAGAAATAAAACAAAAAGCTGTGGGCATAGCAGAAGATTTGAAAACATAGTTGGACAAAAATTTGTTCGATTAACAGTTGTAAAACTTTTAAATGAGAAAAATAAGTTTGGTAAAAGGCTATGTTTGTGTATATGTGATTGTCAGTTAAAGAAAGATGAAAAAGACAGGAAATATACAAAGGTTGTTGTAAGTAATTTAAAGAGTGGAAATACAACATCGTGTGGATGTGTTCAAAAAGAGTTGACCTCAATAAATGGAAGGATTGCTAATAAAAAGTACAACAAATACGATTTAATATCTAAAGAATACGGAATTGGATATACGTCAAGTGGCAAAGAATTTTGGTTTGACAAAGAAGATTACGATTTGATCAAAGATTATTGTTGGTATTTAACAAGTGGTGATCATCTAAGAGCGGTCCAATTGTATGAAAATAAACAGGGTAACAAAAAAGAAACGGTCGCATTGCACGAGCTTATTATGCAACATCATGGAATGACAGAAAAAGATGTAACGGATCATATAGATGGGAATCCGTTAGACAACAGAAAATCGAATCTTAGAAGAGCCACACATGCTGAAAATGCATGGAATTCAAAAAAACCAAAAACAAATACAAGTGGATATAAGGGCGTTCGAGCATTAAAGAATGGTGTAAACAAAAAATGGTCTGCATATATTGGTAAAAAATTTATCGGAAATTATGAAAATAAGGAAGATGCAGCGAAAGCATACGAAAAGGCGGCTAAAGAAAGATATGGAGAGTTTTATACAGACAGATGAATGATAACTACACCGTTTTACATTGTCATACACAACTTTCAAATGCAACTACCACCATTGATTCCATAACAGGAGTCGATGATTATATTAAACGTGCTGTAGAATGCGACATGAAAGCACTGTGCATATCTGAGCACGGAAACTTGCTCTCATGGTTGAAAAGAAAAGAGCATATAGAAGCAGCGGGATTAAAATATATACATGGCGTCGAAGCATATTTGACAAAAAATCTTAATAATAAAATTAGAGACAATTATCATTGTCTTTTGTTGGCGAAAAACTATGACGGCGTAAAAGAACTGAACAGACTTATATCAAATGCATACAACCGTTTAGATGGGCATTTTTATTTTGCACCACGGATTACATTAGAAGAGTTATATAATACATCTGATAATATTATATGTTCCTCGGCATGTTTAGGAGGACCGCTTCGTTCTAATGACAAAGAAGTTGTAAATAGTTTTATCAACTTTATGACAGAACACAAAGATCGTTGCTATCTGGAAATACAACCACACCTTGTTCAAAAACAATATGAGTATAATCAGTGGCTTTACAGGCTTCATATGAAAACCGGCATACCTATGGTAGCCTGTACGGATACGCATAGTTTGAATGATAGACATGCATTAGGAAGAGAAATTTTACAGAAAGCAAAGAACATTTCGTTTCCAGACGAGGATCATTGGACATTGACTTGGCTTACATACAATGAACTTGTTAGCCAATTTGAAAAGCAAGGCAGTATCAATATGGATGCTGTTAAACAAGCCATTGAAAATACCAATATTATTGCTGATATGATTGAACCATTTGAAGTAGATCATAGCAATAAATATCCTAAATTATATAAAGATCCGATGAGTGTAATCAAAAAAAAGATTGCAATTGGCATTAAGCGTCGTGGCGTAGATAAATTGCCTAACTACGATGAATATAAAAAAAGAATCATAGAAGAACTTGAAACATATAAACATAATGATGCAATCGATTTTATTTTGCTTGAAGAAGACTACAAATCTGCATTGAAAAAATCCGGAGTAAATTTTGGATATTCAAGAGGATCTGTTTCTGGAAGTATTATTTGTTATCTTCTCGGAATTACTGAGATTGACAGTATTAAATTCAATCTGTCTTTTAGTAGATTTATGAACAAAGAAAGAGTTAGTTTAGCAGATATTGATTCAGACTGGTTTGACACAGACAGAGAAAAAGTAAGACAATATCTAGTTAATAAAGACGGATTGTATTGTAGCGATATTGTTACATTTAATACGATAAAAACAAAAGGCGCAATAAAAGATGTCGGTCGTGCTCTTGGAATGAAGCCAGATCAAACCCAAGAGTTGAGCGATGCAGTAGAAAAAGACGAAAAGGGAAACGATATTATTCCAGAATATATTAGAAAGAAATATCCTGAATTATGTGACTATGTGGATCTTGTAAATGGGACAACGGTAAGTATTGGAAGTCATCCTGCTGGTTTAATTGTAGCACCACATACAATTGACGATCATTATGGAACCATTACTACTGCAACAGACCCGTATCCTGTTACAGAAATGAACATGAAGGAACTGGACTCTATTAATTTGGTTAAGCTCGACATCTTGGGCTTAGATTGTGTAGGGCTTATTGATAAAACGTGTAAGTTTGTTGGACTCCCGTTTCTTACGCCAGACAACACAAAACTTGACGACATTAATGTATGGAATGATATTAGGGAAGATTGTACAACAATATTTCAGTTTGAATCTGAATATGCTGGGAAGTATTTGCAAACAGTTCTTTCTGAGGAAACAATTAATAATATAAGAAAAGTAAATCCAAATTTTTCATATATTGAATTAATGGCTATGGCAAACGGTGCTATAAGACCAGCAGGAGAATCGTATAGAGAAAACTTGTCTCATGGGATATTTAAAGACAATGGGAATGAAGAGCTTAATGCATTTCTTTCGGACACCCTTTCCTATCTCGTTTACCAGGAGCAGATCATTGAATTTTTAAATAAGTTCTGTGGATATTCTATAGGCGAAGCAGATGTTGTCAGGAGATGTGTTTCCGAAAATACAATGATAACGATGGCGAACGGAAACATTAAAGCAATAAAAGATGTAAAAAAGGGAGAATATGTATTAACGATTAATGAAAATGGATACTCGGAATGCAAACGTGTTAACAATGTTTATAATAATGGCAGAAAGAAGTGTTTGTTAATTAAAACCACTCACGACAATACCATTATTTGCACAAAAGATCATGAAGTTTTAACACAAAATGGGTTTAAACCAATATCATCGTTGGACGTTGGTGATTGTATTATGACACCAAAAAGAATAAATGCCATAAGCGATGGGTTAAGGCCAAATCAGAGGATGGCATCCGAAACGATGTTTATGCTTGGTATTTTAATTGGAGATGGCTGTACTTTTTGTGATACAAAAAATTATTCAAAACACTTAACATATGTAAATCACGAACGAGCACTTATACAAAAATATAAAGAATGCGTTTCTGGACTATCTAGATATGGAACAAAGTGTGAATTTTCCATATCAAAACAAAGCGGCGTTGAAGTAGATTATGTATATACGGTTCGAATCAAAACAAAATCGTTTAAAAAAATGCTCTTTAATTTGTTAAACAAGTTGGATATGTTACATAAATCGGCAGACAAGTCTGTGCCAGATTGCATTATGTCATATCCTGCAAATGAAAAGCTCTCCAATTTTATTGGCGGATTATTTAGTTCCGATGGCGGATATAATAGTCAAGCGTTGTCAATAGAATATTATACACTGAGCAAAAAACTTGCAACACAAATTAAATATTTGCTTCTAAAATACGACATATTTTCATATGTTTATTCAAAGAAGGTAAAGAAGTACAATTATTTATGCTATTGTGTTTGTATTTCTAAAAAAGAGCATTTGTATCGTTTTGAAAAAAGCATATTGCCATATGTTGTAGGGAAAAAGCAAAATGATTATATAAGAATAATAGACGCTTCGAGACATGTTGCAACGTATAATTACTATATACCAGAAAAATATAGGAATGAAATACTTGAAAACGCTAAACTTTTTAATAGAAGCATAGCATCTATGGCGAAAGACTCTGGATATGATTTTGAAGTCAAAATATCTAGCGCACAAATAACCGATACTAAAGCAAGATATTTTGCAGAAAGAACATACTGCCCAGAAACATATCAATTGCTTATGTCAGATTATATGCCAGAAAGGATTAAATCTATTGAAGAATACGGCATAGAAAATGTGTACGATTTGGAAGTCGACTCAAATCATAATTATATTGCAAATAATCTTTTTGTGCATAATTGCTTTGCAAAAAAAATAGGCACTGAGCAACACATACCAGAAATCAAAAGAAGATTCATTGAAACGATGGTATCTCAGCACAATGTTACAAAAGAAGAGGCAGAAAGGGTCGTTATAGATTTCTTGCGTGTAATAGAAGATGCAAGCAATTATTTATTTTCTCGTAATCACGCTGTGCCGTATGCTTTGCTTGGATATGTTTGTGGTTATTTAAGGTACTATTATACACTTGAATATCTTACTGTGGCAATGAATATTTATTATACTGATGAAAAGAAGAGCGTCGAAATAAAGAAGTTTGCCAACAAGAAGGGCATTACTATTAACAATGTAAAATTTGGAAAGTCAAAATCCGAATATTTTATGGACAAAAAAACAAATAGTATCTATCAAGGTATTAGTAGTATTAAGTATTGCAACGAACAAATAGCAGAAGAATTTTGGGATCTATCGAAGAACGAGTACTCTTCTTTTATTCGTTTGCTTAAAGATATATCCGAAAAAACATCGGTTGATGCTCGTCAAATTTCTATCCTCACAATCGTTGGCTTCTTTTCCGAATTCGGCAAAAACGGCAAACTCTTAAAACTCAAAGACCTTTACGCCAAACTTGGCAACCGCAAATCAATTAAGAAGTCCGATCTCCCTTCTCTTGGTTTGCAGGAAAAGATGGTAGAGAAATACTCCGGTAAGATAACTGAGAAAACATACTCGCAAATAGACAACGTAGGTTTGCTTGAAGAGATTGCGGAAACAATAGAAGACAAAGCCGTACCTATCAAAACACAGATCATGTATGAGATTGAAAACCTTGGTATGGCTAACTACGTCAATCCAAATATCGATCCTAAATATTATATGTGTACAGAATTTAAGACGTATAAAAATTCTTCCAGACCGTATGTTGTTGTGCGTTGTCTTAATACCGGGGAAGACATAAAAACAAAGATCGCTTCAAGCAAGATTTTCCAAAATAGTCCATTCGGGCTCTGGTCGACTCTTCGTATCGATGCCTTTACGGAGAAACCTAAGATGCGTAAGCAAGGTGATCAATGGGTAGAAACTGGAGAGAAGGAACTTGTTATCTCTGCATATGAGACGATTGCGAGGTAGTGAAATGGGATACCAACCAAAGTACAGGCCGCAAGAATATCTCATTAGCAGTATAAGAGAGATACAACAAGCAAAGAAAGAAGTCAATAACTTCTCCCAAATTGTTTCTGAGAAATTAAATGAGATCATATACGATAGGATTGAGTATGGAAGAGGTTTAAGCCAGATGGAAAAAGAAGCAAATAAACTTGGTGTCCAGATCAGGTTTGCTGAGAAGGAAGCCGCAATCATCATAGCAAAAAAACAAATAGCTCAGGTAGTTAAACTTCTCGACAAGGCAGAGAGAAAACTGCAAAAAGAATTAGAAGACGGATATCAAAGAATTGCCGTAGACGGCTCTATTATGAGTCGTACGTTGACATAAAGGGGATATATAATATATAATTGAGGGAAATGAAATGTGGGCAATATGTGAATTCGCAAAAACACAAATAAAAAAACTTTATGTGAATAATGAAATTGATCCAATTTTTAAAGACAAAATCGAAAAAGAAATGTGTCTCCTTGAATCCATATCAAATGATAACAAGCCCGATTTGTCTGGAGAGTGGGAAGATGTCGCAAAAAAGTTTGATTGGGAAGAATATACAATCGTTGAAATAGAAGAATTTAATTCTATTTTAGAGAAATCTATTAAGTACGACAGAATCAAAAGGGCCTTGCTTGATTAGGAGATAATAATATGAGACGTATTTTTTTTCGTGGAAAATCTGTTCTGGATAATAATTGGGTATACGGTAATTATGTTTGCATTAACGAAGAACACAGGTTGTATGGCAGTTTTATAGACAATGATAAAAATATAGTTAAAGATTATATCGTAGTTGTCAAAGATACTGTAGGACAATATACAGGGATAAGAGACAAACGTATGGCTATGATTTTTGAAGGAGATATTATAAAAAATACATTCGGATCTGGTTACGATGTAGAAGAGATAGTTAAATATGACAGAGGGGGTTTCTCGCCGTTTGCAGTCAATTGTTGGGAGGGTACGCCATATGTTAGATGGGAAGACGGAATTGACGTATGTGAGTCCGTAGAAATTATTGGAAATATATACGATACCAAAAGGAACATAAAAAATGGCTATTTTTACTAAGCACGACGAAAAAGGATACTATATAGACGTAATTGATGATGACAGGGATTACGTAACACCTATGAAGATAGGCGATTCGTATGTTTATCGTATCAGAGGCCCAGTCGCAGATCACATTAATCATTTGGAAACGAATAATAAAGAACTCAAAGGCTATAGCAATACTCTTCTTGAACAAAGAGACTATGCAATAAGAGAAAGAGACGAATTGCTATATTCTATTTACCATACGAAAGCTGCAAAAAGATTTTTGTCAAATAACAAGATTATTTAGAAAGAAGGGTTATATGGTTGCTGAAAAAGTTGTAACGTTTACCGGCGACATTATTAGAACCGTGTATAATTCTGATAAATTTGCAGTATATGCCCTGAATGTTCCGGAAGATGTGGTACTTGGGAAAAAGCTGAAAAGATCTAAGTTCGGTAATGTCTCTGTGTGCGGAAATATATCCGGTTTGCAAGAAGGAGTTCTTTATAATTTTACGGCAGTAGAAAAACAGACAAAACATGGCTATTCTTACGATGTTAAAAAATGTGTTGGATCTACGGACGACAAGAAAGCCAATAATATTTTGTTTCTTACGTCTATTCTAACTGAAAATCAGGCATTTGAATTGCTTAAGGCTTATCCAGACATCGTTGAGATGATTATTCAAGGCAGAGACAACGAAGTCGATCTTGATAAAGTAAAAGGTATAAAAGAATATACATTCGAGATCGTTAAAAAGAAAATCATTGAAAACCATGACAATATAGATCTTCTATCTTTTTTTGGTGGAGCCGTTTCTTTGAAAACCATTGCCAAGATCAGAGAACAATATCCTTCAATCGAATCTGTAAAGAAATTATTTAAGAAAGATCCGTATAAATTTTTTACCGATTTATCCGGAGTAGCCTTTACAAAAGCGGACAAAATTCTTTTGGGTATGCAAAAAGAACAGAACATTTTTGACTATGACCTTAAAACAAGTCCACAGAGATGTCTAGCTTACATTAAATTTAGATTGTCTGACATTGCGGACGAAGAAGGATCAACAAGATACGACCTGATTAGACTAAAAGAGGATGTTGCAAAAGCAGTCCCTTCGTGTGCGGAACATTTTGTAGAATGCTTAAAAAGCGAGGATATTTGGTATAACGCGGAATCTCTTTTGGTTTCTACAAAATATATTAAAGAGATGGAAGAGTTTTGTGCGGAATCTTTATTACAAGGCATAAATAATTCTGTAAAGTGGGATATTGACGTAGACAAATATGCATCAGTGGGAGATTTTAATCTTACGAAAGAGCAGTTAAATGCATTAGACAATCTTTGCAAAAATAATGTGAGTATTTTGAATGGAGTTGCCGGTTCTGGAAAAACAAACACATGTTTGGCTATTATTAAAATGCTCGAAGATAACGGAAAAACTTATTCTTTGATGAGCCCTACAGCCAGAGCAAGTCAAGTTTTAAAAGAATATACTCACCGTTCTGCTTCTACAATCCATAGAGGATATGGTTATACGCCGTCGAGAGGATGGGAAATTAATGCTGCCAATAAATTGAAAGACGATGTATTGATTATAGATGAAAGTTCTATGATCGGTGTAAACCTTATGTATCATGTACTTAAAGGCTTGGATCTCACCAGAACAAAACTTTTGCTTGTAGGAGATTCTGCGCAGCTTGCATCTGTTGATGCGGGAAATGTCTTACATAATATGATAGATAGTCAAGTAATTCCAACCACAACTCTTACAAAAATATTTAGATACCAAGACGGCGGACTTACAAGAGTTGCTACAGATATTAGAACGTGCAAAAATTATCTTCCTAAAGACGCAGAGTTTCATAAAACACTGAATTATGGAACTGACAAGGATTATTCCTTCGTGGTATCATCGGATGATATGATTGTTGACGAAGTTACGACATTGTATAAGAGATTGCTTGATTCAGGGAAAGCTATGAACGATATCCAAGTCATTACGGCTTATAATGTAGGCAAAACAGGATCGCAAGCAATCAATCAGTCCATACAAAAAGAGATAAATAAAAACGTAGGAAGCAGAAGATGTATCAAATTTGGAGAAATTTCTTTTTATGAAGGAGATTTGGTGATACAAAAAAAGAACAATTATAATACTCCCAGATACGACATGGAAACAAAAAGACAAACCGACGAAGAAGACCTTGTTTGCAATGGGGATGTGGGCAAAATTTTAGAGATCGGAGATAGTAATACTTATGCTATCATCAAGTTTGACGATAAATATTTTTATTATCAAAGATCCTTTTTTTCGGATCTTAAACTTGGGTACGCTATCTCTGTCCACTCTTCTCAGGGCTCTCAAAGCGATACAGTGATTTTTGCTACGCCAAGAAGCCACATGTATATGATGACCAGTAATCTTCTTTATGTCGGCTGTACGCGTTCTAAAAAGCGTTGTATTCATCTGGGCAATCCGGATATGGTGCGGAAAGCCATTAAAAAGAAAGAAGAAATTCATAGGAACACTTTCTTATATGATTTTTTACGGAAAGATAATAATGTAATGGTTGACGCGGCATCTTAAAGGGATATATAATATAGTCCAAGATCATTTATTTATTTCTAAAGGGGGAAAATCCATGAATGAAAATACCGTAAATGAAGCGGAATCCATTTTTGATGAAACCAATGTGCCCGATCAAGATCAGAACGGCATGAAAGAAATTATTATTGGAATTCCGCCAAACACAGCAATGATGAAAATTTCTGTTTTGCTTGTCAAAGAAAACGGAGAAACAGAAGAACAATCCGGTCAATTTAATTTTGAACAAATTTTAATGTCTCGTATGAAGTACATTCAGTTGATGGACAAGGTGAAAAATGGATCAGACGGAACCGATCAGGAAACAGGGGAGACCTCCGCTCGATCCGGAGGTGAAGAAGGAGCGTCTTCAAAAGAAGAAAAAGGAGAAGTTGAAGAGGGCTGTAGCGAGAGTAGACAGGACTCTTAACCGCTATTATATTCAATTGATCACAAACAAAGGAAGGCTTTATTATATTGATCCTTGGGTTGAATGGTCTTTATGCAAAACATTCGCAGCTCAAATATACGGAGAACCTTATGCTATAGCAATAGCCAAGACAATGATGGCCGCAAGAAATGAATATTATAGCGGAGCCAAAGTAGAGAAGATAAAAATCAGGAAGGTTCCTAAAAAACACATCAATGAGCAGTTCTTTCTTGAAAATGTTGTCCAAGACGAAAAGGTTTTTATCAGGTGCTATCAGATAAAAATCGAACAGGATCAAAAGATAAGAAAACAAAAGAAGAAAGAACGCGAGTATGCCGAAGCATTAGGAATCGTAACTCCCAAAAAAGAAAGAAAGCAAAGTAAAAATAAGAGACCGGGTAGACCGCCCAAGAAATTAAAAGAGCAGGAAGAAAAGGAAGATAATAATGCTAAAGGGGATATATAAACCAATTTCACAGATAATATCAACAATAATTATATGCGTCTTCTGTCTTATTGTCGGGACAAAAATCAGTATTGTTAACACGAGCGATATCGAAGAAATTGAAAAAAAAGAAAATTATCATGTTTCTAATCTTTATGAATATAAACCTGAATCTACGGGCGTAGAAGCAGATCCAATTGAAGTTGAAACAATTATCCAGGAAGATTCGCCTGTTTATACGAACAGATGGAGCATAACAGAGATTACCCAAGAAGAAAAAGATCTATTGGCCAAAGTTTTGTATCTTGAAGCACACAATACCGGTATTGAAGGATGTCAAAAAGTTGCTGTTGTTATTTTCAACAGATATTTAAACGGCAAATTCTTTGGTGGTAATTTACCATGTATTACATCTGTCCTATCTGCACCAGGTCAATTTACTACATACAAAAAAGCATCTACCGATATAAGTTTTTCTGCTACAGATCAAGAATACAGTGCAATCGAATCGGTTTTAAAAGAAGAAGTCTCGGAAGATATTTTAAATATGTCTTCTGTGTATTTTAATGGTGATGGTCGCCAAAATTATTTCTGGTAAAAAAAATATAAGGGGTATAAAGGAAAGAAAGGAGCAACAAAAAAGAAATGACGATTCAAAAATGCGACAGATGTAAAGAGGAAATTAAGGATGTTTCAAAACAGTATTGGCTTCAACTTGAAGAACATGACTATTCTCAGCAATGGTACGTTGAAAATCCCGCACATTCAACAAAAGCACAAATATGCGTAAATTGTTACAAAGAACTTTGGGGAGATGTTATGTAATTAGAGGGGTGGGGCAATGGTTGTAAGGCAAGTTACTTTTGTTTGTGATGTGTGTGGAGCCAGACTTTCTTTTGACGAAATTGATATTCCGACAGAAAAAAAAGAAGATCTTTCCGATATTCTTCCCGAAACATGGAGAAAGATGACTCCATATGGAGACGTATGCAATAAATGTTGTAACGAATTAGACGGAGTATATGAAAGAATTCATGCTCCGATGAAAGCCAAGGAGCAGCATTATCCTTATGAAGACAAAGAAAAAACAAGAAAAACAAGTTCAAGAAACTGGGAAAATTTTTTACAGTAAAGATGATGTGGCAGAAATCCTTAAAGCCAAAGGATTTAATTCTACAAACGAATCCGGCGTCATCATAACAAAGTTTTTGTCTGGAAAAGACGGCGAATATTACAAACAGAAAGAATTGGAAATAAAAGAAATCTTTGATTCTATTGGATATAAAGCAAGCAACGGGATTCATATTATAAAAGAGGCGAAATATGATACAACTTAAGTGCCCTCATTGCGGAGAAACCATGCGTCCCAAGTTAACGGGAAAAGCAAAATATTATGAATTTAATGACGAGCGATTACAAGATGCTATTCAGACATATCCAAAAAGAAGAAAAGAGTGTGTTAAATGCGGAAAAAGATTTAATACGAGAGAAATATATGTACCGTATGAAATATGTAAAGATAAAGAAAAGCGAAAAAAATATATAAAAGATATCATAATCAATATTCCAAGAGGATAAAAAATGAAAACATTGTACTTGTTGTACAAAGACTCTGTTTGCCCTATTTGTAGCGGCATGATTAAACAAATGTCGAATCCGGAACTATATAAATGTAATGATTGTAAGTCTATTTTTAAAGTAAATGGAGTTGGAAGCGCAGACAAAGAGATAACTGTAACGAATCTTTCTAATGGAGGTTCCATATGAGTTTTGAAAAATTTTTTTATGAAGTTCCGAATACAAATATCTTTGTCTCATTAACCGAAAAAGAAGCCGCAACTGGTATATATGGGGTAGATAATACAAAGAAGTATGTGAAAATTGTTGATGGCAATTATGCGGAATGGGAGGAAGAATAAGTTTATGATTAGATATATAGTATATGTTCCGGCTCACGAAATAACAATCGATGCCGTTGATGAGTTGGAGGCATTTGAGAAAGCAATCGAATCAATTCATTATTCTGACACGAAGATAGAAGTTGTAGATACTTGGGAATAAGGAGCAAAAAAAATGTGGGTTCAAACACAAAGAGGAGATCTTGTTAATTTAGATCATGCACTAAGCATTAATATAGAAACTACAGGCAACAATAATGGAGTGGCTCAAATACTTTCAAATGGTACAATTTCAAATGGTACATATGAATGGAAACACTTACTTGGGGAATACAGGTTTTATGCGGCTAAAGAAATAATAAAACAAATTGGCCTGTGTACGTGTCAAAACAATCTTTTCGTTATGCCAAATGAGCAAGAGGCAAACGAAAAATATAAGAACGAAGTAGATAACAGAGGATATCAAAAGGGCAAAACGGATGAAACATGAAATCGGTGTAGACTTAGCGAATTTCTACCAAGAGCGCAAGGAGATCGAAGACAAGTTACTTCCGTGTCCGTTTTGCGGTGGCGAAGATATTGAGTTTTCTTTGATTCATCCGAGTCACAACGGAAAACCTGACATGAGTTATTGGTGCTATTGGGAAATTTTGTGTCCAGATTGCGGAGCAAACTTTGAGGAGGGTGTAGTAACAGGTCGGCAAACGCCAGACGTTTGGGAGAAGGCGAAGCAGAACATCATCAAAGCGTGGAATACACGAATTAAAAACTAACTATCAAATCATCAAAACAACAGGAGGATAAATAAAATGGAAGACACAAAAAAAGAAATGACAATGGACGATGCTAAAAATGAATTTATGAAACATTTAAAACAAGCAAGAGCACAAGGAATTGCCATCGGATCCAAAACAGTGGCTGCTGCTATTATGGGTTATCTGGACAGAATAGATGTTAATTCTGTTGATACTTATAAGGAATGCTTTGAAAACATTAAGACTCTTTGTGAAAAAACAACTAAATTAACTCTTTCTGAATTTTCAGATGAAATGAAAACGATCCAGGAAATTATGGATGTTGCCAATGATGAATCCAGAAATGTTGATGTATTTGAAGAACTTTCAGAAGAAGACAAGACGAAAGTAGAGGAAGACTTACAAAAGGCTCAAGTGTTAAAACAGCAGAAATCCGATGAAGAATCGGTTAAAACTGAGGAAAATGTTTGAAGAAAAAATCTGTGGGACATGTAAATATCATATAAAGGTAGACAGAGAATGGGTTTGCTTGCATACAGAATCTGAATCCTATGGATTAGAAACCGGATACAAGGATGGTGATGATTGTGAATACTGGAGAAGAAAAGATAGGTGACAATATATGATTTACGTGGATAAAAATTTAGATTCGGCATCTTTTCACATATCTTCTACTATAAGCAATTGTGCGGACATAGGCAACATAAAAGATCTTCAGAAAGAATGTAAAATTCTTTGGGAGTGTATCGTTCATCTTCAAAAAGAGATAAATAAACTGCGGAAGGAAAATAAATGATAGATAATAATTCTTTACATTTTGCAATCGCAAATGGTATCATCGACGAAGATGAGTTGCGATTGCAAATTGAGATGTATGAAAGAGAACATTATCTTAGTTTGCACAAATTTAAAATTTGGCAAGGACCTTCCGGAGAGTGGTTCACCTATCTTCCGGATCCACGCAAGGAAAAAGGAAGGAGGATGATCAAAAGAAGAAAACTTGAGTCTCTTGAAGATGATATTTCAAACTGGTACAGAGAGTGGGTAGACGAACCGACAATAAGTACCGTCTTTAAAGAGTGGGTTGACCAGAAGATCTATTATGGAGAAATAAAAAAGCAGACATATGATAAATATGTTGGCGATTATAATAGATACTTCAAAGGAAAAGATATCGAGCTGTTATTTTTTAGGCATATTACAGAAGATATCTTGAAGCATTTCATTAGATCTCTCATTCGGAATAACCAGTTAACAGCAAAAGGATGGGCAAACGCAAGAACTCTTATCAACGGTATATTTAAGTATGGGAAAGAAAAGGGCTATACAACACTAAGCATTTCCTGGTTTATGGGAGATCTTATGTTGTCAAAGAATATGTTTAAAAAAAGAACCTTTCACCCGGAAGAGTCAGTGTTTACATCCGAAGAAATAGATATGATTGAGAAATATATCTATTCAGAAGAACCGTCTTTGTTGAATTATGGAATTCTTTTAGGTTTTGAAACAGGGCTTAGAGTAGGAGAGATTTCCGGATTAAAGTTGTCTGATTTCGATCTTGATGCAAGTGTAGCTTTTATTTGCAGAAAAGAAACGAGATGCAAAAATAACGAGGGTCATACAATCTTTTATATTGAAGATTTCACCAAGGGCAGAGACGGCTCCAGATTAATCATCTTGACAGAAGAGGCAATAAAAATTATTAAGCAATGTCGCAGATTAAATCCATTTGGAGAATATCTCTTCACAAGTCCCAATACCGGCGAAAGAATCCACGGTACTTATTTTTCTCAAAAGCTTATAAGGATCTGCGATAAGATTGGGATCAAAAAGAGATCTATGCACAAAGCCAGAAAAACATACGCAACCAGATTATTCAATGGCAATGTGGATGAGACTATCATTATGAATCAAATGGGGCACACAGACATTGCTACTACACGCAAGCATTATCTATTTAATAATCGGACAAATGCAGAGGCAATTGCCCAGGTTAAGAGCGCATTGGGCAAAAATAAACCCCTACTGCATCAAAAACAAGCCTGAATCGTAGCCATAGTAGCACTGATTTTTAAAGAGAAACCCAGTAAAATCAAGGGTTGTGAGCTTTCAGGGAAAGTCCGATTCCCGTCAGCAGCTTCAAAATGACCTTGAAACCCTTGATTTTACTGGGCAATAGGTTGTGCACAATGTTACTGTAGTCATAATCGTAGTCAGAACGTTTGTTCTACACGCACATTACACATTGAAAGGAGGGGCAATCGTACTCATCTGAAAATTGTTTCCTTGATCGAAATAGATCCAAAACATAGAAACAGGCCGACGTTTACAAAAAGAAATCGTCGGCCTGTAACTGTAATTGTTGCATTTACAATAGTTATCTCATTTGATTCATTAATCTCCGAATTGTTTCCCTTTCATGCTCGTTAGAAGCATTGACCATAGCCTGTTCAAAATGAGACATCATATTTTCATCCATACCACGGCTATATCCGTCATTGTACATTTGATTACCATAGGAGTTATATCCATAAGAGCCCCTGCCACTACGTCCATTTCCTCTGGCATTGCGAGCATACATATTGCCATAACTTTGTCCATTATTGTTATAGTGCATCGGATATACACCTTCAGAATATCCGTACTCTTCCATAGCCTCAATCGTTGTAAGATCTTTTTTGATATCTACAAGCTCGCCTGCAATACAGACGGTCTCTTTGTCCAAAGAAGGCTTGGTCAGAATCTCGTCAATACCACGATCAATCATTTCATGAAGTTTGTGCATTCTGTCATCCATGATTATCTATCCTCCTTTCAGCGTATTCTATTGAACAAAATATTGAAGTTACTTGTATTTATTGCCTGCGTACTCGTATTACGAACAGATACCGTAGAACATCTGCATAAATATGGAACAGTACAAAATGATCTTTGCAAAAATCTCTAATAGTATAACAATCCGGACAAGAATCGGGAATTATATGTTTTCTAAATCCCGCTTCCTTTAAATATTTGCCCCAAACAGCATTTGAATTAGGCATATCCGCATCAAGCAAGCCAATAGAACACAGGTTAATATAAACAGACTCCCAATCAGTATCCAGTGCAACAGATAATGCTCTCACTACACAGTCGCCCACATTTTTACTTTTCGGATTATTTGAAAAATAAACAAAAGCCATTTATTTAACCTCTTTAAATTAGATAATAAATAAAAATAGACTTATCTGCGAGTGCATAAAAATATAATTACAGTAGAATTTATGGGTCATTTTTGAGCGAAAAAAATAGGGCGACGAATCATATCGTCACCCTAAGTTTCCCATTTTCAAACATAACATGTTTCATAACTGCTTCAAGGCTCTTTTTTAGAACTCTTTTTGTTTGATCTATGGAAATTATTTCTTTTTCTTCCTCAAATTCCGAATCAACAATTTTTTGAATTGTCATTCCCCTTGTATATCTTTTTATAAATATCCTTCTGTTTCGATCATGATGAATATATTCTTCTGCAAGATGAATTATATCAGAAGAAGATAGTTCATCTATGTCAAGTTTTGTTTTGTCACTCATGTTTTATATCTCTCTTATAACCTTTTAATCCTATGTACTACGAAATGTAACTCATGTTAATGTTCAACCATGCCCCATTCGGAATCGGGATAGATTTCAAATTCAAATCCGTCACTTCTGTCCATACGGCATTGGTTGACGTCGTTCCGATTGCTCTGTATAACTTATCATCATCCGACGTCCGGTAAATATGGTTAGTCAGCCAATGACTCGATGCCGCTGGTAACGAACTATAATCCGCGACTTCATCCCATGCACCGACCAAACCACCGTCATACCGTTCTGCCGTCATGCGTCCGTCACTTGCATAGATTCGCAACAGAAAACTGCCTAATCCGCTTGCCTGCTGTTTTACTGCTTGATTGTAGACCGGCTTGCAATCCGACGGAACGTATCCGATGTCCACAGCGTCCGCTGTCGTTTGTGTAGCGGTCGCCTTAAATGCGCCAGAGATATTAACAAATCTACCCCACTTCATAATACGTGGTGTGCTGCTTGACGTTGATCCTGTGGCATACGCTGCAAATCCGGTTGCATAGGTAAAGTCACTGTAGGTGTACATAGTAGCAACCATACCACCATCGCCACCAGATGCAGACAGCCCTAACGCCGTTTTCAGCGTTTCAAGCGAAGTGACAGGAATATCTCCGCCGCCAAGCGTCAACTCCCCCTGTTGGTTATAACGGAGCATCCATGCCCCCATACCAAAATGATACAGACCGCAATTTGTTCCGTTTACACCATATCCAATACCAATCTTAGCCTTTTTGTTATACCAATTATGGTTTGAATCTAAACTTCTATTGCTGATCGTTACGTCTGTACGCTCAGCAACAAAGAACGTATTGCCAGAATCTTTTGATACTGTCAAATTACCTGACATAGTATCACCGGATTTTTGGACAAGATTAGCGATTTGCGAGTCAACATCCTCTGTCCTTGAGATCGTATCGGGTATAAGCCGTTCGTCAATTGTCGTTACTGTATATTCATTGATAACCGCTTCAACAACCTCGGCAGTATTCGACAATCTGGCTACTGTGTAATAATACTGCCAAGCATCGTTGATCGAAACCCGACGAAGATACAGATACTTGTTGCCAGTAGTTCCTTTTAACGTGTACGACCGGGCGGCATCCGAGGTTGCCGAACCGCTGATAAAATCCCACATATCATCAAGTTCGGTCGGCGTGAAAATATGTTTGTACTCTTCCTCGGTTGCAGGATCGGTTACAATCATCTCTTCATAATCCACACTCGGATGATTGATTGTCAGATTCTCATAATTCTCCGTGTAGTACGTCGCATAGTTTGAAACCGCCGATTGTGAAATAACATCCGTGGTACGCGTATTGGTAACGGTTAAATACCCCGTCGCTTTTTTACGAAGTTCCTCGGTTAAAACATCATTCCGTACAGGATTTGTGCTTTCACTGTCAAGCGCATCATCCACGATCACAGAACCGCCTGCAAGCGTCGTCCATCTTACATCATTGTCTGCATCAGATCTTTTGGTTAAAACCTGACCTGTCATACCACCTTCTGGATAAGATGCGCTTTCAATTCTTGTTTCCGCGTTGTTCATCCAACTTTGAATCGCAGACAAAGCAGAGGCGACCGATCCATTTATATCATCTACATATTCTTTTGCTTTTTGAGCCGTGTATTGATCTCCATCGACCCAGCTTTGTATTGAAGGCATTTTAACCCCCCTTTATAAAACAAGACAAGAGCAAAAACCTCGCCCTTGCTTTTTGCTATCAATATTGACACTCCCCATGCCTAAAGGCAGAGGGATTCTTGCTACCTGCCACTACATCTTATACGGTTGCAAAAATTGCATCAATATCTGATTCATATGTTGAAAGATCTGGTGAAAGATAAGCCGGAATATTTGTTAAATCAGCAAAACTACCGGTCGTTGCAACTGTGGCAAGATCTGAACTGTTTGCTTTCCCAGAGATTGCAGTAGAGACATCTGAAGCCGTCTGATATCCGGTGTCATTAGTAAATGCACTAACATTTGTTGGGACGGTTGGAATTGTAAGAGCGGAGATTGCAGCAGTAATTGCATCGTCCGCATATCTATACAGTCCAGTTGCAGGCGTCCCAGGATCCCCTTCGACCGCTGCTGATCCAACGGCAGTTTCCAATGTCCCGACTCTTCCTGTGATGGCAGCCAAATCGCTTCCGTTTTCGGCTGCATAATCAACAAGTTCTTTGAACGTATCTATAACATCATTGTTTGTAATTTTTGTTGCAAAATCATCAATGGCATCATCTACAGCTTTTGAAACAGAACCTTCTCCTGATCCATTAAGAGTTGTAATTGCACTTTCTACGGTTGTTACGCGTCCAGCAAGGGCCGTATCATCATAAAGAGTGTCGGTAAATAACGCGTTCGCAGGTACATTTGTCAGAACCTTTCCATCGACATAATCTTTGGCTGCTTGTGCAGTGTATAAATCCCCTTGTACCCAATTTGTGATAGCCATAATTTATATTTCCTTTCTGTATTTATGTGCATTTATTAAGCCGCGAAAATGGAATTGATTGCATTTTCATATCCATTGATTTCTTGTTCCGATGGGGCATTTTCTTTTTCGTCATTGAGACTTCCTAATGCTTCGTATACATCTTCAAAAGTAGGGACGACAACATTTAAAACATTCGACATATCGCCTTTTATATTCGACAGAATTGCCTCTACCGTGTTTATCCCAGCCACTTTCACTTTCATAACATCTCCTAAAATAAAAGAGAGACCCTTATGAAAGGATCTCTCAGTCATCTTCTTTTGGCTTTTGATCTCGCCTTATTAACCCTTACTTTTACCGGTCTGGATTTTTTAGGTCTAGATGAGTTAGTCTTTCTTGTTTTCGTTCGAATTATCTGACGTGCTCGTGCCATATATCACATCTCCAACTGCTCCAGTTACAGATGCATTGCCACCGCTATCTGTGTTGGCATCTTGTGTAATAACAATGTTGTCATATTGAAGCTCATAAACCAACCAGGCAATATTTGTGAAAACTAACGCAAGTAGCAATGCGACAGAAAACTTAAACCATCTTTTTGCGTTTGCTTCTGCTTTGTCAAGAGAAGAGTTATATACGTCGCGCAACAGTAAGGTGACTTTTGTAACTCCTTCTTTTTCGTCTAAATCATCGTCTGGTTTAACTACGGTTGTTTTATCGGTTTTCTCCATTTGATTCTCCTTTTGCTCAGATTACTTCAAAGAGGTGGTTATACGGCTGGATCTTTGTTCTATTTAATGCATTTGCAAATTTAAGGCTAAAGTATGTCACAAGGGAAAGCAACATGGAAGAACGCCTTATATTATCTGCTTTTAACAGCAACCGTATAATCGAATTATGATACGGGGTAATTTATATATCTCCTCACAACATATACTATCATATGTTACGATATTTTTCAAGATATATTATATGATGTGATTATTAAATTTTTAGAAACTCACTTCAACCTTTCAAGCATATCCGCAAGAACCTGTTTGATAGAAGCATTATCCTCCATTGTTTTTTCTGCCGCATAAATTGAATATTCTTCATGAGTCAGCTTTGCTTCTTCGTATTCATAAAATATAACAGTGCTGCCATCATCGTTTTTTTCTTGCATTTCTTTGATATTCCGACGAACATAAACTGTAGTAGGAGAAGATTCGTAATCAGTTTCTTTTGGAAAAACACTACTTCTTGATTTAATCCAGTTTAATACCACTTCTTTCCCTCCTTTCTTTTTGTCTTTTTTCTTCATATTTTCTATTCTTTCTCTTTGCCGTCTCTCTTTTGTCGTGCTTAGAAATTCTCTTTTTACACGATCTTATATTGACATATGGTTTAATGCGATTTTCATACATACCATAGGTATTCGTACAATCAATCCAGCCCATATACGATAAGACACCTTTTATTTCATGTAAAGTTGGTTTGTCATGTTTTGCAGCCCTGATCGCTTTTCTGGTTGCCTTTATCATAATAGATTTTCTTAGGATTGTTTTATCACAATAGAATCTAAAACCCATAAAATCCAAAAACCTACCCTTATGATTTCCGGCCTCATCAATATAATCAAATCTAAAAACCTGCCAATTCTCCTTCATTTTTAACTTAAGCTTTTCGTTTAAATATTTTTCTATGGCCTTTCGCATTTTATGGAGATCTGTTTTATCTTTTCCAAAAATCACCATATCGTCCATGTATCGAATATAATATTTTGCCTTTAAATTTTCTTTTATATAATGATCCAAATCCTGTAAATACCAATTTGCCGTCCACTGAGAAGTATAAAAGCCAAGAGGAATTCCTTTGTCAGAAGATATTACACTTGTTATCTCGTTTACAACGCGCATAAATTCTCTATCATGGATAATTTGTTTGAACTTGTTTAAGTAAATGTCATGAGGGATCGAATCAAAATATTTTTTTATGTCCATTTTAACAACATATTTGCAGTTTCCAATATCTCTATTGATCCATTTTTCTATCGTTTTCTTTCCTTTGTGTCCTCCTCTTTGGGGAATTGAACCATATGAATGTTCGTACATCCCACGCATGAATATTGGTTGTAAAACATTTACAAGCATATGATGTATTATTTGTTCTTTAAACGTTGGAACTATAATAGTTCTTTTCTTTCTTTGTATCCCATCATATATTTCAATTGGACGATGCTTTGCGTTTTTGAACGTTATCGCATACATCCATATTTCAAGTGCAAATTCAGGATCGTTTAAATATTTTTGAACTTGTATGCGACTTCTTTTGCCAATAGATGCCTTTTTTATAGCCAATTCAATGTTTTCGTCGCTTATAAATTTTTCAAACAAATGATTATAAGATTTCATTTCTCTTATTCCCATGTCCATTTTCAACTACATACCATGCTACTCACAGACGTTTATTAGGGTAATTTTTACCGAGAGGTAAGGACTATGCTGAACATTTAGTTATCGTCCCATTATGGAATAAGTTAGCGAAGCGTCATTGTTCCAGTTCGTATTCGTCGGGGCGTTGTTCAGATTAACCGTCGTGCCGTATAACAACCTGTTGTTCGAATTCGCACCAACAATCACAGTCGCTCAACAAAGCCCTGTTTTACAAATATTAAACGATCAAGATACCATTCCTTTATAAGAGAGCGAAGCGCCAAAGTACCAGTCCGTAACCGCCGGGGCGCCGTTCAGAGCAACCGCCGCGCCGCATAACAACCCGTTGTGCGAACCCGCACCAACAAACACATAATTATTTTGCGAATTATCAAACCAAAGTCCATCTGGAACATATGTAGTCCGGCTTCCTGAAGATTGATATGGGATAAATCCCTTGTCTGTCTTTTGCCATTTATTTATATATCCGCCAGATGTCCCGCTTGGGGTGGCTCCTGATATCGAAACATATCCACTCCCGGTCAAATTAAAACCGTTTACAGTAGAACCGTCTTCTTGCCCATAGGTCATTTTAACCTTTTGCGTACCCTTATCATTTACCCATCCAGCAAGAGCATTCCATCTATTTGCGTAAGGATTTTCGACAAAAAAGACTTTAACTCCTGCCGATCCTGCGTTTTCACCCCAAAACATTCCTTTTCCATCCATAGATCCTGTCGTTACCATACCAGTGTTAGACGTAGATACATAACCCGTAGAACATCCACGTCCAAATGTTCCTTGCAGATCCGTGCTTTTACCAATTAAAAACATATAATCTAACAGCATATCCCAATCTGCTTTATGCCACGTAAACCATTGTTCTCCTTGCCCACCACTATTATTGGTCTGTGCATAGTTGATTTCCTGTTGTCTTGTTGTATAATTACAAATACGTCCACTCGTAGTAGAAGTATTTGTATTTGCCGGTATATTAGAAATTGAACGTAATTGTCCGTTTATGTAAGAACCATTATAAGCACTTATATAGATATATGGCAGCACATTCCCGTTGATATCGTGATGGGCGTAAGCATGAAAATCATCGCTTAATTTTTTGTCTGAAATCACACAATACGACTTATCTCCAACTTGCCACCTATTAAAATAAGCAGTTGGAAATTCAACCATAACGTTCCCGTTATAACTTGAATTGTTGTAATCGGACGATACATTACCATCGGCCTTAAGAATATCGTTATTAGAATCAAAATAATAATCTACTATGCCATTTGATTTCAGCATGCACTTTTTCGGGAAAAAGAACTCGTTTCCCGTCCATGAACCCATGTCAAAAATATCATTGTCAAAATCCATGTGGGCACAATTATATTCAAGATTTTCACATCCCCAAGGAGAATCCCAATACTCTATATTTGTCATGGGGTCGGAGTTATTATCGTCAATACAATAGGCATAAACATGATACAACAGTACGTTTACATTGCATTTTTCTTTCATTTCGGATACAGTTACTGATCCACGGAACAAACCATTTGTCTGTGTATCAAATTTTATGCTATATGTCCCAACTTCTTCAACATAAAATTCAGCCTTTGATAAAGCCAAAGAAGCGTCTTCGAGGCGCATTGTTACTGTCCCGATCTCTGTTGTGCCTTTTAAAATTGTTCCTACCAATCCTGCCACATCCGGGCTCGTCGAAGACAAAACAATCGTCGAGTAATTCAAGGATAGATTTACAACATAGGTTCCGAAATAGGTAATATTTACAGACGCTTTTGCAACATTATTATCGTCATCTTCCGCAGAGGCGATTACAGTCCCGAATAAAGAAACATTTTGAAATACCGCTTCTCCATTATTACCCATTTCTGCCGTAAGTGTGGACAATCCATCTGTTAAAGTAACAGTTTTCCCGTGTAACACACTTTCCGTTGTTGTTACAAGTATTGTAGCTCCATGTCCTTCGTTATAAATAGTATGCCATTTTCCATCTCCAAACAAAGCCTTATTAACATCTGAAGTAGTCGGTTTTGTAACAAGCCCTTCCTTACCATCATTGTAAGAAGTTGCGCCATTCATAATCGTTGGAGCATCGGTCAGATCAGAATAGTTGCCAGATATTGCAACAGTAGAAAGAGTTGGTTTATTTTTTACATCCGCCCATTCGACAGACATAGGGAGTCCTTCTGACAAATCCGGTAATTGTTCTCTGACAAGTTTTTTAACTCCTATGTTTCCGGTTAATTTATACGGTCCATTCGCATAATTATCTGTTGTTACAGAATATTCTCCGTTTTCAAACTCAATTATAACATCAGGTTCCGTGCCGCCAAAAGAAAAGCCGACTGCATCATTCTCCCATGTTCCTGTTGCAACAGCATCATCTGATGCAATTACTTCTATTTCTTTTCCTTCTCGAAATTCTATGCCTTGTGTTGAAGATATAGCATTTACCGTAATTTCATAACTCTCATCTACAATTTCGAGATCTGCTTTCATATCGAGCACGGACAAATCCACAGAGCCACCAACGACTTTGCTGTCAACGTAATCCTTTGCACCTTGCAATCCTTCTCTAAATTGAGCAGGAGTAATATAACTCATTTTGCACCTCCAAATAAGGCATGGTTTAACACCACACAAAATGAAGAGCGGCTACAATCAGTAACCGCCCTTGACAACATTTTCATTTTTTTATAATTAATTTTTGCCCCACAATAATTAGATTCACATTGGCAATTCCATTGTCTGCTGCAATTTTTTGATAAGTTGTGCCGTATTTAGACGCAATAGCAGACAATGTATCACCGGATTTTACAACGTACACTTCGCTTGCGGACGCTCCTGCGACAATACGATTTACAATATCTTGCACGGCGCGGTATCTTGAACCGAGCAATTGCTGTCTTTTAGGATTGTTGCCAAATTTATTGTCTAAGACCATCTGTGCCAACTGCTCGTCTGTATATTGCGACAAATCGTTATTTGTTATAATAGACGTGTTTGCATTGGACGATGAATCAGAAGATGGGGCCTTATCAGTTTCAGGGATAGCAATATCTCCATCAACATATCGGAAATATGGAAGCATTCCGTGTTTGGTCCATTTCCGTCCATTGTATCCCTGTTTTTGATCAATATTTAAAACGGCAGTAATTTGAACCCCGTTGTCCCAACTCGGTGTACATTCTACAGCAAGGCCATTCCCGATATAAATTCCTGCATGACCGTCCATCCATAACATTTCTCCGATATGAATGAGGCTAAAATCTGATGTAACGCCAGAACATCTTTGAATCATTACATTTTCGGAAAGATCTTGAACTCCATTACAAGCATATCCTGCTCCACCATATTGACGGTCCCACTGATTACACCAACCCCACAATATTCCTTTTAATAAACAGATACAATCCCAGCCGTACACTCCATTTGGCAAGGATACAATGGCATTGGCATTGATTTTGTTATATGACGTTCCGTTCAATGCACGATTTTTATTTGCTAAAGTCATTGGCCATCCCCATGCTCCATTCACATAAAACGTTTTTGTGTTTTTCGCGATAAAAACAGCCGTCTCCGCAAATTGGATATTGTTTTCAATTGGATCGTGGAACTGAAATGACGCAATTTTACTTTCTGACGATGTTTGCTCGGAGTTAGATGAAGGTTCTGAAACATTTTGTTTCACGTTGACTTTATAACTTTCTATCTGTTCTTTGTTGGGTAAATAAAAATTGTTGTGTACAGTGTTGATATACGTAGGGCTTGTAGCATACCCGCCATTTTTAATGATTGTAATGCATTCTAAAACCGTGGTCGCATTAAGACTCGCTTTATAACGATCTTTTTCAATCAAATCAAAATAATCTCTAACCGAATCTATTAAACTTCCATATGCTCTGAATGCATCTGTAATATCAACGTAGGTTTTACCATCATAGCATTCCTTTGTTCGAGCACTATATACCAGACCACCATATTTTGCCGCCTGCACCCACCCTTTATCTGCTTTAATTCCGAGAATGGCGTTTGCACCCATCATAATGCCAGATGTTCCAAACCCAGATTCGCAGCAAGCCTGGGCAACACATGTCCAGGCTTGCGCGTTTCCGTATCCTCGTTCTTCACAAACTTGTGCTGCTAATGGTCCAACAGTATCAATAAAACTCCTGATCTGTTCTGTGGTAGCCATAATTATTCCTCTCTCTCGTCTGTTTGAACCATAGAATCATTCATTGATTTTACGGCAGCCTCAATAAGAATTTCGATTTGTTCGTCTGTAATATTGATATTCTTCTCGTTTCTAATCTTTTTGAGAAAGTCAACCACAGCCTTTTTCTTATCATTCCCATCAGCTTTTATAAACTGTTCTGCCCAAAGAACGGCATTCATAGCCCATGTTTCCATTTGATTCAAACGTTCCGTTCCAATTCGCTCTTTAATAAGAGGAATAAGATAAAGCGTTACACCCGCAATAACCGCCATTAAAATTGCTTTAATAATCTCAAAAGTCATCGTATTCATTTTTATCTCCTTTGGTCATATCCTCAAAAATTATTGCTATCAGAACCAAGATTCTCCTTCATTGCTTTAAAAAGGAGGTCCTTTAGGACCTCCTCATCAAGCTCATACGCCTTTGTTATTTTGGCAATATTTTCTTGTCTTGCTTTTACAGAATAAAATGCGTTCCATGTTGTTATCAATCCAAGAATACCAAGATCAAATGTAACAATAGAAGAAATCTCAATCCCTTTAAAAAGAGCAACAAATGTTGCAATGGTAACACCTACAAAGATAATATAGTTTATAAGCGTCATCTTTTTAGATGTTTCCATTCTTTTCTTCTTGCAAAGCTTTTTATCGATGATGCGCATGATAAAACCTCACTAGGGGAAACACTTATTTTTCATCATCTTTTCTAATTTTCCTTAATGGCTCTCCAACTTTATCTAAAAAATCGTCAAGTCTTTGGTGCGCAGAATCAGCCTTCATCTCCACTCTTGTCAACCTGTCACGAAATACATTCATTTCTTGTTTTACGCCTTTTAACTCATGCTTTATGTCTGTTATATCCATCTGGATATGATCAAGCTTAATCATTACTTCTGTAATGCGAGAGACATCTTGTGATACTTGGGCTTTTGTGTCACGAGCTTCTTCCTTGCTTCCTTTCTTCGCATATTGATAAAACGCAAAAATCAAAGAAACCAAAGAAATACAAAGTGTAATAATTACAATAGGGATGGAGGTAACTGTTCCTCCTCCTGTCGTTAAATAAATTGGCATTGTAGTTTACCTCAAACAATATGAACCATGATTCCTTCAGATCGGTATTTAGTCTCCTGTATTTTCACCACTTCCAGACCATAAGGCAGTAACAGTAGCAGCATCAATTTCTTCAAAATCTGATTCCTGAAGAGCAGTAATACCTTTATTTGCAACGAGTTCATTTGCTGCATTTACAGAAATACCAGTAATAACATTGCCATTTCCAGTCGCTTCACTCGCTACGGCAATTTGAGCGCCTGCCGCATTGTTCCATTTTGTAAGCATCTCAGGTGTAACAACACCAGCACTAGAAGAGGAGACCGTTGAAATCTGAAGTTCTCCAGTTTCCGCATCAACAGAAATAGGAGAGCCGGACTTGATCTTTAAAGAAATAACATTGTTTGTTACATCGATGCCATCACCAGCTGTATATTCATCAACCAAATCTTTGACATTTACATAAACATGAGTAGCTTGACCGTCGCCTTCAACGGTATTTATTACCATATCAATATAACGGTCGCCCACTATGTATCCAGTTTCTGGAGAGTCTGCTTCCGTAACGGTTTCAAGAGTGGCACTTTTAACTACGAGATCCTTCGGAAGATTGATCTTATCGCCTACTGCAACACCATCTTTTGTAAACTGATAACTTGCAAGATATCCTTCTGTAGCAGTCGTAAGCTTTTCAAGGCCATAAATCGGCAAATCGGCGGTTTTTAAATAACGAGAATCGATCTCCTGCTGAAGGGATTTTAAAGTTTGCAAACTTGCGTATTTAATTGCCATAATAAGTTACCTCTTTTCTTTTTTAGAAATAAACAAAGCCTCGACAAGCGAGGCCAACAATCCATTTGTATCTTTTTACCTCACATGAGACTCTCATCATCATCAATCAAAACTCCGATCCATCCGATTGAAGCCACAAACAAAAACAGAAGAACCCCCGCTATCATATCGTCCTCCATATTGCCGGGTTTATTCAAACAAATTCTCATTTATTTTAATCGTCTTACAAAAGATGTGTTTCAATGCGTAATTAGCTAGATAGTGACTAATGTTGTAGTTTTACCAAATGTCGCCGTAAACCCTTTGTTTTAGCTATGAGGAGTGTCAATTAGTTGTTTAATAACGTCTTTAAGTTTAATATTTGACTCGCTATCATTCTTGGCAAACAGTTCAACAACCCTATCATCAATTTCATCAATAGCAGAATCCATTAAGTTTAAGTTCTCGCTATTTATCTTCGTTTCCTTTGATGGTTTGTTTTTTCTAGTTAATACGCTTGTAAACTTTTTCCATGAACGCTCCTTATAGGAGCCGCATTAACTGGAATTAACCGTTAAGAAGTTCCTTTAATTCTTGGAGCGTATGCCATTTACCGTCTGACATTAAAACAGAATTCATTTCATTTATTTCTGCGGGAGGAACTAGTCCGGAATATCCTGGTTTTAATTTTGTCGGAGGAACATATAACATTGTTTCATATCCGGTAGTTCCATTATCGACAATGACATAACTTCCTTCGGAAATGGAGTATCCTTGGCCACTAACTGCTTTGCAATTAAACCATAGGGTAAATGGATTTCCAGCAAGACACATTTCTTCTGTAACAACAATATCCATTACATAGTCGAATGCTACTTGTCCAATACCAGCACTATAAGTTTTGTAATCAGAGGTTCCTTCGATACCAACTCTTGCATTACATTGATTCATCGCAGCATGGATGTTGGCTCGTATAATGCTCCCCTCTTCTAATGGTATTGATATAACGGTTCTATTATACAATTGATACTGTGTTCCAGAAGGCAACCAATATGTTTTTTCTCCTCCAAACTTAATCAATTGCTTATTTGTATCTGTAGTTAAAACATTTTTTCTGCCAAAAGTTCGATAAGCAGATTGATCTCCATCCCAATAAACAACACAACCGAAATATTCTCCTCTTGTTTGAATGACATATAAAAACCCATCTGAAGGAGAGATAACAGCTCCGTCTTCTTCATCAGAAAGCCAATTAGAGGCATACGCTACGTTTCCGACTATATACGAAGGGACAATATTAAGCCCCCCCCCCGCAGAACTTTGGCTTATTTCTATAATTCTGTCATCCAGATCGTCAATTGCTTTATCGATAATATTCAGATTTGTACTATTGATTGGCGTGTTTTTACTCGGTTTTCCTTCCCAATTAATCCGTTCATATAATTTTTCCATAATATATTCCTTTAATTATTGTTAGGATTTTTCGTATCGCTAGGATACAAATCTTCGGCAGGATACAGATCATCAGAAGGATATAAATCGCCACCTGTAAACCGAATCTTCCTGTTATGAACAATAACTATCTTGCCATCCTGCAACTTCTCTCTCGGATCAAAGCCCTCTACAATTTTCATGCTTTAATCCTCCTTATGGTTCGTCAGGATCTGATCCGGTGATTAAAGTACAAAGTTCCTCAACCGTATACCATTTACCATCAGACCCAAAGAAAGATAATACTTTAGAAGACGGCGCAGGAAGAGTTCCGGAAACAGCATCGCTTGTATCCGTCTGTGGTGTATATTCCGCAACTTCTTCAGTTACATTCGATTCTGTTGCCATTTGATATGGTGCCCACGTATTATCCGTAAAAGATTCGTGACGCAACATTGCTCTGTACCTAAATCCACCGCCCAACTGATAATACACATATACCGTTCTGTCTTCCGGGACATCTACTTCCCATTCATAGAAAGATACCATATATATATCAGGGTCTTCAGATAATGGGCTTGTTTCTCTGAAGAAGAATTTCCCTTCACCATTATCCAGATAACTCATGCTGCATACAAAATATGGATCAGCCGGTTCATTCTCTGCCCAATAAGATAAAATATACTTACCGGCTTTAAGATTAACCACACAGTTTGCCGTATCTATTCCGTTCCGATTGGCTGCTCCGCTTTCATACATCCATCCGTCATTTGAAGTCGTCACAGAATAATACTGTGCCGATGCTACCGGATGTTCCTTGCTCTTAGGAAGCAGATTCTTCACTTCATTTACAACTGCGCTTACTTGATCTGCAATTACCTTCTGTTCTGTCTTTGTCGCGTAATTAGAGTAATCAGCACGACCTTTAATTGTTGCGCCTTCAGCCATGTTTCACCTCCATTACGCAAACAAAGCGGCCACTTCTGCCGCTGTTGTTTCAACCGCCTCGTTATCTGATAGACCTTCAAGGTCTGAAAGCAAAGCGATTTCCTTCATAGGGATAGTCTGAACTTCACCAAGAATGTCGTCTTTAACTTCCATCTGTCTTTCGGAAGCGCTCCATGTCCATGTATAACCAACCTTTTCACCAACAGCCTCACTAATGGATATGTCCATTTCGTCTTTTGTGGGATAATCTTCGAGCGCCGTTTCAATGTCTTCTTTTGTTACAAGATTGCTTGTATCAATAAAAGCAGATCCAAACTTTTCCCATTTATCATCAATATAAATCCACTCACTATACAGATTGTTTTCTACAAGCGAATCCTTTACGAGATAAATACAGTCGCTACGAATATTCTGCGTAGGAAGAGTAGTAACGGCAACAATATCCAAACTGTTAATATTCGCGACAATGTTGTCTATCTCGTCCTTTGAATACGTTTCATTCTTCAGATAATAGTTCGCAAGATCCTCTTGAACCTTTCCAATGTCCGCTTTAATCTGAGTATCATCATATTCGTCCGGAATATCAGATGTTTTGGCATAGCCTACGTCATCATTTAAGTCACTAATGTTTGTCGGAATATCATCTACTTTAGCAAAATTACCTTCTGCAATTTTTTCAGCAGCTTGTTCTGCTGCAATTTGCCTCGCTTGATCTTCCGTAATTCCACCTATTTCTCCAGTATAAGAAATTACAGTATCTCCCCCAGCATTCTTTTCAATGCTGATGCTATCTCCAGCCGTCAATTTGTCCTGTTTATCATCGAGAGCTCCTGCAATAATCTTGTTTTGTACCGGGTTTTCGCTATCGGCAGATATAACAGAATCTACAATGACTCCACTTAACGAAATACTATCCAACGCGGCTTTAATAGCCTTATTTTGTACGGGATTTTCTGACGTATCAGACAATGTATCATCAATTGTAACAACAGGCTGATATCCAGAAAGTTTTGCATCAATGGCAGAATCAACTTCGGCGGCAGTTTGATACCCGGAATCATTATTTAGATCACTGATATTCTGTGGAACATCTTCTTTTTTTGCATATTCAGAAAGGTCAAATGCTATATATGCAATTTGTCTCTCTATTTCTTCCCTTATTTTCTCTATAGATACGACACCGTTACCGCCGTACCATTCTAATTTGTTGGCCATATTAGTTTTACCTCATTGAAAAAGACCTTACGGCCAATTCTTACTTTCTTTATTTATTTATGAATCATGCGGGCGAGAAAACCAACGGTTTTAACCGTGAGAAGCGTCAAGGTTCCTCCGGATCCACGCCCGATCCGCCACCAAATATATCATCGATAATATCTTGCACATCATCATCAGACGCAGCATCAACAGAAGACGAAGAAGACGCAATCGCAGTATCCACTTCACTTTTTGTATAATAATCTGATAAATCCACCGATGCTGTGCCAAATTTCTCCCAATCACCATTGACATAGACATATTCGGAATATAAATTGCCTTCATCTGTCGAATCATTCAAAAGATAAATACAATCTGTTCTGATGTCGGATGTTGGAAGAGCGGCAACCGTTACCAAATCAAGGCTGTTGATGTTTGAAATAATACTATCTGTTTCCGATCTTGTGTAATAATCAGATAAATCAATATTATTTATTGCCATTAAATTTCCGTTGGAATCAAGTAACAATCCGTTTCCAATACTCTTGATTACCGCCAACGATGCAAGAAGCGTTTTCTCCTCAGTTGTATATTCTTCGGGGCTAAGTCCTTTTCCATCAACTTTATCTACTTTTTCATCTAACCCAGAAATAAGGTCTTGAGCAGAAGATAATCCTGAAAGTCGTAATCTCTGCTCGTCCGGCTCTCCTTCATTTAAAATCAATTCTTTCGTAGTAAGATCCCAAGAGAACAAATAGTCATATACGCCATCTGTTCCAGTTGTAATCTTTTTCCAAGATTCCGCATCTGTCGTATCTGCATTTATTAGAATGTACGCTGCCCCTTCATCTTTAACAGATACAATCATTCCAATATATTTATATGGATAAGATGACGCATCTAATAATTCCTCTTTGTTTTCAACAACCAGTCTTGCGTCAAGAGGTGCTGAAACCACGGCTTCTATATTGGACGTTAAATTCAACGTCCCTGTTCTTCTGCCCATTACAAGCCCCTCCTTACTTCCATAAAACCTTTATTGTTCGTGGACCAGCCTCATATCCACGATTATCAGAATATCTCTTATACTGAGTAGAACCATGCGTTACATCCGATACTGTAAATTCTGAGGCACAATCTTCGTATTTGTTACTTAACTGGTTAAGTACTTGAATGTCTGTCACCTCCCAATCAACAGAAATATCAAATGTTTCCACGTCACTCAATGTCTGTGCGGGGAACTCAAATATTTTTGACTTTGCAGACTTGCTTACTAATGTTTCTTTCGTAATGGCAGTAATATCTGCTGCATTTGACCAAATTGGATCAACAAATTCACATGTTACAGTATTTGTTGAAATTTGCCCTGCCTGCAAGGCGTTATCATAATTTTCTCCGGCACTATTCTTAGGCTGTTCACCTTCATTATATTTTACTGTACCAACAAATGTATTATTGGTTTCAGATACATTTGTCGAGAATGTCGAATTAGTTTGTTCCGCTCCATTATTCAAAGCATACGAAACAGCCTCTCCGGATCTATACCCACTTGTTCCATATGAAGGAGAAATAGATCCTCTGTTAAACGAAATGTTTATCGTGATATTTGCAGTAGTTCCTTTTTCAAACAACGTTCCGTCTTGGATGCTAAGAGTGGCACTTGGCGCAGTGAGTCTGGGATTTTCAAGCGGATTTAACACGTCTCTTAAAATTTCTTCAAGTGTCGTCCCCTTTGGATAATTCGTACCAGAAATAACGCCTCCAACATCTTTTGAAACATTTAAATCATCTTCTAATTCAGAAGAGATCCCGGACACATCAATATTTGCACTGCCAAAACGTTCCCAGTTACCATTAACATAAATATATTCGGAATAAATATTGTCTTCTTCAGAATTATCTTCAATAAGATAAATAGCATCTTCCCGAATATTTTCCGTCGGAAGGGCGGTAACAAGAATTAATTTAAGATTTCCGTTATCGGGAGTAATATTAATTCTATTATCCTCTACTCCATCTTTCTCCAAAATAAGCTCGTTGGTGGACGCGTCATACTTCAGACTATATAAAACAGTTGAATCATCGCTGCTTTGATTTATAACGCCCCCACCTTGTATAATAATAGGTATTCTATTCATGCCGATACCTCAATCGTTGAATGTTTTCAACGTCTTAACTTTATCTATGATTATTTCACTAGCCGTTTTAATCTCTGATTCCGTATTGTTTCTCCCTATAGAAATCCTGATTGTTTCGTTTATTTCATTCTCTTTTATCCCCATAGAACTCAATACATGTGACGGTTTTGTTTGATTTTCATTACATGCAGATCCCGCTGAAACACACACGTTTTCCTCATCGAGAAGCTGAATTAACTCATGGTTCTTGACGCCAGGTATTCTCACGCTCAAAGTAGGCACAGATCGTACAATTTCATCATTATTAAGCTGCGCAATAACTTCCTTTTTTAAAACATCCAACATATTGTTTGACATTTTTTTAAGCCCGAATTCCTTATCCTTGTCTCCGAGATAAATCTTTGTTTCTTCGCATGCTGCTCCAAGTCCAACGATTCCTGCAAGGTTTTCTGTTCCGCCTCTCAATCCAGACTCTTGATGTCCACCAATAATATAAGGGTGTCTATGAGCAATGTCATATAAGGTAGATCTTTTTCTTATATACAAAAACCCTACTCCTTTAGGCCCATATATTTTATGTGCGCTTCCGGACAATGCATCCACACATAAATCCTTTACATCTATTTTTATATGACCAAGCGCCTGTGTAGCATCCGTATGAAAAGGTACATACATATAGTGGCTTTCTTTTGCAAGACTTTTAATATCATTGATTACTCCGGTTTCATTATTTACCATCATAATTGACAATAAAGTAATCCTTTTTTTATTTGATCTGAATCTTCTTTCCAGTGCAAAAGGATGTATCTCTCCAGTTCCAGAACAACGAACAATTTGATACCTGTCTTTTGTCGCATATTCGAGAGATCTCCAAATGGAAGCGTGTTCAATATTGGAAATCATTATGCTCCCAATGTCACGAAATTCATCTAATACAGAATGGAGCATCCAATTATTTGCCTCTGTTGCTCCGGAAGTAAAAAATATTTCTTCCGGCTCTGCATTAATTAAGGAAGCAACCTTTTCACGGGCTGCTTCTTTTGCTTTTCGCGCTTTTAATCCTAACGAATAATTAGAACTTGGATTTCCATATTGATCTTTTAAATACGGCATCATTTGCTCAAAAACATACCGTGATGTTTGAGTTGTAGCTGCGTTGTCTAAGTATATTATAGACATTATTAATCACCTCTATATCGTTATTCTTGCCCATTAGAACCACCCGAACCATTTGAGCTGCTCGAAAACCCAAACACCTCATTAATCATAGCCGTGATATCTTCATCTGGTTCCGAAGATATATAGGTTCCATTTTCATCTATATACCGCTTTACTCGTCTCAAACTCTTGTCGAGTTCTTCGGGAGTTATATGGCTCATAATTTATTCCTCTTAAATAAATCCGCATGGGACTATCATATAGTAGTATGTATAAGCAGTAGTAGTAACAGAAGCAGAATCCGCTTGGCTTCCCTTTGGTCTTGTTGGATTTGTCCATGACGGGTTTCTCATAAACGAAGTGCCACTTGCCCTGTCTGGAGACCTCAACCAATAGAAAAGTCTCGTACTGGTATCGCTGGCAATCGTCCCCATCTTTTTATTATGCCTGTTTGTCTCTGTCTTATAATAGTCCCATTGGTTTCCTTCGTATCCATCTGGCCATGTTAGATTGTTATTGGTCGTAGAATCAATAATCGTTCCATTTATTTCTGTCATTGACGCAAGGAAAATATCTTCTTGCGTTTCATCATATAGAACGCCTGTTTGGTTTGGCTCTGCGGTTTTTACTGTACATTCTTTTAACAGATCTTTGAATCCTGTCGGCAAAGCTTCTTTGTAAACAGAAGAACACCATGCTTTTCTTGCGGAACCGGTCCAACTACCACTATTTGTAGCAGTAGGATTCATATATCCGGGTTCCGCGAGTCCATCTTTTTGTTGCCAAACAAACGCACACTCCTTATTATCGCTCGTCATATATCCGCCCGAATTAACAAGCACGATCTCTACACTTTGAGAAGCATGGCTCTCTCCTACATAAGTAGCGTCCATAGCCGACAACGAAACCGTTCTTGTATCACCAACAGACCAATAATCATGAATGTCAATGTCGCCTGCATAATGAGCTGCGAGCATATCCGCAAGTTCCTGATCTGTCCCACTTGCAAACGAAACAATTTTAACCCCGGACTGGTTATCATCACCAAAAATATCTATTAACATTTGATTGATTTGTGACATAGGAGTATCATCACATCCGATTCCGGTTCCCGCATTTTGCAAGGCATTATATATCCCGTCACTTGTTACTGGGTTAGAACTATTCTTGGTAGGAGTCAAATCAAACGTCAATTTATCTTGTTTCCCGGAAATATCGGGTATGTCGCTTGTTAAAGCAAATCCACTTACATCTGGGATAGAAGATATATCCGCCTTCTTATCTAACGCCTCTTTGATCACTTTATTTTGGACAGGATTTTCAGACGTTAAATCTAACACGGCGTCTACTATGGCAGGCGTCCCGCCGCTAATATTTTGCAAGGCCGAATATATTGCTTTATTTTGCACCGGATTTTCCGATGTTGCATTAAGCGTTGTATCAACAGTAATCGGCGTAGCAATTGGAATATTTTGTATTGCGGTATACACACCTCCGCTTGTTACTGGATTTATACTATTCGCGGTAGGAAAGGAGTCAAATGTTAATACATCTTGTTTCGCTGTCAATGCCGACTGAGTTACAAATCCGCTTACATCAGGTATGTCACTTGCATTTGCCTTATTATCCAATGCAGACTTAATTACTTTATTTTGCACCGGATTTTCGCTTGTATCGCTTAAAACAGTATCGACGCTTATAATAGTTCCGCTGCCGCTTATATTTTGCAAAGCATCATAGATTACTTTGTTCTGAACAGGATTTTCAGAAACAGAACTAAGGACAGCATCCACAGTTATAGGATCTCCGGAACCAATGGGCTGACCATTATATAACAAATCCCCATTTGTTCCAGTAGACAACGCATCAAGGGTGGACTTGTTTGGAATCCACCCTTGAAGAACACCTTTAACATATTGTTTTACATTATCCAGGCTTGTAGCCTTATTATTATCTGCCATAAATTATTAAATCCTTTCCGTTACGCGGCCAACTCATTTAATGTTGCCTGGATTGCGTCGTCTATTTCTGTTGTTGTGTAATTTTCTGTGTTGTAAAGGTTTGAAGTATCACCAATATAGTCTGTGTAATTCTCGGAATCGAGGAGTTTGATCCATCTCTCTGTTCGATGGTTCGTCGTCCCTCTGTTATAATACAACCCATCTAATATTTCATCATATCTAAAATCTGTCGCATGAGACCCTGTTCCGATTTTGCCAAACGCAGCAATTGTAAGTGGAAATCTTGAATATGCTGTTTTATAATTGTTTGCTACCCCGATCATATCTCTGCCATATGAGACATTGAAATATGATGCGACTACATCTTCTCCATCTAAAGAAGTTCTGATTACACCATTCGTGTTGTCTAAAGACACACCATTCCAATCAGTCCATTCAAATGTGGAACTATTATATGTGGTTTTATAATAAGAACTTATCGTTGAATTGAGACTATATGTTTTTGCTGAAGATATATCAAGTACATAATTATCGACAGCAATCCAATCGCACCAACTAATCGATGATGTGTGTTCTTGTCCATATGATACATAAATCCTTTGGGTTTTGCGAGTAGTATTTCCCCAAAACAACATACCTCTTTCATTTTCTTCTATAATATATACAGCTCTATTTAGGTTTGTTCCTTTTATGGCCAAACATATATAGGCACCAGTTTTAGAACTTGGAGAAGAACCAGTATAAGTAACAAATCCAGCAGAGTTTATAGGTATGTCATCCAAAGAAGAAACAGATAAATTTGCTCTTTTACCAAAGGCATCTATATTACCATTTGCATCAATCGTCACAGAGCTTTCTGAATTTAACTTGACGGCTCCAAGCTTGGAAAGTCCTGCTATTGGGAGCCTTGTTCCATCTAAAATACCATCTAACTCATCTTTAACGTTACTATTGGTTCCATATTCTATCAATGATGCATCATAATCGCCGTATTGAGGAACGATGTCCCCTGTGCGAGTATTGAACGTCGTCACTGATCCCGATATTGATATTTTCCCGTCAGAATCGATATTTATACCTTCACCAATCTTAACCACACCTATTTGTGTTTCAGATGCCATTGGCAAGCCAGATCCATCTGAAAACGATTCTAAACCAGAATCTATCTCATCAAACTTATCCTTGACGCTTTTTGTCGTATTATATGTTACTTGCGTAGCACTATAATCACCGTCAACAGAAACGATATTTCCGGTTCTTCCATTAAAACTTGTTACAGCACCAGATATTGATAATGTTCCGTCGGAAGAAATAGATAAACCGTTTCCAACCTTTATTCCACCCAAAATAGAAGAGGTAGCAATTGGCAATGAATAATTCATTTTTCCTTCTGAATCAATAAGAATGTTGCCACCATTTTTAACAAGGCCTAAATTATCTCCTGCAACAGATTCCACTGCAATCCGACTTCCATTAATGGTTGGTGCTCCGGTAAAAGCCGGTGATTCAAAATCCTCTGTGTCCAACAGTCTTATTGGTGTCGTCCATTTCCATGTCCATTGAGCACCTTGTTCATAAGATCTGTATCTCGAAGTATATATTTTTGTTTTATACGGGAATAAATTAGTTGGAGTAGACAAACCAGCCGAATATGAATTCGCAATCAGAGCAATGTTCCCAAGTTTGATAACGCCCATATACGCTGGATTATCTATTTCGGTATCGGTCGTATTTGTAATGTTCCCAGCAGAATAGTTCGGCGCATTTTTCCATGTTAAAGAAGGATCGGCTCTATGCCAAACCTGATCATCATACGCCTTAAAATCCAACTCAGATCTCACAGTTTTACTGCTATCCTGCGGATCATACCAGATCATATTAGAATTATAATCACCATCTGCGGCAATTGCTTCTCCAGATTGTCTTGTGCCTTGATTGCCAGTCCATCCAGTAACAGCTCCAGATGTTTTCAAAGTTCCATCAGATTCTATTTCTAAGCCATTTCCAATTTTAATCATGCCAAGACTGGATGTACTTGCAATAGGTTGCCATGCCTGTACCCAACTTTGGGTCGCAATTGGTATATTATTTAAAGTAGCAACTCCGGTCAGTTTAGTATTATTAGATGCAGCTTTTGTTGACCATAAATTATCAATCGCTGCTTTTACAGTAGAACCGGAAACGTTACCGCTATATTTAATTTGAGTAGAATTATAATCATCAGATCCAGGGACGACATCGCCATTTCTACCATTAAAAGATACAACGCCATCCATTTCTATGACGCCATTATCAACTTTAATCCCTCCATTTGGTTTAATTCTTACGATGCCGTATTTGGACTCCGATGCTTTATCTTGTTGCCCAAGTCTGTAACTGATAGCCGTTTGAACAAATGTGGCAGTTGCTATGCCAGATCCGTTATATCCGGGATCATTTAAATAATCAGATATAATAGTAGGAGTTCCTGTAAAGGAAGGAGAGTCCAATTTTGCATATTTTGTTATATCAAAATCTTCAAAATTACTACTTCCCTCGACAGAAAACGTTTTGTTCCATGCATATTCATTATCTGATTTATGCACGAAATAATAACTATCATTTGTTTCAAAATCGCAAAACCATAAAATATAGGAACTAACATTGTTACCAGCATTATATTTTAAATAATACCCGGTCATATCTTTAGACGTAGGACCATATGCCGCAGATAATTTTGTAACGCCGGAGGAATTCATTGGAATGCTATTAAGCGTACCAATATTTAAATTTTCTTCAGAACGAATGTATTTTAACTTGCCATTGTTTAAATAATCTACATCAACAGTAATTTGATCCGTATTCTTTAGAATAATTCCATCGCCATTAACCCTAACACCACCTCTTGTACTTGCACTTGCTGGAGGGAGAGTATATTGGTTAATGACGACACTACTACCTCCACTACCATCATTTATAATAGAAATTTTTTCGTCAATGGCCTCCATTACAAACTTGGTTGTAGCTAAATAGTCATTTGACGTACCTTTTGCAAGAGTTACATATTTTGCATTTCCGGTAAGAGTAAGATTTTGAGCGGTTCCGTTTAATTTTAATACATAATCATCGAATTTATTATCAACATTGTTGACATATTGCGTAATAGCACTATTTGCTATAGGATTCTGACTGGATGTGTTAGGAGATGTATCTACAACAACATTACCACTTCCGCTTGGTAAATTAACACTGAGCACTCCACTCGCATTTATTGACAATCCGTTTCCTACGATAATACCGCCAAGAGTGGATGTCGTAGCAACAGGCAGCGTATACCCAACTACATTTTGCAACTCTGTTGCAACATGATTTCGTACCCAAGCAATATTTACTATTTGCGTACCATTATCATTGGGACCCGGCGTAGGTGTCGTAGGTCTGCCTGAAAAAGCCGGAGAATTAATCGGAGCCTTTGTATTAATAAGAGATAACAGCCTTTTTAACTCGTAATCTACATTTGCAGTATTTGACCATTCGCTCCCGAATGTAATCATTGTTGCATCATAATCGCCATTCATGGCAACTACTTCATTGACTCGTCTTGCACCTTGCTTGCCAGTCCACGATGTAACAATACCGGAAACAGACAATACGCCCGTCTCTGTTATATCAAGACCTGCGCCGACCATAATACCGCCGAGTCTTGTTCTGGTAGCAATTGGAAGTTGTTCAAGATAGAACCAGCCGTTATCCTCCCAATTTTTCCCTCTTTTTACCCAGATACGATCCTGATCATCTGGCATAAAGAAAAAAGAACCCTTTCCATTGCCGCGATATGTATCAGGATAATATGGATTTGCACAATATGTTGGTAGCGTAGGTAGTCCATCTAACTTCCAAAATGTACCATTTATAATGCCTCCGGTGGGAGAATTAACGGGATCCGGCTTAAATCTTTTATTTTCCGAATCCCATTTTAGACAACCTATTCTTGCCCAGCCAGAATCAGTGGTTCTAAGAGAATCTATTGTTTGACCGTTCCAAAACTGACGAACAATACGTCCTTCATCTTTTATTACCGTCCAGACACCAGGATGGCCACTTCTTGCCATAGCGCCGACCATATTTGCATCATAGTCTTCTGATTCATTGAGATAATCATCCATACCAACAGGATAAACTTTTCCAACGCGGTCGTTAAAAGATATGATGTTGAACTGGTCAAGAACTTTTATCCATTGTCCGGCATTCTTTGTTGTCCACCAAAGACCACCTTTCAAAAGATATTCCTGCTCAATTTTAATGGTTTTACCATTGAGAGTCTTTGTATCTGTTTGCGGATCTTGAGAAAAAAACGCCATGTTGTTATAACGAATATAATATCCATTAACATCTTTGTCTGTTTCGATAGGCGCATATATTGGAGAAATGCCCAATTGTCCAGCAGCATCTAACGGGATGTCGCTAAACTTTGTGACGATGCTTTTAGGATTCAAAACTTGAATAAAATCAGATTCTATTACAGATAACCTATCTTTTATCGGGTTATTAGAATCATCTTTCGGATCTTTTCTCATCTCAAGATGATCGCCAACTTTTACACCACCCAATAATTTCTCTGTCGCAATTGGCAACGTATAATTAAACATATTGCCAAGCTTTGCCTTATCTTCATCTGTAAAATTATTATCTGTATGGACATAATTCCCATCTACAACAAAATTGCTAAGATCCGGATAATCAACAAGATCATAATAACTTCCCGTATAAGCAACGAGTGCGAGGCTGGGCGAGTTGTCTACGTTATAATTACCTAAATAAATCGACGGCTTCTGATCTCCGTCTTCTTGAATAGAAGTGACCTCAATGCCGCCATCTAAATGCCATCTTTTCTGTTGTACTTTTCCTACTTTTGCCATGAGGTCTGCTCCTAAAATATAATGTTATTATGAAATCTTACACCAAACATAAACTTTGAATCTTGTTGGATTCAATTTAATCGAATCCGGATTGTCTTTTCCTTTATACATATATCCCGTAGTAGTAAGCCACTGACCAGGCACAATTAATTTTTCTTCTTCATAAGTACCAAATCTATACCCATCGTCTTTTCCACCGATCGCATCCTTCTTTATATATCGCTCATTAATAAAATAGCTGCTAAAATCATTTACATCTTTTACTCTAAAAGAACTTATTCTAGTCCTCAAATCATCCGTGTCAAAATTGTGCGTATGTTGCGGTAGATTTGAAAAATTAATTTTAAATTCATCAACGCCCTGATATATCTGGGAATAATTTCTTGCCATACGATCTGTCATTGTTGCTTTAAAAGAAGCAGACGATTCTGGCGAAAATACATTTTTCCAATTTCGCATTTTTGTATAATTGTCTTCTGCGGGTTTAGTTATCATTGCTGAATTTCCGATATAATCATCCGGCACATCGTCGTGACCGGTAAAATGACCAGCATAAAGATAAGCGTCTTGTACCAAAACCCATTTTCCACCAAAATGTTCTTCTAAAAACTCATATACCATTTGCCCATTTATCGTTGGGGTTGTTGTAAGATAAATAGAACCAACTTCACCATAAAGCCCCTTGAAAATCTTATCTATTTCCCCAAATTTTGCATTAACTGTATTTTTAAAATCTCTCAACTCATTTAACAAATCATTCAACTGCTCCTGCAATTCTGCAAGCTCTGCTTCAAGCCAATCCATCTGATTTTGCAACACCTGAATCCATGCGTTCATGGTCCCCATAGAAGTTTGGACAAACAGGTTTAATTCATTAAACTCTTGATTCAGATTGTCGATCTGCATTTGTAAGTTATCGATTTGTTTCTGAGTTGCGATTTTTGTAAGAGTCCACCTTGCCTCAATGCTATAATGAGCAATATACATTACAATGGAAGTGAGATCAGTCGTATCAATCATTACTGCCATTTTTTCAATACTGTTTGAATCTTTGCCCGAATAGCAATAGCAGTAATGATTTGCTGGCAATGTGTATTCCCCAGCCGTAATTGCATTAAGCGTTTGAATTCTGCTGTAACCGATTTCCGGAATAGCATCTAAACTGGCGATCCCAGTTGTTCCAATGTTGTAACTATTATATTTTCCGTCCAGTTTATCATTTAAATCGTCATTCATATCCGTCAAAAACACATTCAACGGATCCCCATTTGGCATTTCAACGTCGCTTGCATGAGTCCAAGTAGATATTTTATGCCAAATTTTATTTGTAGCATCGACCAGAATTCTTTGTGCCTGACCGATAACTATTCTTTCTGTCGCCATTTTATATGTCTCCTTTAATTAATCGGGCGGGAATTCTCGACTATTTACAGCCGAGTAGTTTACTCATGCAATGCGTTGCCATGCAAATACGCCATACAAATGTTCGCCCCGGTCTTCATCTTGAACGGCTTTGTATAAGTCTCTTTGATGATATCCTGTTTGCTCCGGACTTCCTTTAATTGCCGTAAGAATGCCTTCCGTAATAAGATTCCATGTACCTCCGAGGAAATTTCCAGGATTTTCTCTTGTAAGATTGATATAAATAGCACCTACCGGCCAAAGCTGTCCAGTAAGAGAAGCAACAATTTGTTCTCTTAAACCGGTTTCGTCTGTAGAAAAGTCGGTAGGACTGATAATCCTTGTTATGATCCAGGGCGCACCTGTCATGCCAGTATTGGTGCAAATATAGCCGCCACCAATCAAAAGATCACTTTCGCCTTTTGAATTGGAAAACATTACAATTGTTTTATGCTGTCTCTCGTCCTCGTGAGACATATACATATACTCACCAGCAAGAATGTAAGTCGTAATATTGGATACTTTCTCATAATAACCAATTGTTTTACTTTGAGTAATAAGCGCCTTACCAACTTCATTCATCGGAATGTCATCAAGAGATGCAATGCCAATCCTTTTACTGGAGTAGCCAAGTTTAATTCTTTCAAGTCTTGCAATCTGCTGTTCAAGATAATATTGAAGTTCATTCAATTCTCTTTTAGATGTCATCAAATGACCCATCCAACCACCACTTGCAGCAGTCCTCGTAAACACATAGAATGGCGTACCAAGCGTTATATATGAAGCAGTTGTCCTTCTTAAATCAAATACGAATATTGTCTTGTCAACTCCGCTTTTGCCAAACGAGTAAGAAAAATATCCGTATGGTGTTGAATTATACGTAAGAGTAACATCGCCTACAACAATACTTCCCATATCCTGATCTACTTCAAACTGTCCAAATGTATCATCTTCGAGATCATTTAAAGATGTTATTACCAATGCATTTTTAGAAAGATTATATTTGTCTTCCATAGCAACGGTAAGCGTATCGCCATTTTCCATTTCGACATCATTGGCATGCGTCCACAAAGAAATTTTATGAAACACTCCGTTGGCTGCATCGGTAAGCACACGGAATGCCTGTCCTGTTATTGTTTTTTGTTCCATGTTGCCTCCCTATGCACCTTCATACTTTACATACTTTTGATTCGGCGACGTATCCGAAGTCTTACATATCATAAAACCAACTTTTAAATTATGATATATTTCGGTCGGTTTTTTACGAAAGAATAATTCAACCATGTCGTCGCCATCAACAGAAATTAAATTGGCATGCATATTTGCAGTTCTTGATGTCGGCAGCGTGATAGACTTCGATTTGTTGTCTGGCGTAAACCAATCAAATTCAAAACTCCCGCTTTTATAATTCTCTACACTACCAGAAACATAATAATTCCAATATGACCATATTTCTCCGTTAGAAAGAACTCCTTTTGGAACAAGACCAATCCTAAGATTAAGAGCACTTGTCAACGAATCAGAGCCGCCATTTATTGTAACATATCCATCTTCATCAATTACTACACTCATATCTGTACCCCATATCGAGGTCATAGATAATGTTGTCGGAGGATAATTGCCCAACGTCATTTTTAATTTATTAATGCTTTCTTTTGCTTCGTCTTCATCGAAATATCCTTTTGGTCCAATCCATACCTGGTCTTTAATAATATCCTTTGGCGTGTCAGGTTCTTGTTGATAAACAAAAATCTCAGGCTTTTTAAAAGAATCAAATACTCCGGTAGCATTATTTATATTTGTTTCATTCAAAACTAAAAAGTTTTGAACGGCCTTGATTCTGTTCACCATCAAATTATATAAATCCCCAAAGTATCCATGTACTTCCGCATATCCTTTTATATAAGTGTGAGCAGCTTCATAATCCCCCGTAGACATAATTCGCTCAAACTCATTCCAAATAGCAATCTCATTTTTATTGATGTCTTCAAAGAAGATAAGATCATCAACCTTATTAGGAATGGTTCCTGCGCTGCTCACCGCGAATACGCTATTTTTATTGTAACTCGGCATATCCGCCTCCTCCATTAATTCGGGCCAATCCAAATATCTTGGTCTGACCCGACAAAATTGTTTTCGCTTGCAGTATAATACAGTTGCTGTTTCTTCGATTGCACATATAACTGCGTGTTTCTGATGTCTTCAACAATCCTGTTTACATCTTCAGCAGTAAAATTATACTGTCTAAGAGTGTCATTGTTTTGTTGAATTAAATTTGCCGCAGCAGTATAATTTCCTGCCATCCTGTATTGTCTAACTTGTTCCACTAATGTTCGGACCGTATTATCTACATCTTTAAATTCTGGCAGATTAATAGGCGTATTGGGAAAATTAGACAACTCGTGGGTATAACTCATATCGTCCTCCTAAGCCAACCCCTTTGTCTGTCTTGCAATATATTTTGCTTCCGCTAAAGGGATCTCTCTAATAACTTCGATTTTTCTACATACCGTTTTTGTATCATCTAAAGATACATCAACCGGTCCATACGCTTTTACATATGCATACCTACTCCCAAGTTCAGGAGGATAATACTTAAACGCATCGTTCATATCCAAGCAGAAATGGAAGCCTTCTTCACACATTTCAAATTCACCATCATGCACAAAGATACTGCCAACAGCATATTGATATCCAAGACAAACGAAGTTTTCATCCAATCCCTTATAACCATATGTAGTCTTTTCTTCTTCGTTGTACAAAGGATAAAAACGATACATCTGGACCGTAGAAGTGAGAGAATCAAAGTTGTGACTAATTTGAGAAATGATATAGTCATGCGCTTCTTCATCTCTTATCGGCCTGTAGTTCACCTTAACATTTACATCGTAATATGGGACCAAAAGAGTGGTAATAGTAATATGATCTGTAAGCCTGCAATTTCTCCAATTTTCAAAGATCGCTCTTTGCTCTGCAAGATAGTCGCTCGTAATATTGTCATATTCATCACCACTTTTGACATCCAATAACTCTCCGAGTTTTTGCACCGTATACGGAGAATCAGGATAGATCGTTAAATGAACCGTTTTACAATTGTAAACATCCTGAAAATATTCTTCGCTATACTTCTGTACAATTCTGCCGTCAGAACAAGTATGTGTTCCTGAATTATGAGACCCATCTACTAACGCATCAATAGCATGAACCTGCCAGGAGCCAATATAATATGCTTTGGTAATAGTTACACCCTCAATGCGAGACCGATCAATCTGAAATACATATACGTAATTCTTAGAAAACGTTCCTGCTTCATAAAATTTATCGGTATTTCTGTCATAAATAGGAACTCTGCCAAGTTCATTGACGTTGATATATAACTCTGATTCGCTGTCTTCCGGCATCATAACGGCAATTTTATCATTGTTCTTATAGTCTTCATCGTAAGCAGCCACATTACATCTGATTTCAACGTCATTAAACATATCGCAGTCTTCTGTGTAGAAATCTGTTTCGATAATTTGCCCCCACACTTCGCACACGTTCTTGACTGTCGTTAAATCTACGCTTGTATCCTCAGAAATAACAACATATTGCATAAAATCATCTGTAAATGTAGGTTTATCATCCAAACAACTTGGTATCTGCTGGCAAACAAAAGAGTTATAATAAATCGGATCGAAAAACGCCTCATAATTTGGGTACAAATCTCTTAGACTCGTTACAATTTCAAGAACAGATGTTCCTGTTCCAAACTCAAGATCATACGGTACGCTTGCCCACAAAGGATGAATGCGTCTGTACTCCTCAAAATTCTGATTAAATCTCTCAGTACCAAAGGCTTCTCCAATATCCTCTACATAGCATTCCTTGACTTTTCCCAATTGACTAACCGCAGCAACCATAGCATCTCTAATATAGTTATACTCGATTACTTCTCCGGTCGTAGGATCTTCTTGGTAAGCAGGAATAATAGTAGATAAAGCACCTATCTGTCCGTTCTTTGTACCGTCTAAAAGAACCATGAAATCATTCAAAGATACTGTTAAATTATTGGTAGCCACATCATAGTGTCCACTAACATCCGTATACTCATAATATCCAGAAGAATAATATGTTATATCTCCAGTTTTGATATCAATAATGCCAATCTTTAAATGGACGGTTTTATCAAGCCAAATATTGCCGCCTTCTTCAAAGATCATATTATGTGGATGTAACTGGCTGGGTGCAATCGTCAAAGACACCGTTCTCCGCACATCCGAATCGGAACTGATAGAGTAATCACCAGCCTCGATAATGCCGTCCACTTCGTCTATGATCTGTTCGTTTGAATCATAGACTTCAAAACGTGCAACATATTTAATTGGATTCTGCATCGTAATAAGTTCGATGTCTTTGTCAGTAATAAAATAAGTAGCCATGACACTCCCCACAATTAAAATAGCTGGATTCTTGCTTCAACCTCTACTGCATTGGCTCACACCTTTAGTCTTACACAGAGTCCACAAGCGTAAATTTCCGTATGCCCTACGGTATTGCCAACCTCTCATTTTCACAATTAAAGCTGTGAACTCCGCATCTTCAGTCCGCATAGTTCTGCGACCAGAATTCTTCTTCTACATTCAACAAGTTTGAGCGGTACAGATCCTTTTCTGAATCATATCTTCCAATTTCATGCCATGTGAAATCGACGTAACGTTCATCATAATACCCATTGGCTTGGTCTGAAGGGCTTGGTGCAACATCGACCAACCAAATTCTGCCATCCAATGTCTTGAGAATTTTCGGCTGATAGTTTGTAAGAAAATCCATAAATTTTCTCTGGTGTTTAACTCTTGCACTATCTTCGGAAACAAACTTGCAATCCTCTTCGTTGAACGGCAAGAACATACCATGACCATCTCCAGAATCATAATTGGTAATTGCTCTTGTCACAGAAATAGGATATCTGTTGTTAAGCATAGTATTAAAGTTTTTCTCGACATTCCTTGTTGTATTCACGAATGCATCGGTAATAGGAGACCACCAGTATTCTCCTTGTTCCATGATTGCGATTCCATCAAATTCTGAGTATACAGTATTCATAATATACTCGCCCTCTGAACCGTTCCTGATCGGGACAAAGGCATAATCATATGTAATTTTAGAAGCATTCAGGAAATCAACGCCTGCTTCGTTTACAGAATCGCCATCTATAATATCGTATTTTGCAATTGTGATCCATGAATTTTCGTCTCCGCCAGATTCCCTACGTTTGATCAGATACATTGGGGTATCAGATTTCTGCCAATCAACAGAACCGGCAGATACAGAATTCTGAAATTCTGCATAAAGAATCGTATCTATATCCCAAATCTTATTATAGTTCGAAGACGGAGTAGAAAATATATCATGTGTCATTGAGAAAGCGTCGAAGATGGCATTCTGCAATTTAATATTTTTAAAATTGTCTGATTCGATCGGAGTATGACATATCGAATGAACATCTCCGATGAATTGAGAGTTTAGGAAAAACATATTAAGCACCTAATCATTTTTTATATAAAGAATGTTCAAATAAACACTACTGTCGGAATCAACATAAATGTCTTTTTGACTACAATTAAAAACACTTATAGAAGACACGCCATCGTCTTCGGCATTCTTAAAGTCTGTATAAACAATAAGACCATCGTAAGAATCGACTCCGTTCTCAGATCTTGTAACGGTTACAAAACCGGGCAATACATCGACTATACTGAATCCGTCTTCGTAAAATTCCTGTATAAGACTGGTATCTTCAATATCCCAGCTATATGAACACATCGACCCGATCATTGTACTGGAAGCAGCGGGCAAGTTAAACTCTTTTCTTTTTCTTAAAAACGTTGGTTTTGCGCTTCCGCCGCTATTAATATTTACCCATTTCTCAACCTCGTCAACTTCCATCCAAATATGCATAGAATAATTGTTGTCTCCAGATGGAACCAGATACAACTTCTCTGTGTTCCCTTCTGTCGGCAATTCAGACACAATTGTAGGAATGCGTTCTGCAAGATTTTGATAAATAATAACCGACTCAATATCTTCTCCGGTAAGCACCATAGATATTGCTCTTTCGCTGTTATTAAATGTAACTCTTTCGCCATACATTACATCATTATCGTCCAAAGCAGGTTCAATTGTCATACCGACTTTTTCTTGAATAGCAGCGTTGATAACTTTATTTTGTACTGCGTTTTGAGAAATATTCGACATCTCTGTGTCTACAGGATTTACAGCCATTGTTGCTTCTTGTACCGCATCTTCTATCATAATTTCTACAGAAGATTCTGAAAGAAAATTTCTATCATTTTCCAAATCCGATAACTTTGTAGGGATAGAAGAGGAATCTGCTTTAAGGTTGAGAGCTTCTTGTATTACTTTTGATTGAACCGTATTATCACTGTTCTCTATAAGTTCTTCATCTGGGATAGATCCAACTGCACGAGGTAGTCTTATAATATATTCTGCATCGGTTTCATTACCGATGTTCTCAACCTCTGGTTCTGCATCTGAATCTAACATCTCAACAGAATTAATTTTCAATGTTGCGGCTCTACCCCTTGGGCCAACAATAGATTCACCATCTTGACCGTCGATCCCATTTCGACCTGCCGAGCCTGGAGCGCCTTGCAAACCAGATGGAATTCCAAACTTTATGATTGGTCGAGTTGGTGTCCCCAAATTCTGTACTGTTGCCTGTGCGCCTGGAGTCAAAGTATCTGGGGTAACAAACGACCAACTTGTTGGTTCTGCATCAGCGCCTTTTATGTTTTCTGCTATCTTTCTCTCGGCCATTGCACATGCCCCTCCTAAAATCAAACTCTGCGGTATAAACTACCGGTGTTGGCGTCATATCGCAACTCATCATCGCCTGCATAGTATAAACTAGGAGATACATACCTAAACGCAGGCATTGGACCTGTATATGAAACAAACAATTCTCCATTTGATGTCTGATATAATGTATAATCTCCCTGTTCTGTTTGAGTTCCATCGAATACTCTGAAATCAAAAAGATGTTCCTCCCGACGAACAAACAACGTATGATACTTTGTCTTAGAATAAGCAATAGCATTCGTATATCTAATATATTTAGTGATACCATCGCTCACTTCTAACTTATAACGCATCATATTATCATATCTGTGCACAGTGATTCTAATCATCTGTCCTAATTCGTTAGAAAATCTCAAGAGCTCGGTGTTTATATTCGAACCATATAATTTGAGCCACATGGTCCAATCCCCGTCAATTACAAAACCACTTTTATATTCAAGTACATCGAGATAATCTAAATTACGGCCTGTAAGATCGACGGCTTCGTTGCGGACGAACAAATAATCTTTGTTATTTAATTCATATCCAATAAGCACGATACTCGTCCTTACAAGGATAATACCTTGATAATATTTGTTCTCAAGATTAAGTTGTGAAAAATCTTTTTTCAAAGTATATTCAGGTTTAATTTCGATAAGACCAGTATCACATTGCAAACCCTTTGCCGTATATCCGGTAGCACGAATATAATATGTATGCCCTGTTGCCAAACCCTTGAAACGATAAGTCATAGAATCATTTGAAGCATAAAAGAACAATTCGCTTTCATTCATCAATAACTTATTCTTATCATAAATTCCGAATCTATAACTTTGTAATTTTTCCCCGTTCGCCTGATAATATGTTAGTCTAACATTCAAATAAGATGTTTCTACTTTTTGTCCATCGACAACATCTGCAAAACGGAGTTCCGGAGACGCCAAACAATAGAACACGCTTTTTTCAGATATGCTTCCAGGATTACCGTCTTTGTTTAGACATTGTATCTGGCAATAATATTTCGAACCGTTGTTTAGAACATTTGCCGGTATTGCACAGCTAAGTTCGACAGAATCTTTTGAATATTTAAATTGCTTCGGATACTCATAAACTAATGACAGGTCAAGAGTATCGTAAACCCAAATTTTATTACCATAAGATTGTTCGCCCATCAAAGAGAACGTAATAACCGCGCCACGCGAACTCTCCATAGCGTTTATATTGTTAATTACAGGTTTTGCCATAGTCTTCACCTTTCATCAATTTTACATATGTTTTAGTAAAACAAATCTACATTTGTTGTAATAGGATAGAGTGGTAGGAGAGTGGGCTGTGACTCCCACTCTCCTAAAGTGCCCGACTGTTGTGTGTATTATTATGTGCTTTGCTTGAGTTGTACTTTATTTAGAAGGGTTGTTTTGAGAAGATTCAGAAACAGAGGTGCTGGACACGTTTTTGATTTGTTCTAACATCTGTGCGATCTTATCGTAACCTAACATCGAAGCCAACCAAACAACAACCATCATAAGCAGTAAACATATCACGTTGTTTACAGTCCACGGAATTCCCATTAGCATATAAGCCGCTGCGGTACCAAGACCACCGACGACTACAGAATCAATCAAAGCAATGATATTTGCTGAATATTGCTTCCCTGCGTTTTGGTATGCTTTTTTAATTGCTTCCGTAAATAATCCTGCAATAGTAGCTCCAACCGTAAACAATGTTACAAATAATGTAATGGTCATTTTTTTATCCTCTTATCCAAATAATCCTATCGTCTTCCAGATATAAACATCTTCGTTAAGTCTCCCATAGGCGCAGTACACCATACGGGACAACTTGGGTCAAATGTCATAGGAGTTGCGTTTTTTACGTTACGCGGCTCTCCTTCAACAATAACTTCATAAAAATCATTCTTCATATCATTTGCTTTTAAAATGGTGGCAGCATATGTTTTATCATATGCTGCCCCATTAATAATCCTTCGGCAAGTATCGATGATCGAATCAGCGATAACATCTATTGCCTCTTTCTGTTCTTTCTTCATTACCTGCCCTTTCCTTTAACTTGCTCTACCTAACGCCTGAATCAAAGAGTTAGGCAAATTGTTCTTAATCTGTCTTGCAAGGTCGTCAGCATTCTTAGCTTCATGCACATGGATATCACCGATATTAAGCGACATAGTATTATTCGTAACAGGAGCAGCATTTGCTCTGTCCACAACACCATTGACACCACGCATCATGCCTGCTTCTGACGCCATCGAATCCATAGTGGAAATGTCTTCGAATAATTTTGCATATTTTGCAAGACTTTCAGTTGCACTAATTAACTCAGGTGTTAATCTGACAAATTCTTCAAAATCCCTATTTTGAGTAGGAGTAAGGATGCGTTCGCCTTCTTGTACGGCGACCATCTTATCTTCGCCAACAGCATTGGCCAAATTGGTAAGTGGCGTCTTTAACTTTTCAGTTGCAACATACCCACCTTTGCCATAGCGATCAACAGTGAAGAGTGTTCGACCACCAACTCCAGATGTTACTCTGATGTCGTAACCTTGCGCTCTCCATTTTTCAATTTCTTCTTTTCCAGCCTCGGTCTTATATCTTTGATAAGAAATGCTCTTTTCGCCCATCCGGTAAGTTTGATATCCATCTCGCTTACCTTCAGATGTTGTCATTTCAATATTGGCATTCTGAACAACAAACTGATCTGTTTGAACTTCGGCAGACTGAACATCATAATTATTGTCACCACCACCGTTGTTATTATCATAATTGTTATTCTGATCACCGCCACCGCCATCATCCTGAGTTTGATCTGGTTGAGCAACACCATATCCAGGGATCTGAGCAGCAGCTTCTGCCGCCTCATGTAGCTTTTGTATTAGACCGCCTTCTTTTGTGAGATTTTCATAGGTATTATTAATTGATTCCTCAATACCACTAATAACATTGCTAATATTTTGTGCAACCTCATTAATTGCATTGGCAATTGTCATACCCATTTCAGAAACAGTTTGCATTGCTTCTAAAGCAGCACTAACAATTTCGTCGATCTCGTCTTTTATATCCCTTAATTTAGGAATAATTACATTATCAACGGAATCTTGTATCTCTTTTTCGCATTCTCTAAGACCATTAGGAACAATAACCTCACAGATTTCTCTAACATCATCTTCGATATCATCCACAAGATCATCTGAAATCTCAGAAATATCAATCCTTGTCTGCTCTGCCGTAGCAACAAGCTGTGCTTTACCAGGATCTTCCGCATAACTAACGATCTGATCTATATCGTCTTCAACTTCACGAACAATTTCATCGGAAGCGTTGATTGCCTCTTCTTTGATCGTATCGATTGCAGTTAATAAACCAGGCTGCGCACGATCAGTCATAAAAGAGACGATCTCTTCAATATCTTTGATCACCTCTTGTTTTGCATAATCAGATGCTTCGGGAATATTCTTATTCAAGAATTCCTCAATATCCTTTAGAGCACCTAATATGTTATTCTCGATGGCATCGCCAATCATCACGCTGTTGACACGAACGGCATCCCACAGCAAACCAATTGTATCAATTAAAGTAGGATCAATAGCTTCTTTGGTTTCATGGAACTTTTGAATCAGGTAGACATCTATCATGCCTCCAATTTCATTAAAAGTCCCACGCTGTTCCCAAAGCCTTCCAATAGCATCAATTACTTCGTCAATGTTGTCTCTAACTTTAACAAAACTTTCTGCCATATCTTCAGCAGATACAGCAGTCTGATCCATAGCATCCTTAATCGATCCTTCGCCTATTGCTTCATCGGCATTGGCCATCGTATCTTTTAATTCAGACACGTCTTGTTCGGTTTCTTCCGCTGCCTGTCCAAGACCATCTGGTCCTTCTAACGAATCAATGACTACCTGATTCGCTTCCTTTAATCTTTCCGTAGAATCTTCATATCCAGCAGCAAAATCAGCTATAATCTGAGGATCTAATGATTGTAGTTTCTCTTGCCATCCTTCACCGAATAACGTAGTAAGAAGATCTTCGTCTTTTCTTGCATCAATTTCATCAAAGATGCTCGTGAGCTGATCTTTATATGCTTCGATACCTTCGATTTCCTTATCCAACGCATCGATATGTTCATCGATTTTATCTATCTGAGCCTGGATCGATTCTTCTGCCTGTTCTTTTAACTGCTGATAATAATCAATCTGTTCGCTTATAGCGTCGCTCTGAGCCTGTAACGCTTCAACTTCCAACTCCTGTTGTTCTCTGAGTTCTTCTATTGATTCGCTAAGTTCATCGTTCTGCCTGTTAAGAAGATCAATCTCGTCGTTTAACGGTTCGAGCTGATAGTTCAGTTCTTCAATGGCCTCATCGATTTCATCGATAGTCTGCTGAAGTTCTTCGCTCTCTTCATTAAGTGCTTCGATTCTTTCCTGAAGCGGCTCCATAGATTCATCGATAGCATCGATAACATCCTGCAAATCACTAATCTGATCGTTTAACTCGTCGATTGTTCTCTGCAAAGGTTCGATTGCTTCATCAATTGCATCTATTTGCTCTTGAAGCTCTTCGCTCTTTTCATTCAGTTCGTCTAAATGTTCTTCGAGAGGCTCAATAGCCTCATCGATTTCATCGATAATATCCTGTATAAAATCGCTCTGCCTATTCAGATCATCTATTTGACGACTTAGCTCATCAATAGATTCGCCGATAGAATCGATCATTTCTTGCAATTCATCCCCTTGTTCATTCAGATCATCAATCTGATCATTAAGAGGATCAATCGCATCATTAATTTCGTCAATCTTTTCCTGTATTAAATCTGACTGTTCCGCTAACTCGTCAATTTGTTCGTTTAACGGTTCAATCGCGTCTGTTATAGCATCGATAGATTCCTGTAATAAATCATTGTGCTCATTCAGCTCGTCGATCTTTTCATTAAGCGGATCAATTGATTCTTCGATTTCATCAATAATAAGCTGAAGTTCAGAAATCGTATCATTCAACCCTTCGATCTCTGTATTTAACGGATCGATGTATTGCTGTATCTTGTCGATTTCCCATTGCAAGTCAGAAGCAGTATCTTTTAATGAATCAAGCCTATACTGTAAAGGCTGAATAGCTTCGTCAATCTGTCGGATTGATTCTTCCAAATCTTCGTTTGCAGCCTCTAAGTCTTCGATGGCATACTGGATACTTGTCATCGAATACTCAATGTCATTTATAGACCACTGTAATTCTTCTGCTTTAAACGTCAGCTCATCTATATCGTCCTGAATAGGATCTATTTCATCCTGTATGCGCTGAATGCTTTCGGCAAGTTGATCGTTTTTATCTGTCAGTTCATCGATATCTTTTTGGATAGCATCGCTCTGAGCGGTAATCTCGTCAATCTTATCCTGTAACCTATCAATTGCCTTTTCAACGCGTTTTACAGATTCCTCGTATTTGAGATCATCTATCGTCTTTTGAGCATCTTTAATAGCTGTCTGATCTGCAATATACTGGAACTGTCCATCCTGATAAACATAATTGGTTCTTTGCTGCTGTGCTCTCCTGAGATTATATTCTGCCTGTTGAAGATCAAGTGCAGCTTGCCGTTCTTCATTGGCTTCCTGCATAGCCTCAAGCTCTTTCTCTAAGGCTTTAATCTCTTCTTCGTAAGGCTCTTTTAATTTCTCAAGTTCTTTCTGCTCTTGCTGCAAAAGACCAATCTGTCTTTCAATTTGTCTTTGTGCAATTTCATAAGGCTTCTTCCTATATTCAAGGATAGAAACCTGGCGCTCAAGAAGTTCAATGTCTTTATTCAGAGCGTCTTGTTCGCGCTTATACGCAGTTTCCTGTCTGCCAATAACAGACATCTGATATTCCAGAGCATCAATTTCATTTTGAACTGCATCACGTCGTTGTTCATAAGATCGTTTTGACCGCTCCATAAGTTCAATTTCTCTCTCAAGAGCGGCAACTTCCTTATTAACAAGATCAAGCTGTTCTTTATATGGCTGTTGCAGTTTTTCAAACGCTTTAATTTTCTGCTCAATCGCACGAATAGACTTCTCGATTGATTCTTGTTCTTCTTTATAGGGCTTTTCAGTATCCTGTATCGCCTTAATCTGCTTTTCGATAGACTTGATTTCTTTGCTTATCGCCTTCTGTTGATCTTCGTAGGGCTTTTTAGACTTTTCCAAAGCATTTATCTGCTTCTGAATTGCCTTTGATTGCTTGTCAATAGCCTTTTGCTGATCTTCATAAGGCTTTTTGGATTTCTCTAAAGCCTTAATCTGTTTATTAATTGCCTTGACTTGCTTGTCAATTGCCTTTTGCTGATCTTCGTAAGGACGTTTTGTATCTTCAAGCGCATCGATCTGCCGTTGTATTGCCTTAACTTGCTTTGCAATAGCCTTCTGTTGCTTCTCATAAGGCTTTTTAGTCTTTTCAAGAGCGTTGATCTCTTTTTCAATCGCCTTGATTTCCTTGTTTATCGCCTTCTGTTGATCTTCATAAGGACGCTTGGAGCGTTCAAGGATATCAATCTGCTTTTCAATTGCCTTGATTTCCTTTTCTAATGCCTTTTGTTTCTGCTCATAAGGTTTCTTGGATTTTTCAATAACAGAAATTTCACGCTCAATCGCTTTAATTTCTTTATCAATAGCCTTTTGTTGTTTTTCATAAGGCCGTTTAGATCTTTCAAGAACCTTTATCTCATCCTCAATAACTTGCTTCTGCTTTTCAATAGCCTTAATTTGCTTATTGATTGCCTTCTGCTGATTCTCAAGAGGCTTAATCTGAGCTTCATACGCTTTCTCAACAGCGTCAATCTGATTTTCAACAGCTTCCTTTTGTTTCTCAAAACCATCAATGATACCATCATAGTAATCACTGATGGCATCCTTATTTCTTTCTAATGCATCTTTCTCAGAATTTAATGCGGTGATACGATCTTCAATAGGCTTCTTCATCTCCCGGTCAATATATCTACCGGCAGCGTCCATAGCCTCCTTCCACATATTCTGTTCTTCCTGGGCAATATCTACATCCATTTGCAGCAAATCTTCGGTATTTAACTGATCTGCATACTGATTGCGCATGGACTTCATTTTGTCCAGATATTGCTTATAGTTAATCGCACCGGAATCCAGCGCAGATTTCCACTTAGAAAGAACGGAGTCTATCTGAGATTTAAGTTCTTCTGCGGCATCCTCGGCATCTTTTTCAATGTCATCTGTAACACCGAGAAATGTATTGAGCGCATCCATAGATCCGTTTTCAAACTCGTCTATGACATGATCAATACTATCAATCGCAGCATCGGCAGTTTCATTTACTGCATCTGCTTGCTCTTGCAAATCTGAATCTAGCGTACCCGAAAACTCTACACCCTGTAATTTTTGTTGTGCTTCATACAGTTTATAAACTTGCTTCTCAAGTTTCAGTATTTCTGTTTCAGATTTTCCTGCTGCAATTGCTTCTTGTAACAATGCTGTCGCATGTTCATATGTTAATTCGGCAGACTTTTGCTTTGCCCTCGCTTCTTGTTCTGCATATATTGCAGACAATTGAGTATGTCTATTAGACTCAATTTGCCTCTTTGCTTCTTCCAATCGAACAAGGACAATTTTCTTTAACGCTTCTTCATTTAACTTTAGCTTATTACCTTCATAATCAAGAGCAGCCAAATACTCCGGACTCATCGACAGAATGGTGTTAATATTATCCGCCGTTAAAAATCCGTTTTCATTGTATTCTTTTACCACCCCAATAAGGTTCTGATAAGCAGATTTAAACGAATCTAAATCAGATGTAATTGCTTCTACTTGTTTTTCCTGTTCAACAAGAAGACGAAGCATCTTTTCCAATGCAGGATTTGCAAGATTTAACGAATCAATTAAGCCATCTAATTTAAATTTCATTGCCTCTTCGGAGGCCTTCTTCATTGCAGACGAAAGAGCTTCTACGCTATACGCACTATTTAACTTATCGAATAATTGCTCGGATACTTTGGTATCCATCCCACTGATAACGTCGATTAGATCTTGCAGATCATCGATCATACCAGAAGCGTTATTCGAATAATCGGCTTTCATTATAGCACCAAGTTTCGATATAGCAGACTGGAAATCATCTATGGCATCTTTAGAGTCCCTAATAACACCAACAAGCGTATTGGTTTCTTTCGCCTCGGCTCTGACTTCATCTTTCCAAGCATGAAGCGTTTCGATAGCTTGCTCTACACTCTTAATATAAAGTTGGTTCTGCTCTACATAATTCTTAAATCTTTCATCGCTAAGATCAAAAATGTCTTGTTCGGTCAGATCTCCTTTATCAAACGCTTCTAACAGTCCTTCTACGGAAACGCTTGCAGCACCAATTGCTTTAGATGCATCCTCGGCTCCCTTTTTAAGAGCCATAAACCCAGCAGATTCCGAATCCATTTCCATGAAACTCAGAATCATTTCTTTGGCGGCTTTGATGCCTTCTTCGTCATCGGCAAGTCCAAATGTCCTAATTACATCCTCTACGGCTTTATCTAATTTTTTGTATTTGTCAGCCGCATTATCTATATCTTTAATACTGTCTTCCCAAACAAGATATGCTGCTGCCTGAGCCGTCTCTTGAACAGAATCATTATATTGAGCAATATTCTTGATTAACTCGTCTTGTTTCTTCTGATTCTTATCAAGTTCTTTCGCATAATCCGTTTGCCAACCAAGAAGAACCTTTATCGGATTGGTCTTTAGTGCAGCACCATTATTTTCCGACATAGCCTCTTCTTGGGCTTTTTCAAGTTCTTTATATTCTTCTTCGAGTTCTTTTAACTCATCCTGCCATTCCTTTAATGCCTTAATTTGAGAAGATCGATTGGTAAGATCCTTCTTATTTCCAAAAAATTTAGAGATCGGATTTACGTCTTTAAGGAGGTTGCCAATCGGCAACATACCTCCCCAAGAAGAAGTCCAGTATTTGGCAATGCTCCAGCCAATACCTTTGACCGTATCTGTCGCACTTTTCTTAGATGCATTGTACAACGCAGAACGAGCCGCGTTCTTAGCAACCTCATTCTGTTTCTCGATTAATTCATCGAGACGCTTTCTCCAAGTATCACTGCCAGACGAAACACCGGCTAATAATTCTTTTTGATCTCCGAGAGCTTCGTTTACGCCTTCAATAGCATTTCTTAATTCGTCTGATGTCGCCGCACCGGTCTTATAGTCGGCATTGATCTTATCAAAACTATTAACGGCATCACGCAAACTACGTGCTTGCTTTACTTGCGTTTTACCGTTCTCAATAATTTTCTCTCTTAATTCGTCCTGTTTTCGAATGTAGGCGCTGATAGCATTAATGGCAAGAGAAACGCCAATAACAGCAATAGCAGCAATAGCACTCTTCATTGCCGCTTGACCTTTAGCAAATTGAGCACTGTTCTTTCCGCCAGTCTCAAGTTCATTGTTCAGAACTTCTACTGTCTTCGCTTCTTGCTGTTCAAGCGTTATGTTCGTACCTTCTTGAGCAGCCCGTTCAATCATAGACTTAGTTAAATCGCTGGATGATTTTGCCAATAGATCCTGATTTTTTACGAGATCTGCTAAAGCCGCACTACTTGCTTTTGCAGCAGCTTCCTGAGTACCACCACCGGCATTAAATACCTGATTGTATGTTGAGAAAGCACTGCCAACAACTTTTTCTACATTCTTTTTAATATCTTTCTCGTTGACGAAACTCCCTTTAAAAAGACCGGCCCAATTCAGATTATTATCTTTCATGAGCGCCCTGAAATCTTTAAAGGAGTTATATAATTCTGTTATCTTGCCGGTAAAACCACCAAGCCGTTTAATAGCCTGTGTCAAACCAACAACGCCAGCGAGCGTGATGGCAAAATCTATGCCGCCAGCATCATTTAAGATCTGAACAAATCCATTTAATAAATTTATTCCGGTTTTAAATACGCTGTTTAAAAATGAAGAATCCCAAAACTCCTGCCAGGAAGCAGAGAGTTGAGATAATTTACCTTCGATACTTTCTAGATACTTTAAATTTTCTGCCGATGCAGAACCGGCAGCATTAGCAGCGGCTGCATAAGCCGCCTCAAGATCGTTTACATTACTAAGGATAGATGCGATTACGTTAGCACCACGTTTGCCACCAAGCTTTTCTAAGAGAGCTGCTTGGGAAACATCCGTCAAATCATGCCATACGTAGGCAAGTTCTTTTAGAATGTTGTAAGTATCTTTAAATGTGTTGTCATCAATCATGATGTCAACACCAGAAAGTGCCAGAACCTCTGCTCTTAAAGACGATACAGAGCTAGCTAATCCATCCGTGTCTTCACCTAACTCTTCTAAATCCGCTTTTGCCACTCTGTTACTTTCGCCTGGATTAAAGCTACTGACCCTTGCGGGCGGATAGTCATTTCTGGCTATCTCTCACGTTTCATTAATTACGGTTATAGCGTGAGTTCCGACTGTATATCATCGTTTCCAGAATAGGAGAGCGAGATCGCTTAAACCTATATGTTGCCATATAGATCTGGCAGTCTGTAGCGTACCCCACTATGGGTTACGTCGGTCTCTGGATACCGTTATCCCTTTGACCGATATAGCGATCATGCTGCGTAATTTATTATTCGCAACGCAGACCAGGATTTCTCTCTGGATGGGCACAAAATAAAATAACATGTGTTACCCCTTATGCGAAGAGCCACCGTGCGCAGTGCAGTACCAACTGTTTCAGGATTCTGCACAACGTCATTAGCAGCCACAACAAGAGCGATGCTCTTGTCTAAATCATTGTTTGCTTGTGCAAGCGCAGCAGCAGATCTCTGTAAGGCTTCACCGATGCCTTCAGAGCTAATTGCAAAATTGTTCAAATTTAACTGTTGCTTTTATGACCACATTTCTGTGGCGGCAAGGTCTTTCGGCCTTACTCTACCGTTTCATAATTATTTGGATTATAGCGGTAGTTCAGACTGTATATTACATGCGATAGCTTATTACGCATGGATAGGCTTAACAATATGTGTTGCCACATACCATATCGCAGTCGTTACGCATCCATAACATATTGTTTATCCTCAACGCATTTTCTTTAAGCACATTTCGGCAATATATTAAGTCTTTGCTCGGTCTCTGGTGTCCCCACCCTTTGACCGATATAGCCATTCAAGGGCAACAATTTACCCACTTCATTAAACTTCTGAACCTCACACAACTAAAGTTGCGGATTCTCGTTTCACAGATTTCGTTACCTACTTTCTCCACGAGCTAACACGGTAGTTCCTACCGCTATACATACATTAGGCTATTCGAAGCCCTTCTTTTAATATGTTTTTTGCAGCGTTCACATCTCTGTCGTGATGAGTTTTACATTTAAGACACGTCCATTCCCGAACTAACAAACTTTTTGTCTTTTTGTAAACATGCCCACAACACGAACAAATTTGCGAACTGGCGTACCATCTATCAACCCTAACCACCTTTTTACCGTACCATTCGGCTTTATATCCGAGCATTCGAACAAACATGTTCCATGATACGTCAAATATACTTCTTGAAAAATCAGCACGTTCAATCATTTCTTGTATGTCTAATTTTTCAAGACATACAATGTCATAGTCTGATATTATCTGCGTGGATAATTTTTGCAAGAAATCTTTTCTTTGATTCGTAATCCGCTCGTACATTCTAGCCACTTTAATTCTTTGCTTATTCCAACGATTGCTATTCCTTGTCTTTCGGTCTAGTTCTCGCTGCAATTTAACAAGCTTCTTTAGTGACTTATCTAGGTGCTTAGGATTATTTATCTTCGTTCCGTCATTGGTAACTGCAAATTCTTTAAGGCCTAAATCCATTCCAATGTTTAAACCCGTTTTTGGAAGTTGAGATATTTCAACATCCGTACAACAAATACAACAATAATATTTTCCAGATGGTTCATGTTTTACCGTAGCATTAAGAATTCTGCCTTGTGGTATTTGTTTGTCTCTTACTTTAACCCAACCTAATTTTGGGAGTCTAATTGCAGATTTCGACCATTTTATATTATTATTTGTAAAAGTAGTTTTATAAGAATATCTATGTGTTTTCTTTGATTTAAACCGAGGATATCCATAACCATTATTTCTAAAGAAATTTTTAAACGCAAAGTCCAAATCTTTCAATGTGTTTTGCAAAGCCCATTTATCGGATATTTGAAGCCATTCATACTTCTTCTTTAATTCTGTTAAATCTTTGCAACATTGATAAAACCCAAACGTTTCTTTGGTTTCTTCATAGTATTTTATTCTTTTATCCAAATAATAATTATAGACAAATCTGCAATTACCAAATGTTTGAGCCATAAGTTCTCTTTGACTTTTATTGGGATAAAGTCTAAATCTATATGATTTAATCATATGCGCAAAACCTATAAATAAATTATATATCCACTACACGATAAATATTATGCTGCATTTATCCCTAATAAGTCAAGCAAAAAAACATATTAAAAATTTTACATATGCATAGCGGTAACAACCACTTGTTAATTACCACACAACTTTAGCCGTTTTAGAGGCGTCGTTCACATAAGCTCGCTACTTCTCATGCAGTTCTCTTATGAACTTCCTTACCTTTCAGTAAGGCACAGACTATATCTTATCCATGCGTACCTTACGATACGTTTAGGCGAAACCACTTCCACGCGCTTGCGTGTACTCCCCTCACGAGGGATAGTCGTTGAACCTTCTCCTGTTCGGAGCTTGGCTGCTGATTACCAATTTCTTGTAGAAGCATTTAGGATTTAACCATGTGCCATCTAATAGATTTTTTCTGCTTTCGCCACATTCACACTTGAGTTTGTTTCATCCCTATGTTGTAGTTCTATTAGTTTTACGGTATCCCAGCAATTCAGTTTCTTTGTTGGCGTTTAACGCGCTATCTACGGATTTCTCTATAGACTAACTATATATCGTTATCTATTTCAATATGATAACGACTCTAATCAACAATATCTGCAACTTCACTCGCTTGCATCCCGTAAGCTTTCATCGTCGATGTTAAACTTTCCATAGCAAAAGTCGCATCATCAATAAAACCTACATTCATATACATTGCAGATGCTTTAGCGAGTTCGCTTGCTTCACTTAATGAATAACCAAGTCTTGCATAATCTGCTGCAAGCTTTATAATTGTATCTCCGGCAGAACCAATTTCTCTACCGATATCAAAAACGGTGCTCTTAAAAGCTTCCAATTCTCCTCTGGTCGCACCGCTAACACGACGAAGCTCCGTCATGTTTGTATCTAATTGTTTGATAATAGTAGCACCTTCACGAAGTTTCCCCATAACTTGATAGAAACTTGCGAACGTACCAATGTACGCAATCAAAGCATCGCTTCTCTGGCGAAGCAACTTTGTTATGCGCTGCATAAATGTTTCAGTTTGCTTTTCTGTGACGCTTACTTCAGACAACTCTGTAGTAAGATTATTGTAATCATATACAAGAGTCTTTACCGTACCATCATTTTCAGTAAGAACACCGGTAAGCCTTGTAATGTCGCCGGTTGTTTTTGTGGTCCATTGAATATTAGCATTTGCACCTATTTCATTAATGCGTTTAATAGCATCTTCAACTTCCTGAACTTGATGCAACGTGTCCGTACCAAGAACAGTAACATTCCCGCTCTTAGCCGTCTTTCTCTGAACATTTCTTACGGCATTTTCAAACTTACTGATTGCATTCTCATATTGCTTTGTAAACTTCTCGGCTTCTTCTTTGGTGAATTCTTTGCTGATATTGCCGACAGTTTCAACAAGCTGTGCAATTTCCTGACGTGCAGCTCTTATTTTGGCAAGCTGCTCTTCTGATCCAATATAATTAAGGCCAATATTTGCATCAGATGTGTCGCGCCATTCTTGCGTTCCGGTAAAACTTCTTAGTTTCTTACCAAGATCTTTTAAGGCACTGGCCGGTTTGATAGTAGCTTTTTCAATTTCAAAAAGTTCTTTTCTAACCTTGCCAAGTCCGACAGTAATCTCGTCAATTGCTTTTCTGGCAGGAGCCTCTGCTTTTTCTGCAAGCTTATCAAGATTAAAAGTATTCAGCTCTTGCTCTAACTTATCAAGCTGTTCTTTATCCGTACTGCCATAAGTTCTTAACTCTGCAATCTTTTCACGAAGTTCTTTTTCGTTTAGCAGGAAACCGGCTAATTTCTTTCTGCCATCAAGCTCCTTCTTTTCTTGCGCTTCAAGATTTACGAGATTCTTTCTTATGTTGTCAAGCGATTGCCCATAATTATTTAAAACATCCCCGCCAAGAGGATTTGCTTTGCCATTAGTATCATAAGGGCTTGAAATATCAATCTTAGCAAGTTCTTCTTCAACGTCTCTTAGCTTCTCTGCCCGAACAATTCCATCCTCATACATCTTCTGGATTTTCTGCTCAAGCTCTGCTTTTTCTTTTAGAAGATTATTTTGTTGATTGATTATTTGCTGTTGGAATTTAAAGGACTCATCTGCCGCCTTTTCTCTTTTTAACTCTGCGTCATAAGCAGAATTAATCATATTAGTGACATTCTTATATCCTTCACTAATCTCATCAAGTTTACTCTTTTCGATGCCAATGTTATCGGCAAGACCGTGATCGTCAATTTTCTTAAACGCGGACTCTATTTCGTTTATGGTCTTCGAATAGAACTCATCGTCATTAGATCCTACCGCAGACTTCATGTTTGTTATCTTTTCTTCGAGTTCGCGTCTCTGCTTGGCAAGTTCAAGCTGCTGTTTGCTTTTCTCGACGGCTTCTTCGAGGGCTTTATTGGCTTCCGTGGCACCTTTTTTGTTAGAATCCTGGATCTCCTTTACAATAGAAGCAACATCGCCAAGAACTTTCTTGGCAACGTCAAGATTCCCATCCGACATCATTTTATCGAGATCAATTGATTCAAGCAGATTGTTTAGACTGTCTCTAGCATTCTCATCTCCATAGAAAAGGCCGTTATACATCTCGGCCATTTTCTCTCGAAGATCCTGTTGCTTCTTTCCTAATTCGTTACGAAGCGAAATCTGCTTTTTGAGATAATCATTTACCGCCTTTTCGACTTTCTGTTCTTCCTTTAGAACAGCATCTCTCTGTTGAAGAGCCTCTATTTCTGCAACAAGACGCTCTTTCGAAAAATTAATATAGTTCTCGCCTTCGCCGAACATTGCCTTCGGAATCTTTTCAGCAAGTCCGTATATCTTCATGAGCTCAAGATATATAAGCCTTAATTCTTTTATATCAAGTTCCGATGTATTAGGAATTGAAACTCCTTTTACATAAGAAGACAACTTCGACATCTGACCGCCAGAAATAGAAGATGTGCCACTACCAGAAGAACTTCTACTACTACTACCGCCATCTTTCTGAGAGGTATGTCTAAGCGTAATTTTGACATTAGATATATCTTTTACCTTCTCGTCAATATCGGCGATAATTTTTCTAAGTTCTTCAAGTGCACGAACACTCTCTGTGGCAGAACCGGTTATTGTACTTGGAAGATTAGCAAATGACTCGGTTAGAGAGCCGACCTTTTCTTCAATTCCAGAAACCTTTTCACTCGTTCCTTTGCCAAGTACAAGTTCTGCTTCCAACTTAACCTTGGTTGTAGCGGTTTTTGCCTTTTTATTAGTATCGGAAATTACTCGATTAATTTCCTTTTTTGCTATATCTCTAAGCCCCGTATTCATCAATACGGCAGCTCCCATACCGGCAACTTCTGTACTTGCAGTTGCAACAAAATTATTAACCTTCTCTGCTGACAACTTACCTAATTTAACCGGTATAGTAAGCGTGCTGACCTTCTTAGGTATTACGCTCTCGATTTTTAACGACCCCTCTTTAATCTCAGGAGTCATTGTCTGATGGTTCTTAATAGCAGCGTCAATCTGCTTGATCATATCGATTGCGTTCTGCAAAGATTTAGTTTTCAATCCATTGAACGCACCGGCTTCAATATCGATGCTGACATTAGATCCGGTAATAGTAACAGGACTTTCCGGAATAACCGTTACATCATGTCCTGTTATTTCAATCTTTGCATTCGCTCTGATATCAATTGATCCGGTAGGAGATATCTCAAGCCCGGTATCACTACCACCTTTGCCACCGGTCTGAACAGATTGATCTGTCGCTGCTGTAAATTCCTGCATGGACTTTGTAAGATCATCCAACATTCTCTTTTCAGCTTGTAGAGACTTTAAATTCTCCTGAATAGATGCGACAAGACCATCGGAACTTTTGGCAATTTGTTCGACCTTTTTAGATACGGCACTGGCATCTATACCAGAAGGCATCTTTGTATTTGTAGTGACACCGTTATCATTATAAAACTGCTTCTGATCTTCAGTCATTTTCTTCCGTTGTTCAACGATTCTCTCGTTAATCAACTGAACTTGCTTTAATAGTTCAATGACCTTGGCCACTTCTGTAGCTTCGTTAGCCCAACCAGGCGTACTGGAAATAGCCTGTAATTGCTCTAAAGCTTTATCTCTTACATCAGACAGTTTCGTTTCAAGAACAAATTCTTCCTGAAACTTCTTCAAATCTTCTTTGTATGATTCGCTATAAGTTCTACGATTTTTATTTCTCTCAAATGATGCAAATGCTTCTTCCGCTTTTTTGCCAAGTTCTTCAACATCCTTCTTCGCCGTCTTTGCGTCTTTGGCAAGATCGTTAAGATAATTCGTCTTGTCTATATTGCGCATATTAGGAACAATTTCAGAAGGAGATTTCAAATCTTTGAGCTGTTTCTTTAAATTCGCAATCTGATTTTCAACGTTTTGCAAATTTGCTTCAACGTCAATTGTAATTCCTGTCTTATCTTCAATTTCTCTAAGTATTTTTGCGATAGCAGGAATTGTATTTTCATCAGGGCGAATCTTTATTTCTGTGGCTGATAGTTCGACTTGTTTTTTAACCTCTTGTGACAGCTTTTTAAACTGTTGCGAGGGATTCTCTACATCAACCCTGAATTTAAATACTTTTTCTACTTGATTACTGGCCATACTTACAACCTCGCCTTAGATATAATTTCATCTAAGTTGTTCGAAACCTTTACAAACGCTTGCTCGAAAGCTTCGTTCATAATCGCATTCAGTCTGTCTGGATTTTTAGCAATAGCGTCAACACGCCTTTCGATAATTTCGTCCGGAGTGGGAGATGTTCTTACGGCTATTTGGGACTCTCCGCTTGTTAATAATCTCGGCACTGAACCAAACCATTTGATTTGCCTTTCCAAAACACCTTCCTTACGATTTTGCCTCATTGTAATAAAAGGAGCACCGTGGAAACCTAAGAAATAGCTATATGTCATCACAGCCGGTTTATTATAAATACCGCCGCCATTAGCAGCCTTATGATGACTATGTGGCATATATGCTGTAGATACCTTCAAATATGCCGAATGCTCAATTGATTGGTTTCTGTTACGTCTTTTAATTTCGTTCTTTGTTGCATGACCATACTCTGAGTCGATGTAACCTTTATAAGCATTTCTGAGATTATCAGTTCTCTTGTAATACTTAGGAGTATAATCATTATAAAATTTAGTCATCGCTATTTTCGCGCTTCGTTCCATAAGCTCTTTTACTTCTTTTGAAGCAACTCTCGTAGCGTCTCTGAATATCAACAGCACATCACGATCTAGATCTTGTTGCGGCATAATGATTACCTCCTTTCCACAAAAAATCTATTAAAATAAAGAATTATTTGTATTAGTTGATACCACGAATATTTTGAACTGCATTTACACTATCATTCATATGAACGAGCAGTTCCTGAATTTTATCGATCTGAGACGGATCAAAATTCTCAACAGCATCTGCAAATTTACCGGCAGCAGTCACAACGCCTTCAGTTATCTTTTGAATGCTACTCTTTAAAACAAAATCTACAGAAGTCGTATATACAAAGTTCTTCTTCATAAGACTTTTTAACTTATCGTATCTGTTTGCGCATTCACTAAAATGTTTAACGAAATACTTGTCTATGCCCATGTCAAACAACATGTCATAATCAGATTCTTCGTTGCCTTTAGAATCATTCATAACTAGATCTGTAAACAAAGAGAACTTCAATACAAACGTTCCGATCTCCCAAGACAATTCGTTAAGATATCTCAACCCATCTGCTTCATCTATACATGCAGACAACATGCTTTCTAAATAATAGAGAACTTCATCTGTGCTTCTTCTGATAAAACCAAAGCTTTCAGAAAAGAGAGCATCGGCAGAAGACTTATCCTCTAACGCCGTATATTTTTCATATAATTCAGACACCTTCATTATATATCTCCTTCATTCCTTTTATTCCGTCTTAAACTTCTTTGCAAGCACGGCAGCAACACTATTCTTTTCTTTAATAGTATCCATTTCTGCGATGATAAAGTCCTGATACTCTTCGCGTTCTTTCATGTCTCTATCCCACAAATAATCGTCAACGCCCATGCTTGTCAACATATCGTAATTTGAAACCGATTTAGGAGATTCTTCTTCGTCGTCCTTCTTCTCGATGTTGCGTTCGAATTCAATATTTGTCATACGTGATACAATCATCAGCAAACTTACAATTTTAAACAGGCCATGATCAACATAATCATAGCCATTATCATTTTTGATACATTCACTAAGCGTCGTCCTGATCAATGCAAGTTTGTCACTTGCAGATAAATGCACAATTTTAATATGTTCATCAAACAATGCATACTTCTTATTTAATTCGTCCTCTTTTGTTTTTGCATCCTGGAGTGCCTCACTCCATTTTTCATATAACTCGCTAAGTCTCATTTTATTTCTCCTTTTCAAAAATCTTAACACTTATGTCCGTTCTTGGATCGTCTTTACTGTAACCTGTTCTTAGTATAAGTGCTCTCATATGTTGGCCATCATCATCCACAAGAAATCCGGCTTCTACGAATCCATCTAACAAAAATTTGCAAGTATAATTATCCGGATCCGCTCTGCGCTTAGAAGGCATATAGACCGTATATTCAATCGCATAATCATCTAACATCATCCCAGCAACCTTATGCCGTTCACACCAAAACACGGCAAAGTCTTTCCAATTCTGCTTCAGATTATTCATTGTCATACGATTGTTGATCGTCATCCATTTGTTCATGCTTGGATGTATCGGTCTGTCTATAGGAGCCTTCTTTCTTTTTGGATGTTCTTCAAAATACTTTGCATTGTAGGCGTCTACGTCTTTTTGAGTAATACTAAGCCTCAATATTTTCGCGGTCAAAAGGTTTCCTCCAATGCATTTTCCATTTATCATGGTCTTCTCTTGAGAACACAAATACAATCTTATCTTTTCCTGCAAATACATCGAGAGGTATAACCCCTCTTTCCATATAGGCATATGCCTGTTTCATATTTGAAAATGGCACGGCCTGATCTTCGTTATAATATTTCCCAGTAATTGTTGAAACCATAATGTCCTTTCTTTCCGGAAAAAATAGGGTGTCGAGCAATAATGCCTAACACCCTACGCACTCAAATCCTACTTCGTTTTAAAACCTATCAGCGTAAGGTAACGACATTTCTTTTAGAGCTCTTTGTATCCTTGTTTTTCGTCGAGCTGCTCAATGGCAGAACCAATTGACACAGCATCCTGTTTTGTTTTTTCTTTGTTTCTACTATTGGAAGAGAAATTATTATTTTTGCCAAACAAAGAACCTAAACCCTTTTCCTGTTTAGATTCTTCTTTTACGTCTTCCTTCTTTTCTTCTTTGAATAAAGAATGAGGTTTTTCTTCTACGACCTCTTCTTTTATCTCTTCCTTCTTCTCTTCAACAACTTCTTTGGATATAGCAGCAACATCTTTATTACCACCTTCTCCACGAAGCTGTGCGATATGCTTTAGAATGCTTTCTGATTTAACTTCTACACCAGAATTATCAACAATATCAAGCGCCTCACTGGGCAACAACTCCCCAGAAGATGCCATCACCAGTGCGTCAAACACGTCTTTGCATTCACGTCTGTCAAAACTGACCATCCACCTAGGTTTATACATGTCTTTAACGCACCCTGGGCAATACGAATACGCAGACCCACAAACCTTGCAAATAAGTTTAGACATAATTTAATCCTTTCCTTCTGAATGATTTGTTTCCGGCGTATTGATTGCCAGAATAGGAGAGATGGGTTTGACCCCATCTCTCCCAAAATAAGAGGAAAACATGACAAACGAAAAAGTCTGTTTATTTTCTAATAACCATTACGGCGTCGGAACGACCGGAGTTACGCTGCCATCATTTTCATCGCCAACAACAATAATCTGGAACAGTTTCTTCTCGCGATCACAGTATTCCTGATAGCAGTTAATCGTAATCGGAACACCGCCATCGGTTGCGATGTTGATGTCGACCGTCGAAGACAGCTTCGCAGCCGGGAAGATAATGTAAGCATAGATCAGCGTGGAAGGATCGCAAACGTCCGCACCAACAACCTCAAGGATAAACTTGAAAGCAGTCGGGAACTTCGTCGCGCTGTTAATAACGGAAACAGCCTCTTCCGCATCATATTCATACATTACAATAAATTCCTGGCCAGCAACGGCGCCGGTCGGAACCGTGATCTTGCCTGCACTATACACGAACTCGGTGGCAGAGGCAGCGGTTGCCGCATCATAAGCCGTACCAACCGTATCATCTCCATTCAAAGAATAGATCTTCGTGACATCTTCTTTCGGCATCTGACTCAGCGTGTATTCAGACACGCCATCCTCAACCGTGATTACTTCGAACTTGGGCGTAGCAATCTTATTGGACGAAGAAGCAATTTCTTTCTCTGTGCCAAATGTATGAGCAAGCAGGCCTAAATCAAACATAGCATTTGTAGCCGTAAGCTGTGCAGTTTTTGCACGTTCGAAAGTCATGATGGTCGTGCCAAGCGCGTCGGTCGCAGTCGTCTCTTCGCTAGAACAGGAGAGCGTGACATCCGTAAGCTGATTGACGGACCAAATCATATCCCACGTATTTGTCTTAAAGGCAACACCTCTAAGAACACGATCAATGATGAAATTATTTACATCAAACATGATTATTTATCTCCTTTAGAATAATGAGTCAATCGAGTTTTCGCAGCCAATTAAGCTGCTTTTTATCGATCTTTGTAGAATCGATATTTCCCATGTACATGCCGAGCGTAAGGTCACGCGCATAGTTAATGGTCTGAACTCTTTTAATAGAGTCCATGAACTCCACAATACCAATATCCATAGTTTCTTTGAGGTTGTATTTATATCCCGGAGAATTAACCATAGAAGAGAGCATAGGCTGCATAGTAGACTTGTACGGCTTCTTTGCATTTGCGGCCAGATTCATCTGGGATTCGCGTATAAGAACTTTCCAAGTAACTTTATTGGCCGCTTTCTCAACCTTGGGAACAATGCCGTGCATCTTTCTGAGGTATTGAGCGATACCGTTATAAAGATTGACATCTATCCGGACACCATTGTCATCCTCAAGAATTATCATATTGTTTTGTGTGTTCAGATACGGGTAAAATTTTGTAAAATCAAGTTCTTCTCCAAACAGAAGAGAACTTTGTTCGGGTTTAACCGAACGAACCAGCATGCAAAATAAATCAAAATCCGATATATCCATCCAATTGATTTGTTTTTCCCATAACTGCGCCTTCAGATCAGAAGGAATAGCAGTGAACGCAGAAAGCATTCCATAATATTCTTTTTCGCCCATGTCAATAATCTCACCGACTTTAGGCTGATGAATATAGATAACATCGTTAATACGATAATCGTCGCCACGATACATCTTTACTTCATCTATCTTCCAATCTGTATCAATTTTAAATTCCATAATCTCATTACTCTTCAGGATCCGTATAAACTACGGCTCCATTCCTGTTTGTAAACATCGCATCATTGACATCATGTTCGATTTTAGCAAGATAACCGCCTTTATCTTTAAACGTTGTCTTTGGAACGCGATTCGGATTCTTGTACCTGAACTGCAAAGTTCTGGCAACATATCCGGTTGTCAGTATCGTCTCCTCGTTCTCCATTAATGTCCATGAAAATCCATGTGGATTATTATTTTGGAAAAGATCCATTATACAAAAAGCAATCGCATCAACACGATTACAATGCATACCCGTGTCCTGCTTTTGAACAGAACAAAACGTAACAAATGTGATAATATGAGTAATTGTAGAAAGAGCTTTTGAAGTTTCTACGACATCATAATCTACCTTATAACAGATATAACATTTGTCCTGGGCTTGTACTTCCGGAACAAATACAAAAGGATAAATACCGTCATATTCAAAAAGTTCATCACCTTGATATAACGGTGTTTCCCCATCCCTATCTTTTAACAATTTAATAATATCGTCGTCTGCTCTAAGGATTTCATCTATTTTACGTTTCAGGGTGATAATGGGATCTTTTTCGAAATCTCTTAAAAATGTATTCGATGCAATTAAATTCGACACGACCGTTAAGCCTCCACTATAATTTCCATTTCAACCGGCTCATAATCACCAGCCGTATCTTGCATTGTCACAACGAATCTTGTTCCGCCAATATAGTAATCTTTATTAATCCTTAAGCTGAGTTCTCTGTCGTTATCATCCAAAGCGTACTCCGAATAACTTTGTCCGATAACAACGGGTTCTCCGAAAACATCTTCCACAATGTTTCCTCTTGCATCTTGCTTATAAATCTCAAGACCTTCTATTTTCCATGAAGCAGGTATGTCAATAGGATCGTCCATATAATTGTAAAATGTGGCAACAAACTTTACTCTTTGTCCAATTTTAACAACGTTGTCATAAACCTTGACATATTCTTTTGCAGAACCGATTCTTTTCAAAATATAAAGATCAACAGTACCACGTCTGATATCATTGCTAACAGGCTCTTCGAAAATGACCTCTTTATTAATGTCCGCAATTACACCATGTTTTTCGTTGTAATCAGTATGCTCATTATAAACATCCTGAATCATTGTAAACGCGCTGATGCCAGCAGGAGTAAGTTCTTCAATCTTAGACGTTTTCCATACAAATGGAATTTCTCTGTCTTCGGATGATACGACAATTCGCATATCATAATACAACGCGTTGCTAACATAATCACTTGGCATGATAAGTTTCGTCATATTATTTGTTGTAAGAATTGTCTGTCCTCTGTAAATGCCAGTACTATAAGAATTAACATTTCGAACTACAGACAAACATTCCCAGATATAATTATCTTTAACCCATTTAACAACGTAATTACATCTTAAAATATTAAATCTGATAAACTGCAATTCTTCTGACTTATCGACGATGAGCCATCTTTGCAATTCTCCTCTATGATTTGGAATATCAATATATGTACCCAACTCATATTCGACGCCGGGTTTGAATTGCACAAAAAATTCTACTGCCTGCGACGCAAATGCCTGTTCTTCTTTGCGAATGAACTTGACATCTTCAACAGCAACAATATCGTATTTAGAGCCATGTCCGTTTTCTGAGTGACGATATAACACGGCTCCTATGATAACCTGCGGATCGTTATACCATCCGTTTAATTGCACCATGTCAGCCGCTTCTCTGATTCTTTCGGGAATTATCTTTCCGTAATTCTGATTTAAACGGGTCTTATATAAATCCCAGTAATTCTTAGTCATGCGGCTGCACCTCTTTTACAATTTATCTACCACAGTTTCCGCATCAAGGATTGCTTTTCTATAAAGCTTAGAGTTAAAGTTCTCACCCTTCTGAAGTTCGAGCCTTGCGGCTTCTAAAAGAGTAAGAAGTTCAACCATCTTGGCAGGATAACCAAGCAGACTATTAATTCCACCAATTTTAAACATCAGGAATTCGAAATACTTTTCGAGACATTCATCATTACGTTCCTTGTATAAAAGACACCAGTAAATGCTACTGTGTAAACTTTTGATTGTACCGGCCCTCTGATCTTCGGAAAGCGTACAGTATTTTGTTTCCATATAAATATCCTTTTACACCAACTCAGTAGTTCCGAGATAGTCATTGTGCAGCGTTTTATACTGCGTCAATAAATAATCTTTTTCATGTTTTGTTTCCGTTTGGAGATGAAGAAGCCCGTTAAAATGATTGTGTTGGGCAAAAAAGTTTGTTTCTTTTGAAGAAATAAACTGTCTTGTGTTTAACACACTATTAATCTGGGGCTCCATCCATTCTTCAACCATACCAAGAGCAAGAAGCTCTTTTTCCGTTTCTATAAGATTATTGATAAAATGAGGCCCAATTAAATACACTTCTTCATCATCATCAATTTCTTCTTCATTTTCGGTATAGTCAAAAGCGCCATTCCGAAGCTCTCGTAGTTTCGAAATGGCGCTCAGCAGATAGCCATGCATTATATCCACAGCATCCTGATCCGACAATTCAAGCAAGATATAATCAGTAACCTTGTTAGAGAATCTTGCGTATATTTCAGTAAAAGCGGTTCCCATATAGATCACCCGTATTATTTTTCTCCGCCACCTACAAATAACATGAGATCTGTGCCAAGAAGGGTATCAATCGCCGTGATCTTTTTAATAGAATCCAGAGACCCGGCTTCCATTAAACCTTTTGCAATATTACCCATCTGGGCTCTTACGCCATCAGGCAAACTATTAATTGCTTTGATCATATCCGCGACATCCAGTTTGAAGATAGACGTCAAATCTTTTCTGGAATACATTTCTCCATATTTCTTCCTAACATCTTCCCATTCCGGTAATGCAAGTAACTCTGGGTCTTCAATAATAAAATACCCTCTCATTAAAAACGCGTGCCTTGATGCCTTTGCAGATCGAAGATCTTGATATTCTACTTCAACTACATCATTAGCAGCCTCCCATTTGTAAGATGTATTTGTTTTTGTTCCCTTGAAGAGCAGCGCTCCTTGTACAACAGATCTACACGGAATTAAATCTGTAGGAGCATATTGTTTTACAACAGGTTTTTCTTTCTGTACCTGTTTTTCAACCACCTGAATTTCAGGCTCCTCCTTCTGTAAAAAATCGTCTCCGTCAATCTGTTCCATTTCTGTTTCCGGCGCTGTTCTCTTTCTGTAAGCCATTTGTTCCTTCCTTTCTTTATTGTCCTTTTTAAACTCGCCTGTATTTCTCTATGCTGATAACGTCTTCAAATAAATCCAGAAAACGCTCACGGCCATCACGATTTAACATGCAGTAAAACGAAAGAAGTCTATTTTCAAGAAGGTTTTCTTTTCTGTTTTCATAAAAAGAATCGATTGAAATAAGATCATACGGATCCAATCTCAGATCCCTGCAAAGCCTCAAATACGTCTGAACAGTCTTGCTGTTAATCATACTATCTAAACCTTGTAAAGAAGTCATGCCGGTCTTTTTTTTATAATGCTTTAGCGTATTGTATTTATCCTCAATAGCTATACGAATCCTGATCTTGCGCTCTTTCTTTTCTTCCTCAGAAAATTCAAGAAGCCTCATATTAACATTCCTCCGTTTAATCCCTTTTTATCAAAATGCGACTTGAGAAATCGCCAACACAACGCTTATTTCCGGAATAACAGGAGAATAAAAAGTTGCCTTGTTATCATCAAGGTCGATATATGCCTTCATCCCATAAACAAGCTGTTCTTCCTCTAATGTAGGCATAACATCCAATGTTCCACCACATGGTATTGCATGGATAATATTGCCATTGACTTCCGTTACATTAAATGTCGCAGTATTCCAATAACGTCCACCTTCTCGGACATAACCGGTCCAATCATCAGGAGTGATTCTCAACAAAGAAAAATCTTCAAACGCACCGCCAGCAGCTCCAATTTTTCTTGCAAGTTCTGCAAGTGCGTCTTCGACGTTATTGGCGTCAATTAATCCGTCTTTGTCATTAACAATAATGTCAGACGCTTCTGTTGCGATACCGGGTATAATACCTTCAATCGTTTCGACTCTCGCCACAAGCGCAGACAAATCATCTTCGTTATTTAATTTTCTGTTGCCAAGATATAAATCCTTATCATTTACAAAATAAAACGAGGTGTCAACAGGAGAACTTGGCAAAGCGTTTACCTTTTTAAATCTAATTGCTATTGCCATAATTATTCTCCTTCCCCATTCTGGTTCGGATCCTGATTTGGATCAGTATTATTTGGATCAACAGGATCATTTGGATCATTCGGGTCAGAAGGATCGCTTGGATTGACAGGATCCACTGGAGTGGGAGTCGGAATTACAACACTCTCGTCTTCATCTTCTTCCTCTTCCCAATAAATCAAAGGTTTTGTAAGACAAACATCAATATCTGTCTCCAATACAGAACCAACATAAACCATCATTCTGATGTAAAGATGCCCATTCTTGGCATATATATAGTACAAAACCTTTTTTGTTACGGTCTGACCGCCATCGCCCAATTCCTCTTGCAAAGAATAAAGATCAATGGGGTCTTCTCTGTGCTCTACTTCCCCTACACTTGATGTTTTGTAGTATCCGTTTAAAATAAAATGTCCAGGATTTAACCCAGAGAGATCAACAGCATTTAATGGAGATTCTCCGAAAAGATTGACGATAGGAATATTCTGCAATTTATTATAATTCCCCGTGCCTGCGCCAATCACAGATTCCTGCACTGTCATATATATTTTGTTTTTCATTGCGAGCGTTTCCGCTCCTGATTGTTTAGGCATAACACATCACCTCAAAACTTCCGTATTCAGCACAGGATTCACGCGTATTGTATTGATCAGCGTGGGTATCACGTTTCCATAAATCGTCGTTAGCTTTAGCTGCACTTCAGCGGTTCCGGAATCAAAAGCGTACGTTTCAATCTGCTCCAAAGAAAACGTAACAGCATTATTTTCATAATCAAAATGAACTTCGCTTCCTTCAACCTCTGTGGCAACACCATCTTCGTCATATGTAACAGCACCGTTTTTCGTGACTTCAATATCATCACCAGTTCTGTTTCCACGATTCTGTTCAATCGTAACTCTTGCCTTTGCAATCTGATCAAGTTCAATATTTTTTAAGACAAGGGTGTAGAAAATATCTCCTCCGCGTGTCACCGTCTCGGACTCCTTTCTGTAATATTTTTGGTAACTGAAACTTCCCATACGTAAATGGGACACGCACCTTGAAAAATCAATAGTTTAGCCGTGCCAATTATCATTCAGGCGGCCGAGGGCTCAGGTAAAAGTGCTTTTTGCATGTAATCCGGCAACCGTCCGACGAAATCGTTCATGAATGCGGATATTTGCTCTTCGGTAAGCTTTAGTACTGACAGAAGGCTTTCCATCAGTGCGTCAAACAGGATCTGTAGCGACCTGCTGAATGTAATATCCGACAACTCGGCGACAAAGTAACAGAACAATTCGCCAAGTGTCCGCTGATCCTCATTCCTTCGCTGTTCAAGAGCAATCATCATGTAGCGGGTAAAGACAATCGCAGCATGGGCCGTGAGTGCATCATAGGATAAAGAGTGACATTCCTTTACGAGGTTCAACCGCGACTTGCACGTTTTGAAGAACACTTCGATCGACCAGCGCTTTCCATAAACGCGGATGATCTCCTCTTCGGAAAGATCTGTGTTCGTGCAGATCAACGCGATCCAGTCATTGCGGTTCTTCTTGTTTCGGACGCATACAATCTTTGCCGGAATTGGATGCTCGCTTTCACCGTCATTTTTGCCGACCATAACATCGACTGACAGCAGATATCTGGAACGACCGCGTCTCTTCTTACAGCGAGAGAATATCTGCTTAATGGAGAGAGACTCTCCTTCAAACTGATAGTGAATTCGTGAGCTCTTTTTTACCATGGCGATAACATCAAGATCCATATCCTTGATGCTGACAATCTGATGTGGATTCGCGAACCAGCTGTCAAACAGCACATATTCTGCGGAATGTCCGGCAGAACACGCTGTCCGGAGAAGTTCCAGCATGACATCCGTTCCCTTGCGTCTGGCCTGTGCCCTGCGCCTACCGGCAACGGAACGCTTATCAAACACTTTGGTGGTGCCCTTAATGTTTTCGTCTTTTGACGAAGCGAGCAAACAACTGTTGATTGGCATAAATGTGTTGCCATCCGTCCACCCAAGCGTCATCAGCCGATAGCCTTTTTTGTATTTCATGTCGCTGTGATCAAAAACCGATGATGCCAGCTCCGTCCTTTTGTAGCCCTGACGCTCATGGAGACTGTCATCAATGACGAAAGCGTTTACCCTGTCCTCTGCGGTGAGGTCTCGAAGCTTTTTGTTTATGATATCCGCAGAGAGCAAAGTTGTAAACCGTTGCCAGTTTGTTTTCGTTCCGTTTAGGAATCGGTAGTACGTGTTTTTTGAAAAACTCTCGCGGAACGAATTTGTGCGTTGCTGCATATACATGCTCATGCCGTTGAAAACATTGCAGAGCTTGTATCGAAACACCTGCATGACCGGTATGCCCTTCTCTTTGCGGGCATTGCAACGGTCGAGCAACCTGCCGATTCTGAACTCGGAGATGAACGATTCAATTGCATTGACAAGGTTCAAATCGTCTTGATTCTGTGGTATGATTGACATGGCATAAGCCTCCTTTTGGAATTTTTGTTTTTCGCTAATTCAATCATACCAAAAGAAACGGGTTTATGCCTTTCTTTTTCGGCTAAAATATTGAATTTTCAATGTGCAACACACCTTTTGGTGTGGGAAGTTTCAGTTGGTAATTTTAAGTTTTGCACTTCTGTACAAAGAAAGCCTCGCACTCCGATGAAAGAGTACGAGGTAATACAAAGGAGGTAGCATTATGAAAAAAACACATTACTCCAGTGTAACAGCGCCAAACAGAAGACCGATAACAACCATAATACCAAATCTCTGAATGTAGCGATAATCATACGTCATATCCTGATTAGATGTATTATCCGCAATCTGACGAACCAAAGCAGTGCCTTCGTTCACCAATTTGATGAACTTGTTCTCAGAAGAACGAGGAAGGACAAGCAGCTTGGTATCATCAAGCATCTTCGTTGTCGTATTGATTTTATTGACCTGTTTCAGTTCAATAAGATCGACGCCGTACCAGTTTCCAAGGCGGCCAGTCTGATACAACTCTTCTTTCATACCGTTGGAAATCCAGTTAATCTCATCCAACTTACGAAGCTTTGCAAGGCCAGAACGAGTACCAACAATCATGGGCTCGTATCCCGTTGAACGTTCAACATCAGCAATCAGATCCATTAAGGCTTCGCGACCTGCCTCGGCAGTGCTCGTGTCAATAGTGGCCTGGAACTGCGTCGGAAGCTGAGAAGCGGCAGCGGTAAACGCAGCATACAACTCATTATTAATCTTCTCGGTAAAAGCCTTCGCAATAGTACCAACCAAATCAGACCAGTTTTCATAACCAGCCATCAGACGTGCAAATTCCGCATAGACCGCCGCTCCATATTCCTGTGTCTTAACCTGATAACGCTCTTTGGCCCCAAGGCGCTGTCTCGGCATATCCCAATGATCGCCATTTAATCTGGCAACATTCAAAATGACGTTCTGCTCCGTATAAAAAACATTCTCGTCCCCGCGAGCAAGATTACGAACATCGACATATTCGCGGAAGAACGGGTTTGCATCCCAACCAGACTGAATCAGATTCGGAACAACATCTTCGATAACTTCAAAGGCAATATACGGATTAATACGCAAAGCCTTCTCAGCCTCTAAAATAGTAGGCTTTTTATCAAAGCCATACAGTTTGTTAAACATCATGCAGATCTTATCATCTGCTTCTTTTTTCGTAACGCCCGCCTGCAAATCACCTTTCGCAACATCGGTAAGGAGCGTCTGAAATTCTTCAATAGTCGTCTTGCTTTCTGCAAATACGGCATTGATATGAGATTTATTATCCGTTAAAAACATGACTTATCCTCCTTTCCGATTAAGCAATGACCAGCTTGCCAGTGGCCGGGTCAACAGTTACAGTTTTGCCAATGGAATTCTCGTCAGGCTCGGTTGTAAAACCTTCTTTGGACAGAGAGAATCTGTCACCATAACGAAGCTGATATGCTCTTGCAATATAGCCTTCTTCGTTATAGAACTGACGTTCCGCCATAGCCTCAGACTCGAACTCATATTTCGTTTCCGGCGCACTTAAAATCAGAACGTCGCCATCAGCGGCTTTCTTCACAAAAACCTGCCACATATCCGGGGCAGCTTCCTGCATTAAAATAACGCCTTCAAATCCAGTGGCCTTTGATTCCGCAAAATAGTTATATTCGACAAAATCACCAAGACCCAAAACAACGCCGTTGTCATGGTCTTCGGCCATCTGTACATTAAAAATGTGTTCTCCGTACTCCGTACCAAGCAGATCACTAGACCATGCCACAGTATGGTGTTTAGAGAAATCAAGATATCCTACTGCCATCTCTTTTCTCCTTTAAATAAATAATGCTGCCATGAAGCAGCTTTGTTTTGTTTATGAATATCGATTTTGATTGCATGCATAAAGATTTCTTGTTGACCAACCCGCATTAGTCAAACAAGGAACCGTAAGGTTTCGCTTTCTCTTTTGCTTTATCAGAAGCAAAACTCACTCTAATCATATCTTTCTGAGATTCTTCTTTCTTAACGGCATATTGCATTGTCTCTTTTCCGACAATTGCATTACACTGAAGCTCTAATTCAGAAGCAGAGTATTTATTTCTGTCTCCTTTAAGAGCAACATACTCCAGATTGTCCTTCAGTTGTTCATCGAACGACGCAAATACTGCATCTTTTTCAGATTCGATTTTCTGAATCTCGGCCTGTTCTTTGTACTGTTTCAATTCGGCATATGTAGAGCGCATCATATTAAGCGCATCACGTTCTGCCTCGGTTAAATATTCCGCGAACACCTTTTCGCGTTCGCCTGTCAGCGAGAACACGCCTTCTTCAGTTTCGGCATAACCCTGTTTATAACATTGAGAACCGCACCAAGGCTTCATAATAACATGGCTTTCATACACTTCACACATATAATAATCGTTATCTTCGTAGCCATAAGTCGCATTCACAAGGTCTTCAATAGCCCAAGCCTTTTGCGTTAAAGACAGTTCAAATGTTCTGTCTTCAATCTGGACAGAAAAGATTTTTCTTTTCTTTTCTCCATCATCGCCAGAGTCCGCTCCATCAGAAGGAGACTCTTCAGCAGATGTTTCTGCTACAGGTTCAGACGCATCGCCAGTACCATCTTCACCATTGGCATTGTCAACAACTGGTTCTTCTGGTTCTTCTGCGACAGGTTCACTGTCAGCTCCAGACACGTTAGACTCTCCAGTGCCGTCACCATCTTGATCGTCCTGATTGCTCATATCAGGCTGATCTTCTCCTGCGCCTTCATTGCCGTTATTATTCCCATCAGAAGCACCACTATCTGCTCCATCGCCGGAAGCATCAGAGGCACCATCTTCACCATCAAACTTGGTCATCTGGTCAATTTCCTCCGGCATAGCCTCTTCAGCGCCTTTCGGTAAATCCTTCGCCATTTCGGTTATCCTCCTTTCTTCCGGATTTTTATTATCGCTTAACTCTGTGGGTACGCTCTCACCATCAGAGACAGCAAACTGTTCTTCAATAAAAATGTTTGCACCATCCATTCCAGGCTCGACATCTTTACCATACTCATCTTTACCAAGAATTGTAACCCCGGTAAAAATGAACGAGTTAATAATAAGAGTTTTTTCGTTCGCATCATAAGAAAGATCGTTCAGCTTTAGTTCTACAGAACAAGCCGCCTTCTTATCTCTCTTTAATATTTCTGCCGCTTTTGTATATTTCTCCCAAATAACACCAGAGACAACAGCATAATCTTTATTCTTTTCGTAATCGTGTTCAATCATGCCTTCTTTCGAAGTAATTACACCAACCGGGATTTCTTCATAAACGATCTCTCCGTTTTTGTCCTGGTACATTTCATGACTCTTGAATTCGTACTGTCCGTCAACTTCATGTATATACCCAAGAATCGGTCTTGAATAAAACGAAGGCAATGCGTCTTGCATTGCCTCGTAAGTGATAGACGAACCGTTCAAATTTTTTCCAACATGACACGATTGTAAAACAACTTTTAACAACTCTTCGTCGTTTAATTCTTCGAACTTCATTCTTCCGTCTGTTCGAACAACAAGCTCTTTTTGTGCGCTTTCTGCATTAAAGTGAATATCTTTACCTTTTTTTTCGAAGTATTCACACAGCGCATCCATTGTTAAAATCTTAGTCATAATTCCTAGACCTCATCAGATTTAGCATTTCTGGAAACCTCTGCCTTTAGGCGTGAGGTTGCTGACATGCATAACCGATCCGTAACAACAACATTGGCTTTATCTTCTTCAGACATAGAAGCATTTTTGTCTGTAAAATTCATAAACGTCCAACCATCAATGGTCTTGTTTACAAGAGGAAAGCCTTGTTCGATTAAATGATTTGCAGTCGTTTCATTTTTTGTGAACAGCATTAATTGTTTCATTCAGCAACATTATCTCCTTCTTCGTCCTTGTCATCAGATTTGTCTTCTTCAGAAATATTTTCGTCAGTCTTTTCTTCGGATCCTTCTCCTGTAATATTTTTGATCTGCTCGTCTGTCCTTGCGGTAGAAGATTGCGTAAACGAAGACAGAAGAGGAATCCATTCGCTGTGGCACTTAAGAATTCCATTCTCAAGATATTGCGTTTGATATGACTCTAATGGATCTGTGCTGTGCATTGCAGCAATCTGTAACTTGACCGGAACGCCATACTGTGCAGCATTAACAACGCTTTCTTTGTATGTCTGCTTAGTATACGGACTTACCATCAAATACTTAATACGCGTACTCGCACCATTCAACGAATAGTTAATGTATCTGTTCACCCAGGCTTCAATCTGAGGAAGAAGCGGGCGAAGAGCATACATCGTGTCACTAATCATTGCGGCAGTAAACGGAACTGCACCGGACATATTTTTACGATCAAGAATTTGAGACACGCCGCCATTCTGGAAAAGATTTGCCATTGAATTGGAGATCATATTTGTGTCTTCTGGCGTTGTCCCCTTAAAGTCAACTGTATCAATTGGCAATAATGAAATGCCGGAAGCAACCTCATCGGGAAGGCTGTCTTTAAACTTTTTATAATATGCAACCGCCATATCCAGATCAACTTTAAACTGATTCGGTCTTTCTGCGCGTTCCAATGTTTCTGCCGTCATATAAACAAGCTTGTACGCACTCAGCGCTTCTTTAACAGCCTCAATGCTCTGTAAATCAATTAAATCAATAATTGGTTCAAACAACGCAACGAATGGGGGCAGAATCAACCCAAGATCGTCCATATTGATCTTTAAGCAAAACGTTTTATTTGCATCCAACTGTTGCCATTGCTCTTCCGTACCATTTTTCCACTTATTATATTTCTCTTTAAACTCGGAATCCCACCATTCAAGATCATCCGGATAAGCGTCAAAATAAGCAAAATCGTATGCAAAATTAATCGTACCATCATAGTTGTAAGATGATATTCTGCAATAGTCCGGATCGAGCGGCATTAAAAAGAACGCAGAATCATTTTCATATGTATAGCCATATACAATATCTTCTCTCCATGCTATAACAAGCATCTTAAATATCTGCATTGGCATATTCATTTTTTCTAATTCCGCAATCACCTGCTCATAATCTTTAATAACCTTTTTATCAGAAGGCTTCTTTAACATGCTTACGCCCTTTGGAACAGCGGTGTAAGCAGTTGAATCAAACATCTCTGCAAAATAATGAACAATTCTTCTGTAAGGATAAGACACCCGATACAAAAACCTTGAAAGATTTCTGATATTCGCTTCCTGCGAAACAGGGTTGCGCATATAAGTGCGCAATCTTTCTTTCGAAAAAATCTGAAATGTTCTTGATGGTGTTTTTGTAAAGTCTCTAAACTGCAATTGATCGAGAGGTTTGTTTTTTTTAAAAAATTCTCTTTCTCTTTCTACTTCTCTTTTTGCAAATTCAGCGGCAATTGCCTCGACATCAAGTTGTTCCTTTTTCTTTCTGTTATATTTTCTTTTTCTCTTTTCCGGAGCAGACGCTTCCGTATTCACTTTTTTCGGCATGTCGCTCCTCCATCAGCCAATGCTTTTAAACGACGCCAACGTTTTCTTCTTAAGCGTTGAACTAAGAAGTTGTACGGGCGTCATATCTTTTTCTTTGTCATACTTGCTTAGACGATCTCTGTTTCTTTTTTGCAAAAGAGCATATGCCATCATAGCAGCACAATAAGCTCTGTCATCATGCAAAGTATTGTTGCTGTGGTTAATTCCAGAATCAGCATTCTTATGCGCAGGTAATGCAAATCTGTCTTTTGCACTTTCTGTTTTGTACCGGCAGATATTTACAATTTCTTCTTTTAACATATCTAATTGATTAAGAGAAATCTCTTCTTCCGGCGTCAACTTTCTTATGCTTGTACTTGCGGTGTTTAATTTCTTAAGATACTTGGAAATAAATTCGTCAGACTTTCCTTGCTTTTTTAACTTGGTTCTTACTTTGTCTATATGTGCCTGATTAACATCAACAATGTTTAAAAACCCATGCTGATTATATTCTTCCGTAAACACAAACCAGTCATTCTGTACACATTGAATCAAGGCTTCATAAAACTCTGATTTATATGCACTCGGAGGCATTACATGCAAAACTCTCTTTGCACTTGGGAATTTATCTAACTGTTCTTTGCTATATTCATCATCGACGATGCCAGGATGTTCGATCCCAACCTTGTCTTTCCAAGGCTCAATCAGATAATCCGGAATAATTGTGCCTCCACCACCGGCTCCCGCATCAGAATACATTGTGATTTTTTCATAGTCTAAAGATTTCCCATTATATGCCAAAAGCAATTCTCTGATAAAATCCATCTGCTCAGGCATGCGCATAGGAGACTTATTTCTTAACCCGACATCAGCAAAGTTAATTCCGTTGCATAAGAACATCGTCCATCCTTTTGCTTTATCATAAACAAACTTTCCGATCAGAATGAACGAATTGTCCACCATTCTTGCGCTATCGTAAGTAAACACAAATTCACTATCTTCTCCATCGCTTTCTAAAATCGGAGGAGCAGTAACACAATTTCTTGTTACCCATTCACGTCTAATGATTTGGTTCTCGCCACCATCCTGTGTAAACCGGTTATAATACTCCCGATTTGCCTTATATGGATTTGCTCTTAATTCAGAATCAACCGTTTCTTGGGTCAAAAGAGATACGGGATACTTTTTCCCCATATAAGTCGCATTAATTGCAACATCACAGTTTAAATCAGCAACGAAATATCTGCTGTCGCCCAAAAGCATCTTTTTTGAATAATCCCGATACCTTATGTATAACTCGGTATCAACAGAGGACGCAGAAGAAGCGATAATAATCTGATTCGGTATTTCCTTTGGAAGCGTTCTAACATCCAGAGCGCCACCAAGTTTAAAATCTGAGCTGTTTGTCGTATAAGCGCCAATAACAGTTAGCACTTCTTCTGATAACCAACCTGCTTCATCAAAAAATACAAGATTGGCTCTCTTACCACGTTGCGTATCAACAGAACTGTTGATTGTTCTTACGTTTGAACCGTTATACAATTGAAACGTAAATGAAGCAGGATTGTGAATGAAACCATCCGAGTTCGCGGCATGTCTAATTACTTCGCCTGCAAAAATATCTGTCACGCCCGTAAAAGACGTAATATTGTTCTTTGCAATATCCTCAATCTTCTTGTAGGTTTCAATAGACTGTGCCGCCGTACCGGAACTGATAACAGATTTATAGTCATTAAACAGCAAACATTTGGACATTAAAAAAATTGCACCAAGAGTTGTTTTACCAATTGCTCTTGATTCCAGCCAAATGCAAAACTGTGTATTCCACGAACGCATAAAGACATATTTCTGATTATCTAACAGCGTTACACCTAAAAAAGTTTCTGCAAACCAAACAGGATTTTTTCTGCCTGCCTGGATAATCTCACAGAACCTTTTGTACGAATCATATTTTTTTTGGGATATTTCAAGATCGGTTGGTTTGTTGAAGACGTAATAGTTTTTAGGAATCAACACCGGACTTTTCTGTTCCGATATTTTCTTCGGATCCGGCATCCTGCCCCTCCTCATTTTGATCATCGATGTCTTCCGGGTCTACTTCGAAGTCATCGTCTTCATCAACATCTTCCTCAATAAACTCAACATCAATCCTGTCTTGTCCCAATACTTCTTCAGCATTTTCATCTTCTTCTAATGTCCAAATATCTCCCTGGTCATTTTCACGCATCGACTGTTGGAATTCGTTTTCGTAAATATCCGGATCGTTTACTCCTCCTTCGTCATCAAGAAGAAACGCCCTGTTCTTTACAACATCTTCTTTTCCAATCGAACGTAAATATTCTTTCAGGTCTTGGTTTTCTCTTAAAAGAATCCTGGCTTGTTCAGAAGCTTTATAAGCAACGCGCTCCCATTTTTCAATCAAAACTCTTTGATCTGCGATCATTTCGGGAATGTCATTCTCATTAATTCTTATCTGATCAAGGATGGAAGCAGTGGAAATATCTGAAACCATCTTGATACCGGCTGCCGTACCGATATCAAAACCATTTACTTCAATCTCTCTAAGATCAAGTTCTTTCATTTTCTTCAATTTGCCGGATAATGTATTTGCACCTTTTGAATTATTTGTGTTGTGAGCAAATGAAATCCCATTATCTTTAGCTAAAGATAACGCCGTATCCATTAAAGTCTTCTGTGTTGCATGAAGATTTTTTAACGTACCGGCATTATCCAATAATTTACCAGGATCGGATGTGATTTTAGAAATAACGTCATCAATTTTACCTGCCTGATGATATGCTTTTACAATCTGAATGATAGAAGATACCTTCATGGCGTCTTCGTTAGATTCCGGAGAGGAGTCAAGATACTTAATCATCTGCGCATAAAGCAATGGTTTGTCTTCTTCAGACTCATTGGCAAACGGATCGTATCCAATTAATCTAATACAATCTGCTCTGTTAATATCCATCTCAGCAGTTATTTCATCTAATTCCGCTTGAGGGAGATTTTTATTTGCGTTGAAACCTTCTCTAACCTCTTCGAGATCTCTGACTGTACGAGCTTCCGTATCATCCCACGTTCCATTTGCATATCTGGTCCTTGCCAAAATTGCCATATAGTTTCCAAAAGTGGTTCTTGTATGTCGTGCGTCCATATTTGGGTCTTTAGCTGCCATATCCGCATCTTCAAATACCGAACGTATAAACGGTTTATCCATAAGCCTGAGTGCGAATAGCATGCTTTCCATAGTCATGCCCTGAGATATGCCATATTCAACCCTGTTAGCAATTTCATTTGCACATTTTTTGCAAATAGGAGTAATACTTGCCTTGTTGTAATGAACCTCGTGTTTATAAAAAGCAGTTTTGTGTTGCTTTTTATCGCAATAAAAACATCGGTAAACATCTTTTTCACTTGTAGTTGTTTTCCGAGTTTTTCTCGCCCCTTCTTCCGTGATTAATACCGCCATAGAAGATCCTTTCTAACCTTTTTACCTTTTAATCCACGGAGACAAAAAAAGGTCTCCATAAAGCGTAAAATAAAAAACATTCAAAATGATTGAAATTATTGGGTTTCAAGATGTTGTGTATTAGAAACTCTATCATACAAGATTTAGAAATGCTTGATTTTATGGGATTTTAAGACAATCGAACATAAAGTCGAATGCTGACACTACTAATTTATATATCGCCTTTAAAGCTACAAAAGTTTAGCCCTCATTTTTCTCTTGTATTCCCTGTTTTTTGCGCGTCGAACATCCCTTGCACAATGCTCGCAATACTTTTGATGAGAGCTCGCCGTCTGTGGAATAAATCTTGTACCGCAAACCTCGCACTGTACAGACTCCTTCGGCACTTTCTTTCGGATGTTTTCTACGATTACGTCCCCAAATACAGCCCAGGCAAAATCTTTTCGAACAACATTCTTGCGAATGTAATATAAATACTTGAATACCATATCGCATATGTCCTGCCAGGAATATTCCGGAAGACTTTCTTTGATCTCGTCCTGTAAATTTTTGATAGCAGCATAATAATTAGTTTCGGCGTTACCATAATCGGACTTGGGTGGAGTTAGTCTGATATGAGACCCTCTAACCGCATTCGAATATACGTTCACCACATCATTTTCTACACGTATGTTCGGATTACTCACCAACACACGCCAATCTAATTTCCCAAGATTTTCAGCCGTAAACTTAATACGAGGGTTAATGATTGCAGATCCGATACGATTGATAACGCTGGCATTCCACTCCTCAACCTGTTCGTCAGCCCTGTCTTTTGCATATTTAAAGAAATACGGAACCTTCTTGCCTCCGATACAGTCTTTTATTTTTTTATCAACCTCGCTTGTTCTGGTCATATTATATCCGGACTTTGCACTGTCAATATTGATATTTTCTTCAAGTGTCAAATACTTTACCACGTCTAAAATTAATTGCCTGTCTTCAGAAGACATACTAAGCCAATCCTCTGCGCTGTTCCATGCTTTAGTAATAAGATTCGCATAAACTCCAATCTTATTTGCCTGAAATGCCCTCTGTAAAGCAATCCATATGTTTTCAGAATTCAATTCGACGCCCTCTGCGTGTTTTAAATCAAAATACAGAGGAACCACATCATCGTTTCTCCAATTGCGCTTTACGACCTCTCTAAATGTTGGATCGGCAGTTACCATAAGCCTGTCTCCATCATAATCTAATTGAACCACTCTGGCCAACATATCATGATTGGAAATATAGATTGCGTCCGTATCAAAATAATCCTGTATTCTCGGATCGTCTCTGTAAATATTTTTTAACAATACCTGTTCTCTATATAGAGCAGGACTTCTCATAGCAACCAATTCGTCAGAGTGAGAGAGCAGCCTACACGAACATTGGTTCGCATGTAATAATCCCTTTGGCGTTTCTTCTCCAAGGAACAAATGTTCGCAAAACGCATAAAGATCCGGAATGACAAAAGTAAAAAACCCTCTGGATTCAAGCTTTGCGCTTTTAAATTTCTTAACCAAACTGTTTTTCGCGTCTCTCAATTTTTTCTTTGCATATTCATCCTTTAACAGTTCCGGATACAAAGCCAACGCGTTCTGCCAAGGAGTCCGGTTCATATTATAATCTGTCGCACCAAGAACACGAAGCATCGTTTCTTTATCGCTCGACAACTCTCTAAGCGTCGTATTAGACTGCATGGTCAAAATCCGAATCTCATCATCTGTCATATCAGTAAGAGATTGCAGATACTGATAATTATATCTGGCCTTTAACGGTTTCGGACCTTCCATATTTGCAATACCGGCAAGACAACCATACTTTTCAAAATTTGTACAATACTCGTCCCAGCTCTTGTAACATTTTGCAAGCTTCAGCATAGAGTCCGTAAAGATAACTTCAATATCATCCTCTATGACGTCCCATTCTTTTCCCCAATAATCAACAATCTTCGGAGAAGCGTAGTTCTCTTCAATGAACCTCAAAAAATCAAAACTGCAAAGAAGCCCCTTCATCCAAGGCGCACGAAAAACAAAATTCTTATCACTCACTCTGGGCAAAACCATCCCACATCCGTCCACTCTGTCAAAAGCAACATCCATCTCCTGACGGGTGATTGCATAAGTTTCGTTGTCAAGATGATCGACAACGCCTCTGACCGTTACTTCATAATCCGGAACAACAATGCATCTGCGGATATTAAAAGAACCCATTCCCATCCTTAAAGCTTCAACAAAATCCGTAGGCCAGATATCAACGGCAGAAGACGGAAGAGCAGTATAAGCCAAAAACTTTGTGGCGTTAATCTGGGCACGTTTATTAATCTCTTCAACCGGCATGCCACAAGTCAAAGCCATTTTATGTTTTTCATAAGTTGAAGACTTAATAAACATACCCTTTTTCAAACGAATCGCAGCAGCAGAAGAAGTATAGTATTGGTATTTTTCACCGTTTAAAGTAAAACCTCTCTTGATAAGTTGTTCCATTGTTGTATAGAAATATACCTGAACCGTAATCAGATCCATTGTTGTTTCATTAGGTTTAATCCCAAGAGTCTTTGAAAGAATTGATTCAAACAAAGAAATTTGATTATATTCACAGATTGAACCGGGAGAAAGAGATCTTACTTCTGTACACGCCTTTAACGCCTCTGAATACATTTCTTTGTATTCTGCGGCGCGTTTTGAAAAACTTCGTTCTTTTGCAACTGCCTTGTACTTTTCAATGACAGCCCGCTTAAGTTCTTCTTTGTCTTTTTTATTCCCTTTAAATCCTCGTACCGCACGACCTTCTTTGATCATCCGGTCCTTTATATCCGCTAATCCCTTATTTCTCCTTTTATTCAACATCATCTTGTTGTATAATTCCCGTTCTTCCGGCGTGTCGAAGTCTCCGGTCGATACGGAATAGGAGAAATACTGTGTTGACAGAGCCATTGTCAATACCTCTTTATACGACAGACTGTTAATCCTTTTATTCCACTTACGACCAATAAGCCTCCTCACATCAACAGGCATAAGCTTGATTGTGCAGGAAGCTTTCGCTCGAAACCTTTTCCTTGTTCTCAATGTGCAAAAGAAGAAGCTGTGCTTCCATATTTTTTGAAATATGGGGGAAGAACGCGCTCTTCCTCATAACCATCTAAATTGCGTCCCCGATCAAAAACCCTAGGATATCAACGCGTTTCGTTTTTAAGTTTCACAATTTTCCTGGTTATGGCTACATGTTTAATGATTCTTTCATACGCTCTTTCACGACGCCGAGCGGATACCCGTGTGCTACTCCGTATGATGCCAGTTTGTTATGGTAAACTGGATAAACTCCCCGCGCCTGCGTTCCCACACAGGACTTACCTTGCTCACCGTCTGCAAGGACGGACTTGCCAGAACTGCTTTGGGCTACAGCCGCATTATTGTTTCCAACAATGCTCATACAGGCTGTTTATTTCGGTTGTCTCTCTCCGAATCGACCCTGGCCGACCTCTTTGGTTACAACCTGCGTTTGAAACAGAGACATCCATTTCTCTAAAACGTAAGAATCCTCTTATCGCCGATGGAAATTATATCACGAAAAAGAAAAAGAAGTCAACGAAGAATTATATATCTCTTTATAAAATTTCCATAACCCCGGCTTTAACGGTTTCGGTTTAAAAGAGGAGAATAAGCATCCGAAGCTCTGAATTTCACAGATTTCGCCATGTGCGCGTTTACCATGCTCTTATCGCGAGCCTACGTGATATAACACCCAAAATACCGATGCGCACATTTGCGGTATATTATGCGGGAACGCGGGGAAAAAGAAAGGTGTGAGGAATTCCCTTATTATGCATTCTCCTGACCGTACCGCACGGCCACGAAACATGAAATATTTAAATAGCATGGGCAGGACTCGAACCTGCGACCTCACGATATATCGTGCTCTCTAGCCAACTGAGCTACCACGCAAACCACCTCGGATCCAAGGAAACTCATAAAACCAGTTAGGGTAGTAGTATGAGCGCATCGGGCGTAGGTGAGTTGCACACCTCTTAGAAGTTTATAAGACTTCCGTTCTACTGCTGAACTAACGCCCATTATTTACATTTCTGTTTCTATAGATGTGATTTTTCCACAAATCAGCGTCTATAAATACAAAAATTGCGTTTTTTGTTTCTATGTGCCTTGAAACCGCTTCGATGCACTTGCTAAACCTTAAAGGTGGCATCCTTGCCCAACTCCGGCACACATCTGTAAATCACCGACTATTGCTATCACGGTCTATGGTCTATCTCTTACAGATAGTTTTTCGCATCCTCACGGTAGCAAGGCCGTTCTCTTGAATGCTATACGGACACACGTTCGTCATACGTGACGCACCGCTTTATTTTGAATCGTCCACTAAAGCAGGACCTCTCTATTCTCTATCCTCTTTTCGCACAGATTGGCTTTTTGTATCCTCACCTCTCACCTCTGCACCATAAAAATCTTATTAAATGCTTTAACGATTGTATTTCGCACCGGACCAAAAATTTTCTCTTATGTTTCCAGCCCTCTTTACTTTTTTCTTGAGCCCTTCCCAAGCAACAAAACAAGGGATATAAGTTTCTTTTCTTCGACGTACCTTTCCGTCAAATCCTTTATACTTTCTTGCAGCCCTCCTCTTCACGCAAAACTTTCCAAACCCGGAAATTCTTACTTCTTCTCCATCTGCCATATTCTCAACAACAACGTCTTGTGCGGCATAAAGAATCTCTTTTACAAGAGCCTGGGAATAATATGTTTTATCAGATACCGCTTTAATCAACTCTGTCTTATTCATAGCAACACTAATTCCTTCTTTCTGCCTCTCTCTAAAAAATTAATATACCCTTCTCGTCTTACCATTTGCCCCAGAATCAATTTTATATATCTCCTCGATACTTTTTACCTAAACCACTCTTAAAATCGATCTGAGGGCATCTGACGGCTTCACAGCACCTATCTCTAAAATTCTACTCTTCATTCATCAACCATCAAGCCATCACTCTTCGCTCTTTATTCTTCATCAGCCGCTTTTAATCTTGCAATTAAATCCTTCCGGTATTCAACCTGATCCTGTTCTTCAAGATACTTGTAAATCTTTTCAAGTTCTCTCAAGATTGAAGCAGACATCATTTCAATTTGTGGAGCTTTATACTTCAAGGAGTATTTAGCTTTAACAAGTCTCAGAAACCCTTTGTCATATTCTTTCTGTGTTTCAATTCTTTGGATTTCTTCCTGACTCATTACTGCCATAAGATTTTTCTCCTTGCCACCTAAGCAAATTTAAGAAAACGTTCGCCTCACTGATTGGATTATATATCTCTTTTAAAAGAATTGCAAGAGGGAAGTTATAAGAATGTGGGGCGAAAAAAATTTTTTATTTTATCAGCCATATTTATTTTATCAGACATATACCTTCCTTACGCATTACGCGCGCGCGCGATATAATTATCATTTAAATTACAATTATCATTTAAGTTACAAACATTATTTAAGTTACAAGTATTATTTAGATTACAGATATTGTTTAAATTATAATTATTGTTTAGGTTACAGATATTATTTAAATTACAAACAATAAGATATATATAAACAAAAGAAATAAATAAAAAAATTAAAATATGGTTCTCAACCATCGCCCGCTCGGAGAGGGCGAAACAATCTTTTATATATATCTATGTGTGTAAGTATTTACAAAAAACGTTGTAAGTATTTACAAAAAAAGCGGTAAGTATTTACAAAGCGGTAAATACTTACAATTTTTCATTTAATCTTTAACTAATTTTTAACCCAACTAAAATCATCTTCATCTAAAACAGAGTATATATGCCCGTTTTTATTCTCAATTATTTTTGTATTTTGAGAATTTTGTTCTGTCCCTTTTTGCGTTTCTGTTTTTATACAATCATTCTTTTCTCTGTTCCATGTTCTTAGATCCATTTCTAACAATCTGATATGATCGAGATATACCGAAAATCTTTTAGCCCCTTCTAAAACATGACCATCTTCATCAATACCTCCTAAATATTTAGAAATATCCTTCATGTTGACATAGATTCTTTTCGGATACTTTTTTACACGATAAATAAACCCATATTTTTCAAGAGTCAGAAGATAGTTATATATAGTCTTAAGAGATACATTCAGATCTTTTGCCAATCCTTTTTTAGATTTTATGCAATAATGATCTCCTGTCGGTATTTCTTCCTGTTCAAAATTTTCAGAAAAATCATTAGTTTCATTTTCAAAATTTTCCGATTCTTTGCTCACATACTTTTTGCTTAAATACAATATGTCTTCCAAAAGTAATAATTCTCCGGTTTTAAGACCTTCTTTTTTTGACATATCGATGGTCATATTACCTCTCCTTTATTCTTCCTCAATATCTTCATCATCATCAAAATCATCATCATCAAAATTATTTGTCTCTATTTCGATACTATGATTATTTTCATGATTGTTCTCTTCGTCTGTTTCATAATCTATTTCATAATCATTTTCAATATCATTTTCTCCATCTTCGTAAATGTCATCCCAATCTTCTTCATAGACTTCATATTCTTCAAACACCATATCTTTTTTCTTTTTCTTTTCTTTTTTCAGTTCCTTTTCAATTCTTATTTGATTCTCTGCTGCTTTTGCGATATCGGTTGTGGTTATTATATTTCTTGTGTTGGCTCGATTTGGTAAAAGTTTATAATCTCTAATTGCTACGCCCCATCCACTATCATCAGCCTCATTTATCAGTTTTGGCCGGAATGTAGTTATTCTTCTTCCTCTGTTTGGATACTGCTCATCTCCACTCCAAGGAATATAGGATCCATATACCTCTTTTATGATAATTTTGTGTCCCGATTTTTCAAAATCAAAAAATCTCTTCCACCATTTGTAGTGAAAATAATAATTTCTTCCATGTGCTTTTCCTACTTGTCTTTCCGGGATTTCTCCGAGATAACTACATAATTCCTGATAGTTTTTAAACACCATTCCTTTTTCTAACATATCATTTATTTTTTCTGCATATAACATATCGTATGAATAAAACAATTTCATCGTATCCAGATACTGTTCGGCTTTTTTTAACTTTAACTTATATTCATTTTCCTGCGGTGTAGCTTTTCCCGAACCATAAACATATTTATCATAATCATCCCATTTATCACTGTTGATTGCTCCTAAGATTACATGGGAATTCCACATTCGTCTGGCATAATCCAGACGCATATGAAAGTCGGTAGAAACATGACATTTTTGACAATATATACTATATGATTCTCCGCTGTTTCTTTTTGCGGCAGAAGTATTTCTCCCCCGGATAATAATCGGTTTTCCTCCACAAATACAACAAAGAAATTCTCTCCCTGTTTCTGATTGTTCAACTATAAAAGTTGGAGATGCTCCGTCTGTGGCCTTTATAAGACGCATAATTCTGTCTCTATCTTCATAAAGTTTACCCTCAGCTTTTAACTTTTTAACTATTTCCCTGTCTTCTTTTTGGCTTTGCAATGTAATTTTTTGTCTTTGTTTCCTTCTTTCAAGAACGGGATTAACCTTTGGTGACGGTAATCCTTTAAAATGTTCATTGTATGACAGCGACAAATCCTTTTGTTCCGAATCATCAGGATCTTCCGGAATCAACAAAGCAGAGATAAAAGGATCATATTCGTCTCCAAGATGTTCGATGTGAATCGGCAATTCTGTTTTCCAGTATTTATCTTTTTGCTTATTTTCTTTGCTCATGTCTATTTAAAATCAACTCCATTCTCAATTGCTTTATTAACATCTTTCTTGTTTATATCCAGTATTTTGCGTTCTTTGACAACTCTGTATACTTCATTCGGGTTATCTTCAAAATCTTCCGGTTTTCCTTTGATCAACATACCTGCTTTAACTTTATTATGCACATTAAGTAAAGCATATGCTGTTTCTATCGGAAATGCCGGATTCAATAAAATATATTTGTCTGATACAATCTGAGTTTTCCAGATATCATCAATTACAACCTGATCTTCTGTTTTTTGTTTCAAAAGATTATATTGCTCTTTTTTCAGAGTCTCCAACATACCCTTTTTTGCAAAGTAGTTTTGCTGCTTCTTTGCGTATTTATTTTTTTTAGACATCGATTTTTAATCTCCTTTCCTTCCTGTCCTTTTCTTCTTCAAGTTTCTTTTGTCTTCTCAGTTCTAAAACAGAATAAGATAACTTATTCAAATTTGGTTTCGCAAAAGGACAAGTATTGCCTTCGTAGGTTGATTCCAGAATTGCACATTGATATGTTCCATATACTTTTTTGCGGAACCAACATGGTCTTGTATCACGACATTCCCAAGATCTAATCATATTTTCTCCTTATGGTTGTTATACGTCAAAATCTTTTTTGATACGTTCTTTGATAATTTCCATCTTTGTCTTGATTGCTTTTTCTTTTTCCGGGTCTGTTTCGGGGAGATCTGTTTTCAAAAGAGTATAGTCTATAGCCTCTTCCAAAGTAGCAATGATTTTTAACAGTCTGTAATTGGCAATCCATAATACAAGAAATGTAATTGCCCATAGCGCGTACAGTATTATGATAGATCCTATGATAAACGTAACCATTATTTATCTCCTTTAGGTTTTATGAGGCAGCAGGTTCAAGAACAAATATTCGTATAGATCATCAGTTGTTTGCAGATAAATTTTGACACCTGCGTCCAGATCATAAATTTCTTTTGCCTGAGTCCCATATTCAAATTCGGTGGCCCAGGTTTCAATTAGCCTTACGGTATATTCCGCATATCCGGATTTTTGCATAACAGGATCGACTTTTCTGCTCATTGTCCAGTCAAGGATATTAACATAAGGCGTATCTAAACAATCATCCAGTGTACGAAGCATTTCTACGACTATAGGATAAATGTCTAATTCGACCATACCGCTTTGATTTGAATTCATTCCCCGGACAGATCCGGTAAGAGAATCAATCTGTTGTTGAAAATTGTCGTAGTCTCTGATCTTGTCGATGTGGCAAATGAACTGTTCCCTTAATACCATGAGATTCCCCCTTTTTGAACTTGATGATGGTTGATGGTTGCCTGGTGTTTGGTTTATCTATTTTTACCTTGACACGTTTCTGTTATTTTTTTTATTGTGCATTAGCCGAGATTTGGTTAAATTAATTAGTTGTCTGACAATTATTTTAATTGTTTTTGGTTTTGAATTGTTTTTGTTTCGTTTTATCAAAAAACATCCTGTTTTAAATAAAAATATTTAAATTTGATTTGTTTTTAAATGATTTTCAAAGGTTCCTGTTGATGGATTTCTGGGGTTTTGTTCATGATTTGTTCATATGCTCTCGACAAACCGAAGTTTATTTATCTCTCTGCGGATTAATGTGCTTATAGAATACTCCAGAATGGCGAGATATGCAAGCAGATAATTGTTAAAAAATCGGGTGGAATGGTGTTTAGAGTATTTTTAGAACTTTATAATTTTATAAATATCGAACATATGGTTTAAATGTGAGGGAAGGATTAGCGTTAGGATGTGCCGGGATATAATTATTGGGATTGTTAAGATGGAATTAATACAGTTGTGAGATAATCATAAAACGATAAAAAATGTGTCACTGATGAATATTTTATGATAGTTAAAAGGGGTTGGAAAAAATCGTAGTAATTTTGAACATATTTCGCAGTTTGAGGTTTTGAAAAAGAGAGGTTCCAGGAAGATATTTTATCGAACATAGTTTCTGTTTTTTTTATATGAGTTATTAGATGGATGTGAGTGTGGGAGAGGAGGTTTTTTGGAGAAAGAACATTTGTTTTGTATATTATTTTGGGAGTGACTGGATTGGTATTTTTTGGTCTGTGTATGAAGGTGAGTGATTGGGCCTCCGACAAAAAAATGTTGATTTTATGGGCTTTCCGTACCCCCCCGGCATGGAAAATTTTTCCCCCGATCGACTGAAATAAATTGTTATTTGTCACAATCGAAAAAAATTTTTTTGTAGTACCCGTGCGGCTTTGCGGGCAATTTTTGCGTCCCAAACAAACTTTCGAATTTGACAGGATTTGTGATCGATGCCATGCTATGAGTGGTCGGTGGCGACGCCGGACGCGGATACGGAGAAGCAAGCGCGATACGGATGCGCGGTCTTCTAACACTCATACACTCAACGAAAGGAAGGTGGCATTATGAAAAAACAGGAAATCACTCTCTCTCAACTCGTCGATCGTTTCATGGACTTAACCCCTGCTGAACTCAAGGCTTTTAATACCATGATCGAAGCCTTAAACCGCGAAAAAGCCGAAACGGCTTTGAAGCAGCAGCAAATGGCGGAAACGCCGATTGCAACGCCGAAAACGACGAAAAAAAGCGTTTCTGCCTGGTATGCAAAGCATACTAAAACCGGTGAGAAAATCATTCTTGTGGCTTTAAACGGCGGCGGTTATGATAAGACCGTCGGTGAGATTCTCAAGAAGAACTATAAGGCGTACTGGTTTAAAGGTCATGGTTGCTGGGCGATCGTCAAGCCTGAAGGCATTAAAGCTCTTGAGAACAGCGGAAACGTTATCCACAAGACCATGCCGAAAGAATATAAAGGCATTGTCAATATCTAATCTCGTCGATTTGCATAGCAAGGTTGCTTAAAAGGGGCTCTCATAAGAGAGCCTCTTTTAATTGCGGTTCAATTCCGTGATATGCAATAAAGGCACGTTCGTAGTGTACTTTACTTTACAATCAGATATAAGTCGTTCGTAGACTTTATCGTTATAAAGACCAGGGTGTAAAAGGCCCGTCCTTTATTAAGTGGGAGAAGGTTAGATTTTAGAGGATCTTTTTATAAAGTCCGACACTTTGGACAAAAACAGTTTATTTCTGTTTAAACTGTCCCGTGCTACATTAGACCGCGAAAAGTTGAGTTTTCAGCGATCTTTAAGCAAACCTCTAAAATACTATGCGCTTTTTAAGGGGAAAGAATTGAAAGGGAGAGATCAGTGTGTTTAATGTCTGATTGACCACGATTAAAGGGTAGTACCGGTTATTATATAATCGCGTCTCGTTTGTATCTTATCTTTCAGCTAAGGTCTAATTCCTTTAATCCGGGGAAACACACTTAAAGTAATCCATAAGAGAGTTTCATCAACTCTTAAACAAATTACCTTATGGGTTGGCCTGAATCGAAACTCGTGTGAATCGCCGCAGATAAAATGGCGACAGGGCGCTTAAAAACATTCTGCGAGCAATCCCCCACGGTAATGTAAGGTGGATTCCCTTACGCTACTTACAAGTCAAGCGTTGACATGTCCATTATCGTGAAAGCTAAAACGAGAGACTTGTTGGCTTTAAGAAAAAACTAAATATTGTAAAAACTGAATAAAGTACAACTGAATATAGTAACTCTGGCTGTATGGTTTCAAAGCTATACAGCCATTTCCTTACAAGGTCTGCTCGGTCGGTTCGTTATTAAAGGATAATGGCGGGTCGGTTGAGATCGCTTGTAAACCATGTGCTTAATCTTCCTCCCTTACAAGGACGTTGGTTCGACCATGAAGTAGTGCATAACCTACAACGTCCTTTATGACCTACAGCGTCCTTTAAAGCAACTGTCAACCACACACATTACACTTACAACGAAAGGAGCACACCATGAATTACTCAGTACTTTACACCATTGGACGACAGGCACTGTCCGACACGCTTAAAGAGGTTATCGCAAGATACCGTACTTACACTCTTCAGGACATCCTGATCGACCAGACCACAGACGCCACAAAGGTTTACATGCCTTATAAGACAGCGTACTGTGCCGACAGCTTTAACGGCATTGCCGAGGTTTGCTTAGTCGCCGATGTGTTTGCTAAGGCAAGCGAACTGATGGCGGCTTAAAGATACCACACACACCACCCACTCTTACTCAACGAAAGGAGACAACATCATGGCTAAAACAACGACAACGGCAACAAAGGCAACAAAGACGACCACCGCTAACAACAAAGCAAAGGAGACCAAAACCATGAAGAAAGCAACCGCCACTACAAAGACGACAGCAACCAACGTTAAAAAGGTACAGGCATCGATAACCAGCAACAAGGTCAACTTCGGTATCTTAAAGGACGACAAGCACAAGGACGTACTTAAAAAGGTATCCGACTGGAAGAATTTAAGAGACCAAATGGCTAAAGATCAGGAAAACAGAAAGAACGATCTGGCTCTGCTTCAGGGCGAAGATGCCTTTAAAGGAAATCTCATTGACAAAACCTGGATTTGTCTTGACAAAGACAATCAGGTCGAGTACAACTTGAGAGAGGATAAAATTAGAAATAAGTATCGTGAACTCGCAAAGAAACGCAAGGAAGACTTGCATAAGATCTACGAACCGCTGTTTGGAAATTCGTTTTTTGAATCGTATCTGGCTTATATGGCGGTTGGTTCCGGCTCTGAGGAAAAAGAAAAATATTTAAAAGAAGTGGAAACCTTCCTTAAAATTGGAATTCGGGTTCCATTTGGCACAAAGGGACTGCGGTTTATGGCGGAGGAACTGGTAAAGGGAATCGGAAAACAGGTTCTGGGTTTAAGAGCTGCATACCGTATGGATCAAGATGCAATTCCCTATACGGAAGCCAAATTCTACGATGCGGTTATGGCGAACTTTAGAAGCATTCTTCAGGAAAAGAATGTGATTGCTGTAAATCCGATTGAGGTTCCGAAAAAGAAAAAGGAGCCGGCAACGGAAAGCCCGAAAGAAAAACAGCCTTTAAAGAATCTGCCGACCGAAGAGATTTTGGAAAAGGTTTCTGAAACCGCAGTCCTGCTTGAAGAGCCTAAGACAAAGAAGGTTCGAAATCGTGGCACACGCAAGGTTTCCAAAACGGTTTCTAAGTCCAAGTCTGAAAACGAAATCGGGTTTGCATTTGTTTAAACCGAATCTGAATCCGGATTACAAGTCCAGATCGGATTTCAGATTTGAATTATCATTCCGGATTTCAAAATCAGAACCAAAACCAAATCCGAATATGGATTGTGAAACTGGAAAGCGATATATAAAATGCAATCCATATTCGGATTTATAAAAAGGAGACCTTTATATGAAAACCAGAATGTATCCGAGAATAGACGCTTTTGACTGGAGAAATTCCGCTTTAGAAAACGGTTCGTGGGATGACAGAGCGTTATGCATTTACCACAAGGACGGGTTTTTCAAAGCGAAATTCAATAAGAAACTCAGAAACGGTGATGAAAAACGGATTATAAGAACGATTTCTGAAAGCCAGTTTGAGTATGCGAAAGAGTTGCTGTATAGCCTTTATGTAAGAGCAACGAGAGATGTTGACTGCAAATTACAAGCCGAACGAATTGACTGGTTCTGCACGGCTATTTCATAACGGAAAGGAGATATATAAAATGGAATCCGCAAACAGAAACTATGATCTGGATTTTGATGAATCCTGGTTAAACCCGTTTTCCACCTACGAAGAAGACAGAGAAACCTATGAAGCCATGATTGAAAGTAATGGCTATATCTGGTGTGAGAAACTGTAAACCGAATTTGGAACCAAAAACCACAACACATTTTAGAAAGGAGAATCCAAAATGCGTTACGCAATCTTTAGCACCAATCCGCACCACAATAAGGAGCCGTATGTCTTTACGGCTACCGTAGTTGACGGGATTGAACGTCCTTGTTATAAGCCTGCGGTGTATTCCGATTTGACAGAAGCAAGGGAAATTTGTGATCGTATGAACGGTTGTAATCCGAAATTCCCTTATGAGGTTCGTGACGCAAAAACGAGAATGGCAGTCTGATTTTAGAAAGGAGAATCTAAAAATGGAACCCAAAATCGAATTGAAACCCTCAAATCAGAAAAGTTTCTATGGAAAGGCTTATATTGTCTTTCAGCCGGAGAAATCCAGGCAGGTTCTTGTTTCCTACGGTACGCCCATTATGACGAAGTATGAAAACGGAAATATGTTTCGCATTCCGTCTGAATGGGCAGAAAAAGTGGGTTATTCCACAACTACCGGCAGGCACATTAAGGAATTTTGCGGTCTGAATAAGGCGGAGTTTCTGAAACTGGAATTTGAAAACTAAATCAGAACCTAAAAACCCTATCAAAATCAAAAGGGGGATATATAATTATGAACCAGAAAATCCAGACACACAACACACACGACCTAAAAGCAACGATAATGGTTTTTCTTACAGGAATCCTGTTAATTGGAATAACAGTTTTCAACCTGAAAGCCGTATTTTCTTTGGACCGTTACTATCCTGTAACATTGAGGATTACCGAAACTTCAGAAACAAATTTCAAAGCGGAAACCTCAACTGGAATCGAATATACAATCCAGAATCCGCCAGAGGATTTGAATGTGGGCGAAGTGGTTTCTGTCTTGATGTATGACAACAAAACGGAAAATGTATTGGATGACATACCTGTGAAAGTTAAGTATTCCGCTTTTGAGATTAGAAACTGAAAACAAAACTCAAATCAGAAAGGAGAACCAAAAATGAAAAACGCCTTTGACAAGTGCATTGACGGGTGGTATCTGCTCGGATATCGGGCAAAGGATTATCACGAAATCGGGATCAAGTATGAGATTCCGACTGAATATCTGCCGATGATAAAAGCCTGCCTTGCCTTAAAAGAGGCAGTAGAATCTGAAATCTGAAAGGAGAAAACACCATGCAGAAATTTGAACTTGTAGAGTATTCGGACGTATGGGGAAACCCTGACGAGGGTTTTGAGGTCAATAACGTTTCCAGAACTGGAATTATCTATCAGTTTCGGGATATTTGTGCAATGTCAGACGCGAAACTGATTAAGAAATTGAAAACCGAAAAGAAGAAGTTTCCTGCGTACAGGTATTATAGCAATTATGATCTGAGACCTTGGCTTTCCAAAGAGGCAAACGAAAATACAATCGAGATTTCGGGAGACGATGCTATGATTGAATTTTCAGAAACAGAAAGTGGTTTCCCTTTAGGCAGACTCGAGCTCATTTCATGAGCAGATTGTATTTTACACAAGATATATAAATTACAAAGGAGGAATCATTATGGAAGCGACAATGGAGAGAACGATCACGAAAGACATGCTGTATGAGGAAATCGAAAAGTTCATGCAGGATGAGTACGGCAGAAATAAAACGGGAAACGGCGATTATGAGTTTGAAATCTACGTGGATTACCGGGATGAGATTTCGGATTATACGATCAAAAAAGCAATTAAAAATGCAGAAAAATATCGGCAAAAGGGACAGCTTCCCGATTACTGTCAGGCATTTGAGGAAGAGATATGGGAACATAACGACGTCGATTATGAGCAGGACGGTTTGCAGGATGAAATCGAAAAGTATCTTACAAGTCTAGGCGATGAATGGGAAGAATCCACTAACGAATTTACAAACGAAATCCGTCAGTGGATTTGGGATAACTGCTATTGGAAATATCCCGAATCGTTTTTGAATCGGGATGTGAAAGTCAATATTATGATTGATTCCGGGAATTGGAATTACGATTGTGTTTGTGATTCCATCTTAAATTATTGTGGATATTATAACGACATATGTTTTGATGCCGACGGAGAAAGAAACGAAAACGAACTGGAAATCAATTCGCGATCTTCTCTTTTATGGCTTGCGAAGCAACAAGGCCTTGAGGACGAGTTAAGAAAAGCAGTTCGGGATTATGGGGTAATTGGAAAATTACAAGACCAGTATTGTGATCTAAAAATCAAAAAGAGAGAGGAATTAGAAAAAGCATATGAGGATCCGAAACGCATAATTAAAGATCTATTAGACGGAAATTTATATGAGAATGTTGCTAACATGGCGGATAAACTTGTCGTTTTGAAAAAGCAAATTGAAACGGAAATTGAAGCGATAGATCGTGATCTTGACAATAAATTACAAGACGAAATTAAAAATCGCGATTTAGAAGTCAAAAATAAATTTGTCAAGTCTGCAATTCAGGAATGGGAAAATCTATCATCCCATATGGGAACCATGACATTCCTTGTAACCATGCCTTTATATGATTTCTTTGAGTTAAAGCGCAGAGTAAACGGGGAACGCGATAAACGTAGAGATAATCGAAGTTATGCGGTAAGCACGGAAGAGGATTTAAAAATCGAAACCAAAGAATCAATTACGATTGACAAGTCTGTTATGTGCGGTCTTTACGGTCCCTGGAACGGAGCGGGATCGCTTCTGAATATAGAATGTGAAAAGGACGTTGAAATTCCCCTAAACATCTTGTTTGACGTTTCGATGGACGGAGAAAAAACGTATGGTTACGACGTGAACGAAGTTTATGGATTATGTGGTGACGCGTGGGATGCCAAAGTCACGTTGAATTTTGAAACTGCTAACTAACTTTCCCTTTGTCGTGCATATGAAGTCTGCGAGGGTGTGAGGATTCGCCTTGCACCCTCAAAGACGAAACCGAAATGAAAAACGAAGACAAAACAAAATAGGAGAAACGAAAATGGAAAACATTCTCGAAGATTATGGGGTTATAGAGTTTTATGAAATCACAAACGAAAGCGGAATCAAATTCATAGAACCGAAAGGAGAGTCAAATATGGAAATAAAATTCAAAACCATATACCTTTGTAAGAATTGCATAGACGCAATTAAATCCAGGGGAGAAAAAGTTTTTGTCGGCGACGAAGCCTTTGAAGAGCCGGACGGGTCTATGAAATGCGAGTGGTGTGAAGAAGAAGGCATGACCTTATATGAATGTTTGTTTTGAAAGGAGAATCCGAAATGGAAATTAAAGAATACTTTGGCGGTTTGATTAAAACAAATCCAAAAGAACGTTTCATGATGGTAAAAGCAATGGAGTTTATATGTCGCCAGATCAATAACGAAGACGTGCTTATGGGTTGGTTTATGGGCGGAGTTGCAGATGGAGATATTGATTACTGGCAAGAAAAAGTTTCTGACGAGGATTTAGAAATCTATTGCGAAGATGATGATGATTTCAAAGAACTTATGCGGTGCTTCCTGCGGAGAATGGCAAGCGCATATAAATCCGGAGGACTTTTCTGCAACGGAGTTTGTAGTGGAGATAAGGAGGATGACAAATGAATCGTATATTTGAAATCCAAAGTCCAACGATGATCGGTGTTACGAAGTGAAAGTGAACAGCAAATTATATGAGAACGAGCTATCTTATGACGACATCGAAGAAATGATTCTGCATATGGAAACCGCAGCGGAAATCGTATATGAAAAGGAGAATGCAAAATGACTTACTGGACTGTATTTAGAAAATGTTATCCGTCTTATGATGAGGATATGTGTTGGGAAAAAGAATGGGATTATTTTGATAACAGAGAAGAAGCAATAAAACGAGCGAACGATATGGAAAGCAATTTTTCAGACAAAGAATGGGAAGGACATCCATATTACAAATGCAAATTCTATGCTGAAGAGATTAGTGAGGAATATATTGCTGAAAAGCAAAGACGTTGGGCAAACGAACAGGTGGCATCTTATATTCTGGATTGAAAGGAGAAAAATAAAATGAGTTTAGCAAAAGAATATGCAGAAACAGAACCGATTGGCGTTTATGTCATGAGCAACTTCGGAGGTTTGGTGGTTTTAGATATTAAATACGGAATCGACGATAGCGTTGTAACATGCTTTGATTTTGGGAATGGTCGAAAAAACTTTTCCGAATCCAAAATCCAATATACAAAACCCAGATCAGAAAAGAAAGACAGTAGGGTGTATTTTATAAAGTTAAATCGTAGATATTATTTAGATGAAATCATGCGTACCAATTTGTAAATCAAATCACACACCACACACGAAAGGAGAATACGCACATGAAAAATGTAAATCTCGAACCAGAACAAATTGCAAAATACAAAGCCGATTTTGAAGCGATTATTAAATCAGCAAAGAAGGAAACGCCAAGCGATGAGCAGTTGCTGGGCACATGGATTTTGAACCTTGAAAGAATAGGTGGAAACGATTACGCAATTGTAGTTGCATGGCAAAACGGTTTTGACAAAGATGATCCCGACACTATAGACGGTTATTCTCTATGCGCAAAAGTTGGTTTCCAATCTAAAAACAATATCATGCAATGCGATTATGATATTGATTGGGATATGCCTTATAACGACGATTCTGAAATCATTTGGGATTCAGAAGTGAGTAACGTTTGCGAAACTGATTTTGATTGGCTAATTGAAAATTGGAATCAGATTCGCAGAAGCCTCTTGCTTAACGAAATGATGAGTGAATATCTCCAGGAAGGATTTGATGAATATGACTTCATGATTGACGCTGCAAAAAAGGGGTTTTTGCTTTCGGATTTTGCAACAATTTTAGTAGATCGTGAAGATTGGTCAGTAGAGTTTTGTAAAACACATTCCTGTGGATTTGCCGACGAACCAATTAAAATTTGAAAGGAGATCACAAAATGGAAGGCATGTTTGAAATTTATTTTACCGATCTGACGGAGGAAGCGCAGAAAAGAATCATGGACGCATATCACATTAAAAGTCCGGCAGAACTAAATTGGGATCGGGACTTTGTACCGATTGCGTTTGCGAGTTTACCAGAGGAAACTGAGGAGGATGATTAAAATGAATGATCGATATGAAGTTATGTTTGGTCCAAACACAAGACAGTGGTGGGTTTACGATTCGGAAAAGGATTTGTATATAGACCCGCCGATTGAAGTTAGAAACCAGATTAATAACATACCGCCGATTAATAACTTCAAAACTTTTCTGAGAGACTTTGATGCGGAAGAGAAACTGGTAACAGAAATTGTAAACAGTAATCCTTATTGGCTACATGACAAAGCGTATTTTGAAACCGAAGTTGAAATTTAAAAGGAGAAATCAAAATGTACAATGAGTTTATAGAAAACAAACAAGAGGTGTGCGACGCAATTCTCAATCTAATCAGACTCACAAGTAATTTGGGTGATGATAGATACAATTCGGTTATAAAGATGGAATTCATTCCCAAAGGCACAAAATGCGAAGGAGACATGTCAAAGTTTATCCACAACGGAGTAGCGACAGAAGATTTTGTAAGACCAATTTTTAAAGACGGAAACGGAAATAGTGGCTATTATGATGTGGTCGTTTCCGGAGACAATGCAATGGGTTTGATATACGATGTGATGACGAAGTTTGTATTTAAAATGTGAAAGGAAAACGTCATGGGAAAACAAAAAACTCTTTTAAAAAAATTTCTTAAATCTGAAACCTTGCGTGACAACGTTTTGTATGTTCATCCGGACGAAAAAAGATTTCTTTTTAAAGGAATCGGACCGTATATGAATACCAGATATGAAATTTATGATCGGGATTCGCTTTGCATAGATGGTTATTCGATGCGAGTTTGGTATTCGAAATTAGAAGACGCATATGATTGGTGGGTTAAATATATGGATTCTCCAGACATGAACGAATACCGAAAAGCAAAGCGGCTTGTAGACGATTATGACGCAAGATCACAGGGCGAAGCGTTACCGTTTGTATGAAACTCGAAAATTAGAAAGGAGATTGAAATGTACAAACCAAATCCAAAACTGATCGAAAAAATCAAAATCAATAAGAAAACCGGAATTGCATATGTAGATGATGGTTCGACAGGATGCAGGTATACAGTACATCCAGACATAGATGTAACCGGAAGCGTTGTAGGAATGAGAAGACTTGGATACTGGGGTAAATATGATCGTGTGGAATGTTTCGGAAGTGCGAAATATAACATCGATATTTTGTCTTATAATCACAAATCCGAATTAGAAACAGAATTAGCAAACAGATGCCAGTGCGCTGCATGTATTGAAAGGAGGTTTGAGAAATGAGTTACGTAAGAAAAACGAAAGACGAATATGAAATCCAAGGCAATTATGGATATGGATGGGATGTACTTTGTACAGAAGAAACATGGAGGGAGGCGAAAGCACAGTTGAGGTGCTACGAAGAAAACGAACTGCAATATTTACACAGAATTGTGAAACGCAGAGTAAAACTTGAAACTGCAAAGGAGGCATGATTATGCAAACGGAATTGTGCTACAGGGAAAAATTTACAAAAAGGATAACAGCTTATCCGGTCGGATATTCGGAAGAAGAATTGGAAGAGCTTCTTAAACGGCATCCCGAATGGTATTTGAGCAAAGTAACTATTGGTGATATTGATGAAAATCGAAAGGAGAACGACATATGAGTACGGCAGCGATGGCAAAACCGAGAATGACGAGAAACGAATATTGGAATTGGATTCGAGAAGATGTTTCCAGAATCACTTCCGGAGAGGCAGACGAAATTGAAATCATACCTCTGGATCTGGAGCGGTTTACAAAAATTAAACCGGAAAATAAAACCAGAATCGACAAATGGTTTAATGAAGAAGCCGAATCTGAAGAAGGTGAGTACTTGTTGTTTAGCAGAAGCTATCATCCCTATGATGAAATCGCTCTTTTAGGAATGGAAATGGGAGAAGGAAATAACGGTTATTCATGGTGGGCATATGACGATGAACAGATGATGATTTATACATATTGTGAGGGCGATACATCAATTAAGCTGTTTGAAAGCGAAGAGCGGTATTTGAATAAGAAAATCGAAACAGAAGAGTGGTACATAAAACAATTTGCATAAGGAGGTGCAAAATGGGAAACGTGATGGATACTATAAATGAGAAACAACTTTCAAAGCTGCATAGCACAACTTTAAAGGCATTCACGGTTCATTTTCCAGATTATGAAATCAAAACTTTTAAAGCCGTATATGCTCCAAGGTACTTTTACATCGTACCCCAAAATAGCAAAGACGATTTTAGAGAGTATGTATGTCAGTTGGATAGTATTGAAGCCGTAAACGGATTCTTATACGGTGCATTGAAGGCCATAACAGGAGCCATGATTCACAACGAAAGTTGGAAAGAGGATTTAATTTTAGAATCGAGGATGATTCGTAACGAGCAAGTTGAGGTTTAAATCTTTAAGCGGTTTTGGTTTTGAAAGGAGGTGCAGAATGACAGCATCAATTAAATTACGTAAGCCATTGGAACGTGACCTTGTAGGATTTATTAATATCGTTACTGATGCCGGTTATGCGGTGAGATTTCGCAAAGGCAGCAAGATGCATTTGATGTGCGACATTACAGACGATGAAAAGAAAGGACGTGAATGGGCGGCACAGGAGGAAACAGATTGAAAGGAGAGCGCATGCATGACGAATGAGAGTAGAAAAAATTATGAATATGTGGTGAAATGTCTAAGGGCAACTGCAAAAGCAAATGGAAAACCGGAATATGATTTCTTTGGACTTGCAAAGCGGCTGCACAGATTAGATACAACGATTGGTAGATTAAACTGTGACGCTTGTAATTATGAGCTTTCTGAAGAACAATCTCAAAACCGAGAACGAAAATCAAAATTGGCAAGGGACTTGCTTCGTGAATATGTAGGCTGCAATAGCTATATTAACTATGATCCGAGAGGATATGCAATTCGTATGTATCTTGTAGACGAAGATGGGCGTAAAGCCTTTAACCAGTTTGATGGCGAAACAGTTGCTTTAAATTGGTAAACAAACAAACGAAAGGAGATAAATAATCATGATGAACATTTATGAGCTTGCAGTTGAGAAAATGGACGCAAAGGATATTGATCATCACGAATCGGATTTGTATTTGAGAATGAACACGATCAGCAAAAATCTGGTTCAGAATTATGATTTCCGAAACCTTGTAACAACTTTCAGAGATCAGATTGATAACGATCCTTGGTATGAAATCCCATTTGCTTATCCGATTGAAAGGGATAGAGAGCGAGAGGCAAAAGAAATGGCTGATTGGTTGACAGAGAGAGCCAAAAAATATCAGCAATCAGGCATCACTCAACCGTAAGGAGGATACATATAAACCGATTTTCAAACTGGAAAGGAGAAACGAATGATTAAAAGAGTTTGGAAAATCGAAAACGGCGAAGGACACTGGATGATCTACTACAATGGCGAATTCAAATCGAGTTGTGACGACCACGAATTGACTGAAACCATTAGAGAGATCGAAAATGCCAACGCCGTTTCTGAGTAACTAAAGTATAGCACGGTTTCCGGGAACCGTCAAATGACAGAGTGATGTGGTTCTCGGAAGCCAGAAAGGATGGGAAAAAATGCAAAGATCAATCAGAGTTAAAAAGAGTTTAATGCAAGTGCCTGAAGCCGTTGAAGTCTATGGAGATTTTGAAAAGATTAACGAGCTTTGTTCTTATCATATTTATAAGGAATTAGCAGATGAAACTACATATGGAAAGCAGAAATTGGAACGTATTTTTGAATCGAATTTGTCTACAGAATATACAATTCTGGTGCAGAATGCAGGACGGTGGTGTGAGCGTTATGCAAGCGACATTATTGTAGACATTGAAGAAGTCAAACACCGCGTATTAGATAATCCACTTGAGTTTCTGGATGGCGAAAAGAAAAAAGAAATCAGTTTTCTGTTTGGATTTAGACAGGACGGCGTAGATTATAACTCCTTTATAGAGTCCAGGCTGATGCAGGGAACACCAATTGAATTTTACAGAGCAATTTATGAATTGAAACTCTTTGTAGAGGAAACGGACAACGGCAGACTGAATATTTCCTATGGGTTTGCGAGATTACATTGAGAAAGGAGAATTAAAAATGGGAAGACAAGAATTACATCTTGAAAACGTGCATCACATCAGTAACCTTGCAGATGAAATGCCAGATTCTTTTTGCGTAAAAGACAACGTGATTCGAATCAAAGGGGTTAGGATTTATTTTTATGATGCAAATAACGACGACGAAGAAGAAGTATATTACGATGTTGCCGATGGGGATGTGTATAGCTATGGATGTTGTACGAAGATTCAAGAATATGAAAAGAGAGAGAATCTCGCGTTGTTCTATGGAATGTATGCGAGAACTGTGATCGGTGATTTAAATTGAAAGGAGAAAAGAAAAATGGCTAAAACGTATAAAATTCTAATGAGACAGATTTTGTTTGACGTTGGCGAGTTTGAAGCCGAGACAGAAGAAGACGCTTTGGAGATGGCTGCCAACGAACTTGATCCAAATGACGTTGAGGACAATCTTTATTGGGTAACGGAAATTATTGACGAGAATGGCAATATTGAAATCCCTCCGAAGAAAAGCATTGACGATTTGCTCTATGGAAAAGAATAGGAGGGTAGAATATGTACTACGAAATTCGCTTAAGAACAAAATTGGAATAATTTTAGAAGACAGAAAGGAGTGTGGAAATGAATAAAACGCTTGATCTTATGATTACCATTGATGAAGATCTATCTAATATTTCGGTTGAGGTTTACGATCCAGAATCTTCTATTAGGAACTCAGTAGTAAAACCCTTTTCGCCAGACGAACATCCAGAATTTGATTCTGAAATTGGGACTTTGCTTTATGAATGGGCAACATTGATAGCAGATCAAATTGAGGAGGAAAAAAGAAATGAAAACTAAAACAAAAAGCAATAACTTCGATGTTGTTTGGTATCACGGATATGAATTTCCGGTGAGATTTGTAAAGGCGAATATCTTTCCGTATAACGAAGACACGCATGGAAAAAGAATGATTGCAACAGAAGAATTTGAAGATAATTATTTGCTTAATAAATACGATTGTAGCCAGTTCGCAGACGAAGAAGCGAAGAAATTGGACGAACAAATCTTCTGCTATGTTCCGGAAGAAGTTTTAAAAACATATTCAGATGAGGAATTCGACAGATATATTGTTGATAATTTTGGTTGATTGAAACAAACAATAATTTGTTATAGCGAAAGGAGAATGATAATGGAAGAAAAGATCGTAGTTTGCAATTGGCTTTTGACTAAGGAGGAATCCAAATGTTGAACAAGAACGCATTAATTGATTATATTTACGAAAACTTTACTTTAGATGGTACATCAAGGCGTCTTGTGGTAAACGCAATTGAATATGCGATTAAACAAAATGCAGCGGATCATGAGATTATAAATACAATTATATTTCTTGTCGATGATATTGGAATCGAAGAAGACGAAATTCGTCAGTTCTTTGAAAACGCAAAGGAGGAAAAAGAAATGAAGCAATTAACGGTACAGGATTTAAAAGTAGAATGCGACACACTAATCGCAAAAGGTCTTGGAGATAAGAAAGTGTTAATTTCACAGGACGATGAGATCAACGGATACCATGCTTTATGGTGGGGTTTCGATTCTGATTTAGGATCCATAAAAGAAGCTGCTAGATACGATCTGTTTCATGACAATGATAATCCAGAAGATGTTGTTCTATTGGCATAAGGAAGATAAATAATTGCAAACTAAAGGAGGTGTGAATATGATTGTGGATCATGTTTTTTGTGGAAATTGCGAAAAGAAAATGTACGGTTCTATTGGAATTGAACATTGTCCTTTTTGTAAAGAATATGGGGCTTTACAATTTGTAAATGACGACGAACCCGATATAGAAGTTCAACATCTTCCTGAAAAAGTGATGGCTGTTACATTTTTTGATTTTGGGGATTGTGCATATGATGTCGTAGGAAATTCGGAAGAAGAAAATGTTGTAATCGCCGATGAAAAATTTGGACTGGGCGACTTGAAGTTTTATAGCACAGAAGAGTTCTATTATCAGGAGGTGAAGGAATGAAAGACTTTATTGATTATTTAAAGGCGTTTATCAGAATGCAACCGAATCATATTAAGATTTGTATTTCCGCTGTAAGAGATGGATGCGAAACTGATGGTAAAAAGGAAATTTTAATTCCTGTTGACGACGCAGTTAATATGGTTAGTTTGATAAATGGGTATAGAAAGGAGGAATAAATAAATGAAATTATATTGTTGGAATTGCAATAAAGAAACAGAGTTGGATCGCATTTATAACGACGATCTCGGCTATCACAGAGTTTGTTCTGAATGCGGAGCAAGTCATGACATTGATAATGAAACTGCATTTGAATTTGAAAAACAGTTTTATGAACCGATGGTCAGAGCCGCACTGAAAGATGGATGGTCGCCTAGGGCGGTATGTGCTTCGATTTATGAACTATTTCAGGAGCACTGCATTTGCGAAGAAATAGAAGATTATCTGTATGAAATTGCAGATCCAAATAATGTTTCCGAAGAAGACGAAGATTATGAATCGCCGTCTGTTGATTGGTGGGGTGATTTTCCTTGCCCGGATTTAAGAACGAAATATGGGAAGGAGGCTTTGATATGAATATGATTGATAGAAACTTGCCGGATCGTGGTTTGAGTAGGTATTTTGAAAAAGAAATGGCAGAGTTTAACGAGGTTGCGTCTCTTAGTTCTAAAGACGAATATGCCTGGGGAATTCTGGCAGACTGGCATTCAAGTTGCGATTTTGAAACGAAAGAGGAAATGGAATTCTTGAAGAGACACGGATTTCATTGGAGTGACTTCGTTGATAAGTACGATAAGCATTACTACGAAGACAAATTGTTCTATGAATCTATTTTACAGGAGGTGTGATATGGCATACGTAAGATTTTGTAAATTGCCTGGAACATTAACGAATGTCAATGTGATTAATGAAGCATATAAAAAGGAAACTTACAATACGGAAAACATTTTCGATCCTGATAACGAAGCGTGGAAATCATGGGTCGAATATGTAGGCGATAATACATACATCTTGGCTGAGCTTTCCAACAAACATGAAATCGAAATGTATGAATGGGCATATGGTATCTATGGTGGAAAGGAGGCATAACATGAAAACAAAAATAAAATCAAGTTTAGAAACCGAAGTCGTTGTTCTTCCAGCGCACAAAATTAACCGTCTAATTCAGTATTCAAATACATACTACAAAAAGTATGGCGCAAGATTAATCCGGTATGTAGGAGCAGACGCATATACAGTACAATATTTATTGAATATTGGCGGTGATGGCAGCGGAGTTAGCGACAAACCCAGATGGGAAAATGCATTTCATGTAAACAAACAGGAATTAGATCGGATATTTGCCGGCGATACGATTATGAGAAAGAGAGTATAACCTTGACAGATACCTTAAAATCGTATATGAAAATAGGACGCGAAATCGACGGCAATAAATGTAGATAGATACCCAAAATGGATGGTCAAATGGTGGAGGTCGTTATATTGATTAGCATATTATAATTCAATACGCATAGCGTATAGTTTTGCCGACGAACCAATTAAAATTTGAAAGGAGGATTTGATATGTATTCAGAAAGCATTATGATGAGGCTTCGTGAAATGAACGGCTTGGAAGAGGACGACATGAGTAAGGACGAAGAGTTGATTGAAGAGAACCCACCGTTCTACGTTCTGGATTCAATTTTGAAGAGCGAAGGCATTATCGGATACACAAGCAAGATTTTGGATTGGATTAAGGAAATCTACGGAGTTCAGTTGTAAGAGACGGATGGCAAAAAGGAAATGCGAACAGCGCAGAAAGGTGGCAAAAATGACATGTTCTGACGGGAAAATATTATTAACATGGGACGAAATTTTAGAAGCATTCGAGGGATATCACGTTCTATCCGGGTCGCAAATCGACACGCTCGATGACTTTTGCCGTATGGTTACCCCTGTGGTCGGGGATAATTATTGCTATCAGGAGGATATTTTGAGGGAGGGTGGAGATCCTTATATTTTTGATGGAGTAGAGTACAACCCCGTCTTTGAGGATCCTGACATTTTCACCGTCGAACAGGAGGGTGACAATTATTTTATTTATAATTATGATTTTGGTGTTATACAATATTATGATCGGTAGAAAGGAGAAGAGTCATGAATATGCACGGTAGAGAAAATTACTTTCTGGAAAAGGCAAAGGAAAGAGGCTTTGATACAACCAAAGACGATGAGACGATTGAAATTGCAAATGCAATCATTGATGCTGATGATTGGTTGGCTTGTGGCGATGAAGTCGATGAGGTTATCAGGTTGCTCAATCTAAATCCAGAAGTAAATATGTATGGAGAAACCGTTTACAACGATGGAACTGTCGAAAAGAATTGGGAAAACCTAGTTTTGGACTGGTGTGAATATCAGACCGGCAGAAATGCTTATCCAGGATATTGATTTAGAAAGGAGATAAATAAATGAGAGTTGAGTATTTAAACCAGAAACAGGATCATAAGTTCATGAATACAGATCAGATTTATATTGATCTTGAAAATGGATATATGTTAAATATCGGAACCGGTGTTGATAATAAAATCATGATTGCAATTCGAGATAAAAATGGTCCGGTTCGTTTAATGAGTGAGTTTGCCGATAATTTTATCAAACAATTGAAAGGAGATAAATAATGAGCGCCACATCTGGAGTTGTAACATATGATGGAAAAATAATGAGTGTTCGCGACTTTTTGAAAGACGAAATCAGGATTGGAATTGAAAGATATGATCTGGAAGATAGTGTAAGAACGCTTACATCAACAAAATATGAACCAGATCTTTATAACGCGGCGGCATATCTTTACGAGGAAATCGAAAAGTATAAGAATGAAGCGCCAAAAAACAGACCAAAATTCGAATTGGTTTTTGCAGACAAATATTCAAACAAAATTTGGTAAGGAGATTGAATATGGAAATCAATAAGGAGGAACTCGATAGAATTATAATTTCCAGTAATGCGCAGATGCAAAAGATCATCGATTGGTTCCAAGAAAATCAGGATTATATCGTAAAAATTACAAACGATCAGATGGAATTTCCCATGCATGATGGCATTATTTGCCATGAAGAAGAGGGAATACAATGTGAGTTTCACGACTTAGAGAACGGCCTTACAGAATTCATATTATATTTATACCATAATCAGTTAAATGAATATTTTAAATGCTTTTCATTTAAGGTGGATCTCACAAAAACAGAACCGGTAGTTAATTATGAGGAAGAATTTATAGATCTAAAAGTATATGCCGAAGATCCAAGTGCAAAACGCAAAATGAAAATGGTCGCCTTCATGGACAATACATTTGGAAAACAGATATATAAAATGGAATGTATAATGGCGTTCATGAATTTCTACGATGAGATCGTAGAGGTCGATCATTCACAAGACAAGCCTCGTACCAAAAGAGTTGCAAGGGCTATGAAATCAAAATACAAATCACCAATATCTCTTGTAAGGAAGACATATATTATAAAGGATTTTGATGAAAAGAAAATAAGAATTCCTGGCCAACCTAGAAAATGGACCGCACCAGATAGAGAGGTTGGTGTGCGTGGACACTACAGGCATTTGAAATCCGGAAAAGTTGTCTGGGTAAAAGAATGTGTGAAGTATAAAGGAAAAAGCAGACAGAAACCGAAAACATATAAGTATTAAGAAAGGAGGCGGCATGGAAATCATAAAAGCAAGAGAAACCGAAGACGGATGGGTAGAAATTGAAGTGCAAAAAGAGAAAAATAATTCCGATCAACCACAAGATCTATCCATCAACATCAAATCCATCTGCAATATCTTGTATGGCATTTAGATGGGTGGGCAGCTATAAGCTGCCTAATAAAGTTACAATTTGTTCATAGAAACAGCATTAAAAATCTTAAATCAATTGTCGAAATAAAAGTTGAAATCCTGACCTGTAAATAAATAGGAGTGATTGCTATGAGAAAATCATGGTTTAGAGAAACCGATCTGCTAAGGATTGGTGCTATATTTTTATTACTATTGATTCTGGTATATCCAAGTTACTCTGCCAGAAAAGAAAAGAAGGAGTACGAAAGGATAGTTGCTGAACTAGATAGATTGCATGAAGAAAATGAAAAAGAATGGGCAGAATGGGATCTGAAATCAAATGATGAAAAGTTTGTGTGGTGCGTATGGGATATGAATACGGATGCTGTAAAGGATATTCTGATTAGCGACTCTCAAAACTCGATTTATATATATGTTAGTGGCGTTCCAAAAAATGAAATGCCAGAAGACAGTTGGAATAAATATATCGAATATGAAAAGACAATGGCAATCTTTGCTGAAAATAGCAACGTCGATAAAGACGTGTATGTCGTAGGAAGATTACAAGAGGGATGTAATTTATGGGCAATAGATAAATATGGAAACATTATTGAATTTTAATCTAGAAAGGAGAATGCGAAATGGCAAGTTACAAATATAGCAGAATTACAACCGGACCAAGTAATAAAACGTTTGAAAGATTTTTAGATTGGATGTATAACAAAACAACATTCAATTGCAATGGCAATCTTACATTACATGAAGAAAATCCAAATAAAATTCGGTATTATCCGGATGACTTAGAATTTGGGAAGATGTATTTCGTTGGTCCTCAGTACGAAGAGTTTAAAGAAGGAAGAATTAAATATGATTTTGGAATGTATAAATTTGTAGATATCTGTTTTGATGAAGAACACGAGAAGGTTCCATATCTTAATGATTGGATCAAAGAACTTCTTGTATTTGAAAATGAAAACGGAAATCAAATTAAGATTCGATCTCACTCGGTTGTTCTATCAAGAGAGAGAATCGTATTCTATCATGAGATGTTTGGATTTGAACTTCCTTATTTTTGTAAAAAGGAAGGCGAAACGAAGATTCATGATTTGACAAAAGCAGAAAAAATATGGAAGGGAGAAGATGAAGATAGAAAAAGGTTTTCTTTGTCAAGATTTATTTTCGATAGAGTATTGGCAATTATAATTATGCTTTTTATTGGCATGTTTTGTATCGCGTTTGTATTTGACGGATTATCGGATCTTGTTTATAACATTCCTCAATTTATAGGAGGATTGCTTGTGGCGGTTCCGTTAGGACTTTGTGTTTTAGCACTCGTTTTATTTGTTATTTGGTCAATAGGGGAAGAAATCGCAAAAGAAAGGAGAAATTACAATGAAGAATAAAATCGTGGAATTTGATAAGGATCGGAATTCCGAATTCATAGATGATCTGGATGCGGCAGAAAAGGATTGGCTCAAAAATCAAGAGGCAGGACGAAAAGAATTAATAAAACAAGGGATTTTACATCCGAAATACTGGAATGCAAATGACTTCAGAGAATACTATGAAGAACGAAAGAAGAACCACGGACAAAAAGAGGCATGGGATATGGTGTTTGAAAAGATTTTGGAAAGAGACATAGAACCAGAGTTGGTTGAGGTAGACGGACTTTATTTTGTAGCATCTGAATAAGGAGGGAATCATGACTGGAAGAGAGGAAAGAAAATCGCAGATTGAAAATAGGATTGAAAATATGGTTGCAGATCAACCAGAATTATTAAAAGGATATATATCATACTGTTTCAGCTCCGGACAGCAGCCGACAACCGTAAAGTTATATGTGTCTTATGTAATCTCGTTTATGAAATTCATAAACAATAAATGCACGGCCGAATCTGTGAAAAAAATCCTTCCGCTTGATGTTTCGAATTATCTTAACGCAATCAGGACAAAAAAATTGAAAGACGGAAGAGAAGTCAATACGAGTACAAGTTACAGGGCAACTGCGTATAGCGCACTCAAAAACTTTTTTGAATTTCTAAGAATAAATAAAGTTATAAAAGAAAATCCCATTTCGGAAATGAAACGGCCGAAAGTAACCGACGATGTTTCTCAGGAGCATCTAACGATCAAGCAGATGAGATCTGTTGTTAAGTTTGTACAGCATGAAAATGCTGCAACAAAAAGAAATTCTATTACGCACGAAGATCATCTCAGAAGCAGGAACGTTGCTATCATAAGAATGCTTTTAGAATTGGGAATTAGATGCAGTGCGCTTATTTGTATTGACGTAGACAATCTGGATCTGAAAAATCAGAAAATCATTTACAGGGATAAAGGAGAGAAAGTTTTTGAAAAGCCATTAAGCAGAGAGCTTGCAGAATCATTAGAAGAATGGCTTGTTGACAGAGAAAAGATGGAGCCAAATACAAATGCGTTATTCGTGAGTGAGAAAAAGAAACGATGCTGTTATGGAACGATTGCAAATGTGGTTAAGCAGTATACAAAAGCTGCCATCGGAAATGAAATGTCTGTCCATAAAATGAGACACTCTGCAATTACCGCAATGTATGAATTAAACGGGAATGACATTGTTCAGGCATCTAAGTTTGCGGGGCATTCTAATGTTACAACCACTCAAAGATATATCAATACGGATTATTCTAAGAAGGAAATTGAACTTTCTGCAAAACTTGGATCTATGATCTAAAAACGGAATTCGTGTCATAAAACCAAAAAGAGATAAATAATAATCGTAATATTGACAACGCGTACCAGAAGTAGTATACTATCTCTATGTAACATCCCAAATGGAGGCAACAGAATACAATGATTAACAGGAAGGAAGCAATTGAAAAACTGAGCACCTTCTTCAATTCCTTGTATTCCGATAAAGTTTCGGAAGAGAAATTATATTCCGCAATGTCAAAAAGAGGAATGAATCGGGGAAGGTTTAATGGATATGTGTTCAATATGATTCCCTTGGATAATTTCTCTGACGAGGAATTATATTGGTTTGCATCTTACAAGCAAAGCGGGATTGATGTTGAAGAATATTTTTCAGAAGAAGAACAGAAAAAATATTCAAAAAGTAAAGTAAGGATTGAGAAAAAACTGTATCCGGTTATTTTTGAAAATGTGATTCCTGTATCAGATGATCAATTTGTAACAATAATTAGTACTCAGAAGTTGTACGAACTTTATAACAATAGCGTTTTGGCATATAATATCAGAACGCAACGCGCTCCAAAAATCTATTATAAAGACGGGAAAGAGGTTTACAAAATCAATATCAATCGTTATTCCGTAAACGAGATACGGGACCTTATGGAGCGTGGGTTATATATCTATAATGACTTGTCTTTTAACGTGGGCAGCAGAGAAGAAAACAATTTTTATTACGATGAACAAAAAGCACAATTTGTTTTAAAAGACGGAATTATAGATATACTTGATGGTTTTCATAGAACAATGGCTATTATTCAGGTAATGAATTCAGATCCAGAATTCGAACAATCGTTCGTATTAAATATCATGAACTTTACCGAAGAAAAAGCCAGAAGATTTGTTGCCCAGCAGGATAAGAGAAATAAGATTAATATGTCGTTTGCGAAATCTTTGGATGATACAAAATATGATTCGATTATTGTAAAAAGGTTGAATGAAAATTCAAACTGCGTATTGTTTGGTCAAATAAAGGCCGTTGGGAAAAGACAACTTGATTTTGGGAAAACCGCAGGAGCAATCAAATTCTTATTTGCGCCAAAAACAATGAAAGATGCAAATGAGATTACAAGACAGATTGAAAACGGAACAAATGTTTTGCTTTCAGATGGGTTACCCGCTTCTTTTTCAGATTATGACATGAAAATTCTTCTTTCTTATGTGAAGGCTGTGGGAGATATGCAAGAAACAAAAGAATATAGAGAAGGGTATGAGAAATTAAAAGTCTATTTGGTAAAGCATAAAGAAGAGACCAAATCAATTAATACAATAAGGAGGGCGGCTCGGTCTATAGCCAAAAATTAAGATGACTACAAATTGGTACAACGAATCCATAAAGCAGGAATTCATTAATAGTTACCAGGGGATAGTCGGGGAGTTTACTTTCAATACCATTTTTTCAAAAACAAAAGAACTGGAACAGGCGTTAAATAAGGACTGTAGTTTATTTGTGCTACCGGAAATTTTGGATCTGGCTCGTTCTTTTAAAAGCGGAGATATTGCTTCAATCCGTTTTAAAATCAGTCTTTTAAAATCATATACGCAATTTTGTATTTCGAAAGGTCTTTCAAAAACAGGATTAAATCATTATATAGAAGTTACAACCGCAATGTACAACGAGGTTGTAGATAAAAAGAAAATGGCAGAAACCTATATTTCGAGAGAAGAAGTTGAAGATATTATTTCTATATTTGACAATCCGAGAGATAAATATATTATACTGGCTCCATTTGAAGGCATATATGGAGAGGATTTGTGCGAACTCTTAAAATTAAGAAAAAAAGATTTATTGGGAAATGGTCGGGTTCGGCTGTATACAGATAGAGAAATTGTGGTTTCGAATATGCTTTATAATATTATGGAAGACGCAGCAGACACCTACGTTGCCGAATATAATGGCAAGAAAAGACCGTTGATAAATACAGATCTGGTGTTTAAACCTCTTGATACAAAAGGGTCGTTGGATGTTATCGGAGAAATTCAAATCAAAAAGAAGTTTTCAAGATTAAAACGGCATTTGGACAGGAAAACATTCGGGATCAGAATGCTTTATACGTCTGGATTCTTAAGCGAAGTAGACAAAGCAGTTCAAAAAGCGGGCAGTATTGAGGCCGCAAAAGAACAAATCAATGAGATTCAAATAAAATATCAAAGCCGATATCCAATTAATTCCATCAAAAAAATGTATAATGAAATGAAATTGGTTCAAGAAATTTGATGTTTTATTGAACCTTTCCAAACTTCATGATTTTTTAATCAAAATCGTCTTGACGCCGTAGTAAAGGGGATATATAATTCAAGTACACTTTTTCTAACGGGGGAAGTCAGGCGAATCATGGCAAAACAAAAAGACGAAAATAAAACATTATGTAAGTGTCTTGCTTGCGGTAAAAGATTCGATATCAAAGACGCCGCGCAAAAGCCTGTATTTTCTGTAACAAAACCCGCTTGTCCATTCTGTAAAAGTGAACGATTTACTATTTTAAAATTGGCAAATCCACACGACGACTTTTACATAAGAACCTCCAAAGGACAATATAGGGGAAAGAAAAATTACTAACAAATTATTTTGATTTATTTCACATATACAAACATCATAGGAGGGATTCAAGTAATGGCAAAGAAAAAAGAAAGAACAGAATTGAAAAAGACGAATTATGTCAGTACGTTTGCGCTGACCGGAAGCGTAAGATTAAACGACAATGCATTTGCTCTTGATCAGAAATCTGAAAAGAGTGATTGGATGTATAGCCGTGTCAACCTTCCAATTTACTGCGGAGAAAAACATGGTCTTGTATATACTCAGTGTATGGGCGGTTATTCTTTAAGTGGCAATTCTAAAATCTATGCGCACGGGAAAAGAGAAGACGGGAGCGATGATTATTCCACGCGTCTTGAGATTTCTTTTGAGGATAGAAAAGATCCTGAAATTGTAAAGCAGGTTGGTAGAATGGCCCTTCTTAATGGCGGCTTGCAGAAAGATACAAAAGGCAAGACGGTATATGAAAATTTTATTTCTGGATATGACTTGGTGCAATACATGTCAGACCATTTGCAAAACGATATGATTGTACATGTTCGAGGGAACATTAAATACAATTTCTTTAACGAAAACGTCATTCCAAATTATGAAATCACAAGTATTGCACTCAGTAATATCGAAGACGAATCTGAATTTTTTGCGCGTTTCACGCAGTCTATGTTAATTGACGAGAACAGTAAAGGAACGGTTGATAAAGAAACCGGCGAACTTGATGTAACCGGATACGTTCTTGAATACACAAAGACATATGATGGCATTGACATTACTACAAAAGATGGCAAGGGTCAGATCGTACCTCTTCCGTATCGTTTTGTATACAGGATTTCTGATGCAATGAAGAAAAATCCCGATATGGCAAAAAAAGCCATTTCAAAATTGTTTGGCATTAAGAAAAAAGGAACCGTAAATCAGATTTCGGTTGAAGGAGACCTTGAGTTTACTGGTGCAACGGTCAGTATGACAGTTGATGACCTTACAGACGATATTAAAGATTTGATTGCCATTGGGCTTATGTCAGAAGAAGATGCTCTGGCTACTTGCGCTACAGGTGGAAGTCGAGAAAGAAAAATGGTTATTGTTCGACCGAGAATCAAACTCGCAAACAATGATGATGGCACAACAACTCCTGTAGTACAAATTTTTGAAGAAGTTTATGATGAAGAAGACCTGGATTACTTCAGAAATTTAAAAGCCGAAGCAGAAGAAGAATCCGAAAAGGGCGATGGAGATTTCGATGAAGCTATGAACCCTCCGGAAGTTAAAGACGAAGAAAAGGGGGAAGAAGGAGAATATGATTGGCTTAATGATTTATAAGAAAGAATTTGATTTCAAACCTTGAAAGCGATATATAAAGGAGATACATAAAATGGCATATGGTAAAAAGAATTCTATAACCCTAGATCCTCTCCGATTCAGCCTTGGATTATTAGGTGAAAGTAAGGCCGGAAAGACCAGTTTGATTTATGAGTATTGCAAAATTGTTGGAGGAGAAGACTGCTATCTGTTCGCGGAAATTGGATCTGAACGCGGCTGCGATGCAATAAGCGGAGTAAATTACATTAACACTCCTACGTGGAATATGGATGAATATGACAGTTTTAATAACGCCATAGGTTTTTGTGATTTATGTGAGGATATTATAGAAAATAAGCAATCTCAGTATCCCAAGCTTCGCTGTCTCGTATGGGATTCATATGACCAAGCGATAGATATTGCGGAAAAAGAAGCCGTTCGATTATATAACAAACAACAACGCGAACATAATAAACCTCAAGTAAAATCAATTCTAGAATCGTGGGGAGGTTTTGGTCGCGGCGAAAAAAAAGCAATGGAACTTATGTTCGATTTAAGAGATCGGCTTTTGGCAGTTGGTGTTCAAAGCATTTTTATAGGTCATTGTAAAAGGAAAGAAGTTGTGGACGTAACGAGTGGATCCACTTACCTCACACTTACTTCTGATCAACAACAAAACTATTTTAATAAACTTAAGAAAGATTTGCATTTTTTGGCTCTTTTATATGTCGATAGAGAAATTGTTTCTGAAGGTAGCGGAAAGGATAAGATTAATCGACTTAAGAAAGAGACTCGAAAAATAAAATTCAGAGATGATTCTTATGTTATTGATTCTGGAAGTCGTTTTGCGGATATCGTTCCAGAAATTGAGTGCGATGCTCAACAATTTGCAAAGGCTATTAAAGATGCGATAGAAGCAGAGGCAAAAAAAGGCGGTCAAGATATAGAGGTATCTAAGGCAGAAGACGCTGCTCGTCTTGCCGAACGCCAAAAAGAAATTGCCGAAGCAGAAGCCGAACACAAAAAACAAAAGGAATTGGATAACGCAATCGATAAAATTAGGGATTTTATTGCTATATGCAAAGAGAATAAAGACGCCGACAAAGCAAAGAGCTTGATCGCAAAAGCAAAAGAATTAAACTATGCAAACCCTCTTGATGTAACTACACTAGAGGATGCCCAAACTTTATTAGATTACATCGAATCCCTCTGATTCGTGTGTAATATGTGTGTGTGGGAAACCGGGGCTCGACCAAACCCAAACCAAAATAAAATACAAAATATCGTCCCCCATAACGATATTACCCTCGTTATTACTATATCCAAACTTTTCTTCTCACGGAAGAGCCCCGGTTATCCAAAGTTAGGAATGAGGAATAAATAATGATTTGTATTCAACCTGATGTGATTGAAAAAATGCCAAACAATTGTGCTGATTGCGTATTCTCTTATTATGATGAGGCGCACGGAGATTCCTTTTATTGTGGTATCTCGCGCTTTACGGTAAACAAAGAACGAAAAAATAAAATCAGACATAAAGGGTGTGGCATTTTTGATCCGGATTATGGAATCGAGGACGATCAGGAGATTGAGGACGAAAAAGGAAATGAAGAAGACAAAAAACCAAAAGAACGGACATATGAGGATATTGTCGAAAAGGCAAAAGTAATCCGTGACAGTTTGAACGATCATGGATTAAGTGACAAAGAATTTGATGAGGATATTGGTATGGACATTGATGATGTCGAATCGGTACCCGGCGAAGAGAAAAACTGATGTCTCAAAGCAAACTAAAACAACCGCCAAAAAGAAAGTATTCCGAAGAGGAAAAAGCATTATGGAGAAAAATATTTTTATTTGTTGAAAAGGACATTCTCCACTATGATAACAATCAAAGATTGCAAAAACAAGCGGTTCTTAGGTTAAAGGGATTACAGAATGGAAAGGTAATAGCAAACAATAAAACAAAAGACAATGGCGAGTATCCTTTAGAAGTGGTATACGGAGCCATTGTTCTTTCTAAGGATGGTTATTTGAAGTTTTCTGAAAACAAAGATTTTAAAACAGAATCAAATGCAGTTGCTTATTTGTGTGCGATTGCAGCATCAAAACTTAATATGGTTTATGATGCGTGGAAGACAAAAAAACACACTGAAGAAATAACAAAGAAGATAATTTATGATGAGAAACATATAGGCGCTAAATATAAACCGAAGGCTTCCAGGTATATATCAGAAACGTCAAAGGATCTGTGGTAGATGGCAATCGTTAAATTACAAACCGGAGTAAAAGCAAAGGAGAAACTTAGCCCATATCAGCAAGAACAAGCGAAAATTTCAGAAAGAATAAATGAAGTTATATTGAATGCAGAGGCGAGCATTGTGGGTGTTATCTACAAAAACCCTAATAAGTTGGCCGCTCTTGATTTAAAAACAACTGATTTTTCAAACAATATCTACAGAGTTTATTTGGAAGTTGCGCTTGGTGTTACTCGCGAAAATATGGCTCTTACAGATATTAATTGCGGAATGTATCTTGCCAAACACGAGAAGTTGAAAGAGGTATGGGAAGAATATGGTGGATATAAAACCGTAGCGGAAGCAGGTGAATTTGTAGATGAGGAATCTTTTGAGGGTTTTATATCAGAAGTTAAAAAATGGAATGCGATCAGACAACTTGTAGACTTTGGATTCCCAGTCGCTGAAAACTTTTCGGAGTTTTCGGATATGGATATAGAAGACATTTACTATCTTTACGAAGGAAGGCTGAATCATGTATTCGCAAACGCAGAAAACAAAATTGAGTCATACGATGGATTTGAAGGATTAAATGAATTAATTGACGAATGGGATAAAGGAAGTCAGGTTGGCGTGCCGTTTGGTCCAAACGAACGGACAATGATGATTAATGATGAAATAGGAGGGATTAGACCGGGCAATATTTATAACTTTGCAGGTATCACCGGAGCAGGAAAATCAACAGTACTGATTAATTATCTTATGCCTTCAATCATTGATTATAAGACAAAATGTGTTTTTATTATCAATGAAGAGGATCAGGCAAAAGTTAAAAGAGAAATGATTTTATGGTGCTGCTCCAATATATTAAAAACGCCTGTAAAGAAGAGTGTTGTAAGAGATGGCAATTTTGATGATGAAACAAAGGAGATTCTGTATAGCGCCGCTGAATATCTCAAAGAACGTTCAGAAGAACACTTGTTGACAATTGTTCCGCTTGAAACATATACGGCAGATCTCGCAATAAAGGTTATAAAAAAATACAAATCTTTATTTGATGTTAATCTGTTCGTGCTTGATACGTTTAAAGAGTCGGCAGGAACAAAAGATGAATCTTGGAGATCTATGTTGAGAGATTCGGTTAAGTTATACGATACGATCAAACCAGCTTCTTTAAATGTGGCGTTAATTGTATCAATGCAAATTGCAAAAGCAAGCATGAAAACGAAGCATTTAACCAATTATGACATCGGAATGTCCAGAAACGCAACGGACGTGTATTCTACTTCTATTTTATTCAGAAGGGTAGATAATAGCGAAATGAAAGGCGGTAACAGGGAAATTAAGTACTGGATTGATGCGGGGAAAGGAAGCAGAATTGAATATCTTCTTGAACCAGTTGACGAAAAAACCGGAAAACAAAATCATTATATGGTTTGGTTCTTCGGGAAGAATCGTTTTGGTCAGCAAGATACTTATTCGATAGTAACGCAATTTGATTTTTCAACAAATACCTTTAAAGACTTGGGCAAGTGTGTGATACCGGAAGATGTGTAAGAGGAGTCGCTCCTATGGATGCAAGGGAGTTGAACATATACATAGCAGAAAACGCGATTGATGCAGTGCCAAAAATATTAGAAGGACTTCAATGTGACAACATAAAAATAAAAGACAATTACATAACCGCAAGCAATCCTGATGGTGATAATACAAGCGCAATAACCTGTTACATTAACGAGGATTCGGTTGTTGTCATTAACTGGACAAGAGGCTTCCGGGGAGGAATCATCTCTTTTACAAAGAATATAAAAGGATGCGAGTTTTTTCCTGCATATAAATGGATATGCCAAATGCTTGGACTTCCATATGCAGGATATAAAAAAGCAGTAAATGCTGTTCCGAAAGACAATCCTTTTATTCGGTTAAAAAGATACAGATATGTTGTTAAGCCTGTGAAGCCCGTGGAATCCATCAATGAGATAATTATGAACAGGTTCGTTGATCTGGAATGGGAAGGGCTTTTCAGAGAAGGAGTTACACCAAAAACATGTAAAGAGTTTGGTGTCAAATACTCATATGAACAGAAAAGGATTATATATCCTCATCGATATGCTGTAAACGGCGAACTGGTTGCTTACAACGCCAGAACAGTTATAGACAACTATGAGGAACTTGGGATTCCAAAATTCCTAATTAGCAAAGGATATATAAAATCAAGCAACATTTATGGTCTTTGGGAAAATCGAAAATATATGGAAGAAGCAAGGTGCTGTATTGTTGTTGAATCAGAAAAGAGTGTCTTAAAAAGACATTCGCTAGGAGACAGAAGATTTTGCGCAATCAGCGGACACTCTTTATCAGATGAACAAAAAAGATTACTTGCGGCACTGGACGTGTCAGAGATAGTTATCTCATTTGATCAAGATGTAAGTTTAAAGGAAGTTTTTTATGCATGCGAAAAGATCTATCCATATAAAAAGGTTAGTTTTACCAGAGACCTGACCGGAAACATTTTGAAACCAAAACAATCAATAGCAGATCTTAGAAACAAAGACTGCCTGAAAATGATTGATGACAGAATGGTTTATAACGAAACAATGCACAAGGCCTACATTATAAAGTATGGGAGAACAGCATTATGAGATTATCAAGTGAAGAACTGGAAAAAGTAAAAGAAAAATATCATGTAGAAGAACTTTGGAGTTATAGCAGATTAGATACATTCCACACATCTCCGTATTTATTCTTTTTGAAGTATGTAAAACACGAGCAGCCTAAAAAAGATATAGTCTCTCCTTATGGGATCATTGGGGGTGCTGTTCATAGTGTTTTAGAGAAATATTACAATGGAGAAATTAAATATGGAGATATGCTTGAAGAGTTCCGAACCGAGTATATGACTCAGATTGAATTGTTTGGTTTAAAGTTTAACAACGTAGACGAAAAACTGAATCAATCTATTGCTATGAAATACAAGACTGATTTGGAACATTTCTTTGAGAATTACAAACCGGTTGATACAAAACATGAGATGGAAAGATTCCTTGTAACTGAAATACAACCAGGCTTGGTTATTAACGGTTATGCCGATGATATCTATAAAGATTCAGATGGTAATTACGTCATCAATGATTTTAAAACCAGTTCCAAATCCGGTTTTTCCGGTGAAAAATTAAAAGAAAAGGCGGCACAGGTTATTATTTATGCCAAAGCCCTGGAACAACTTGGTGTTCCTGCAAATAAGATTAAAGCGCAGTTTAATATGCTTCGCTATTGCAATGTTGATATTATACAAAAAAATGGCAAGTCAAAAGTTTCTACGATTGAAAGATGTCAGATTGGTGAAAAACTACAACAGAAAGCTGCTATGTGGCTAAAAGAGACAGAATTATCCGAAGAAGAACAAAATGAAATACTTGCTCTTATGATTCAGAACAATACAATCGAACATTTGCCGGACAACGTAAAGAATAAGTTTGATATCAAAGATTGTTACATTGTAATTGACGATCCTCTTTCAATGTATGATGACCTTCGAAAAGAAATTATTGATATTGTTTCTGAGATTGATAATCGTATGCATGAGTGGAAAGAGAAACATGATGATCAAGTATGGTGGGATGATGAGGAAAGTGTTGAAAAAAATAGTTACTTTTTGATTCAAATAAGTGAATATTCTATTGAACAACATCGGCCTCTTGCAGCTTATTGCGATAGGCTTGCGAAAGAAGAGGAAGAAAAACGAGCCGCACAAGATTTGCTTGGTGTTACAAAAAAGACAACGGCTGGAGACGATGATTTATCTTGGTTGGACGAGTTGGTTGGAGAGGGGTAATGAAAGACAACGGAAAATTGACGAGCACAGGTATGTCTTTGTCTAGTACGCTGTTGGTTATACTTATTTGTCTTAGATTAACCGGAGTTATAGATTGGCCTTGGTATTTGGTATTACTTCCTGTATGGATAGATATCGCGATTGTTTTAGTTGTGGCGTTTATTTTGGTTGTAATGCCGAAATTAATTAAATTTTTTAAGGAGATATATAGATGAGATTGTTGGTTGACGCAATACCCACAGATCCACTTGAATGTTTGTATTCTGCATATGTTGTCGCTGTTGACAGTGAGGTTTTAGAAGAATTAGAAGAAAATGAAGATGTGGAATATTGCGATGATTGTGGTGGAGTCAAAGTGTCTGACGAATATAAACAAGAAATATTTGTTTGTCATTTAATGGATGACAGATGTGCCGTAGATGAAGGAGATGAGTGCCCTTTCTTAGCAACTGGATATGTCACAAAATTTTGAATAGTATAATTTTTTAAGGTTGGTACAGAAAAAGGGGTAAACACAAATGAATAAATGGAGCGGTTTTTATAGTGAGCCGCCAAATGAGGCAGGAATACACGGCTCGAAGTTGATTGAGGGCGATACCGTCTATCTGTTAGGCGTTGAAGGTGAGGTAGTGCGGGAGTGCGGAGCATGGGGATGGGGAAGTCATAACTATGTACCGTGGGATGAACTGGGAAAAAGGATGCCGCATAACAACGCGCCGAACTTTTGCTACTGCGACAATTTTGTATCTTTCTGGGAACTGAAATGGAATTTTGATGATGGCTATGACTGGAATGGTGTGCCGTATATCCGACATAAGAAAGAGGTCGTGGAATGAAAACCAGATGCTTCGGTACGAATACTGGAAAACCGCACTTTTAGGCGGTGAACCGCCAGAAGGATTGTGGAAAGAGGAACGGTACAGGGAGTATTTTGACAGCGTAGAGAGGGAAAGATCATGACATTTATCGACTGGTTTGCCGGGATTGGAGGATTTCGGCGGGGCATGGAATTGGCAGGGCATAAGTGCGTAGGATTCTGCGAGTTTGATAAGTTTGCCTATATGAGTTATGTTTCCATGCACCTTTTAACGGATCAGCAGCGGGAATGCCTTGCCTCTCTTGACCTAAAACAAAGGCAGAAGGAAATCACGAAAGAGGAATACAGGAATGGAGAATGGTATGCAGATGACATTAGACGAGTTTATGCCGGAGATATCCCACGGGCAGACTGTTGGTGCTTCGGCTTCCCATGCCAGGACCTTAGTGTTGCAGGAAAACAATGTGGATTCACGGGAAAGCGTTCAAGCCTGTTTTTCAGAATTATGTACCTTTTGGGACAACTCCCAGAAGAAGAAAGACCCCGTACCCTATTCATTGAGAATGTTAAAAATCTGCTTAGTGTTAATAGAGGATGGGATTTCGCCCGACTTCTCGTTGAAATGGACAAAGGCGGGTACGATGCGGAGTGGCAGGTTCTCAATTCTGCCGATTACGTCCCGCAAAACCGAGAGAGAATATTCATTATCGGACATCTTAGAGGATGCGGTAGATCAGAAGTATTTCCTGTCGAAACAGCAGACAGAGAAAATCGTGTTTCAATCATCGGACACAAAGACGGGTACAGAAGAAATCGGCAGGTGTTTAGCCGAGACGGAATCACGGAAGCCCTTGACACAGCGGGGGGGGGGCGGTAGAGGGCATCATGTCGCAATCCATGTTGGGTGTGATAGACAGGGGGGGGAGACTGAATAAAGAGGTCGAGCCGAGCGATACTGTACCTACACTCAGGGCGCAGGCGCACGGGAACAATCCGGAAGTCGTTATTCCCGTTCTTACGCCTGACAGAGCGGACAAGCGGCAGAACGGCAGACGGTTTAAGGAAAACGGCGAGGATGCCTTCACGCTGACCGGGCAGGATCGTCACGAGATAGCGATAGGAGTAGACGTAAATGAAATTTGTTGATTTGACGATTGGCGGAGGATTGGTGCTGACAGATGAAGCAAGATGTTTGCAGAGCAGATATCACAAAGGATATTCCAGTCATAAAGCCGAAACGAGCGGCGTTGCGGTCATCCTTGATAAACGTCGGATTGAGGGGGGGGGCAAATGAAAGACGCTGACAACGCTGGGACAATACTTGCCCGATATTACAAAGGCACGGGGAATGAAGCCGAACCGCATGTAAAGGTGGAGGTGGATGCAGAAGAAAGCGATCAGGGGATATTTGTCGAACTTGAAGGAGGCGTGATTGCTTATGCGGTCTGGTACGAGCCGGAACAATGTTACATAGCAATCAGGCGGTTAACGCCGATAGAGTGTTTTAGATTGCAGGGATGGACGGATGATTATTTTGAGAGGACACAGTTTGTTAATTCTGACAGTCAGTTGTATAAACAGTCAGGCAACGGCGTTACCGTACCTGTTATTTACGAGATAGCAAGGAGGATGGAACTATGAAAATACCATTTCACCTACGCCTTGAATGTAAATACAGCTTCGGCATGGACGATGATTACAGACTCCGTTGTGAAGTATGCGACAGCGTATGTGACGGAGAGTTATACGATTGCTGCCTGTGGGATGATACGATACGGGAGCAGATGCAGATAATGATGCCGATGATTGAACAGGAGGAAAGACTTGAAGGATATTTCGATCAATAATTGCCCTTGTTGTGGGGCGGCGGTAGGGATTAAACAGGATGTAGATGATAGTGGATGGAGTTCCGTTTTTACACATGGCTTGGATGAAAAAGAATACGAGATAACCTATGTCCATAGTGGTTTAGGGATGGCTGACAACTATGTTGCATTGGCTATCACCCCGGCAAAGATATGTGGAGTATTAAACTGCGATGTTTCGGACATTATGGAGATGATTCCAGATAATAATGCGGAGGAGAATCCTATTAAATAGTAGAGGTAACTATGAAAATTGCAATTGTCGATGCCGATCTTATTGGTCGCCAAAAACATCGCTTTCCTAACCTTGTCTGCGAGAAACTATCCGCATACTGGAAGGAAAGAGGTGCAACTGTTGAACTAAAACTTGATTATGAAAAATTTGATGAATATGATCAAGTTTTTATATCGAAGGTTTTTACTGATACTCCGGTACCAGAAGGACTACACGAAACAGAAAAAGTGCATATAGGCGGTACCGGATTTTATTTTGATAAAGCTCCAAACCTTCCGGATGAGATAGAACATCATATGCCTGATTACCATCTGTATGATGACTGGATAGAAGAAGAGGTAAAGAAAGCTGAGCAGATAGCAATAGCAGAAGGATCTGAATTTAATAAGGCCAGCTATATGAACCGATTTAAGGAGTATACAGATTACAGTATTGGGTTTATGACAAGAGGCTGTTTTAGGAAATGCGCATTTTGTGTAAATCAGAAGTATGATCACGTATTTAGACATAGTCCTTTAGAGGAATTTTATGATCCAACTCGAAAGAAAATATGCTTATTAGACGATAATGTCCTTGGTTGTGGACAGTGGAAAAACATTATTGAAGAGCTTATAGCAACACAAAAGCCATTTAAATTTAAACAAGGGATGGATGAGAGGCTGCTAACGGATGAAAAATGCAAAATGCTTTTTAATGCGAATTATGATGGCGATTACACTTTCGCATTTGATAACATTTCAGACTATGACTTAATACATGAAAAACTCCACCTGATAAGGAAGTATACTAGTGTAACATGTATGAAGTTCTACGTTCTTGTTGCATTTGAGAGTACAGATCATGTTGACATAGAAAATGCCTTTAAGCGGATTGCCTTATTGATGCAGTATAGGTGCTTACCATATATTATGCGGTATCAAGACAAAAATGATACCCCCTGGAAGCGCTCTAAATATAGAGAAATGTATATAACTATGGCAAGATGGGGTAATCAACCAAACTTCTTTAAGAAAATGACGTTTAGAAAATACTGCCTTACGAATCAAGCCAGGATTAAGACTGAAGGAAAGTTGTGTACGGCTATGCGTGCATTGACAGATTTTGAAAACAATTATCCGGAAACTGCCGAAAAGTATTTTGATTTAAGATTTCCGGGGAAGGTTGTGGATGATTGGGTGGAAAAATGAGTTTTTATGAAGGTAACCGCAAAGGAACTGATAACAGCGTATAACAGGAATAAAAAAGAAGAGGAACAAGAATGAAGATATATGATGCAGATAGAATACGCCCTGCATACGTCGCAACACCACAGATGGAAAGACGACTTGTAGAAATTGATCGGGTATTAGAGATCATAGACAAATGGCAAGAAGAAGTAGGTACTTGGAGTGACGATGTTGACGGTTTGGCGTGGGTTGCATTATACCACGTTCGCAATCGGGTTTTGGCTTTGAAAGGAGCACAGGAGGAATAGAAATGACAGGCTACAAAGCGTTCGATACTGATTTGTCATGCCGAGGATATCAATACGAGATTGGCAAGACGTACACGCATGACGGCGATATTGGTTTGTGCGAGAGCGGTTTCCACTTTTGCAAACAGCCCGCACAATGTTTTGAGCACTACGACAGATACAGCCGTCTGTGTGAGGTTGAAGCGGATGGCGTGATAGAGGGTGATAATAAGTGCGTATGCAGAAGCCTTACGATCATCCGCGAGATTACAGGCGTTGAGCGCGGACGGATTGTTTACGGCTACGGCGACGGCTACGGCTACGGCAACGGCTACGGCAACGGCAACGGCTACGGCGACGGCGACGGCGACGGCTACGGCAACGGCTACGGCAACGGCAACGGCAACGGCAACGGCAACGGCGTTAAAGAACTTAATGGTAAGACTGTGTATAGGGTGGATGGTGTTCCTACTATAATAGAGTCTGTTAAGCGCAACTATGCCA